ATATTCTCACATACCAGATTATACAAATAGTTAATTTCGGTTTTGGTCAGCTCAAGCGTTGTAGTTTTCATCCCTTAGTAACCTCAATACTCCACTTAGTACCCTTCAACTCAGCAATCACACACATGTCCAACTTAACCAGTTCAGCCACAATTTCGGCCAAACGCTCAATCTCATTAATATTTAAGTAGATCATTATACCCTCATCACTATCTTTTCGTACTCAGTAATCAAATCAGTCACCGTTATACCATACTTCTCTGCTAAAGTCAATGCGTCTTTTTTAGCAGGACTCCTGATCATCATTGGGTTTTTAAGAACCCTAAGAACATAAACTATCGCTGCGTTTCTATCTGATTCTTCTTTATTCATCACTTCTCCTTTGTATTGTTATACCGGCTGTTAATGGATCGACTTACCAGATAACAGGGTTTGAACCTGTAACTCCTCTCATCTCTGAGTGGAACTCTGCCATTTGAGTTATATCCAGCGATAGTTTTACAGATAATGTCCGGTATCACGCATTAACTAACCTCAAGGTTTTACCTTATCTAAGGTTTCTATCCGACCCCTGTTTGTAATCAGCGAACCATTTACGACTCCGGTTCTATACTCCACTAATACCCGATATTTTTAACCCTTGGGCCAGGTAAACACTAGTGGAAACCGTCCACGGAAACCTCCCTGAGATTGTTCATGAAGCAATCTGTCTGGCTCTTGGGAACGATTACTGATTGTATTATAACGTGGTGAGGACGCGATCCCCCATAGATTGGCACTACTATCCAGTGCGTAACCGGCACTGTCAGCATCATCGCTGCCGCGACATGCGATGCTTATCGTAATGAGTTACCCAACCTAGTCCAAGGCATGGACCCACGAGTTTTGTATTGTAAAGCAGATAGGGTTGAGCCATACTCGACAGCCATTTAACCGTGGCTACTTTGATATCATTCTGCCAGCGGCCCTCATCTGCTTGTTTCTTAACTATACCTCATTATTTTTTGTTGTCAAGTATTTTTGAAAGAACAGGACAGGCAGCACTGGGCGTCGCACCCACCATAGTACGCGAACTATGTTGCTTCAACGTAGGTCTATTTAGCAGTTTATCTTGGCCTTCGATAAACGCGAACAACCTTGTGCTACCTGTCTTGTCCTCTCTTGTTCAATCATTCTACATCTATTATCGTCACTTGTCAAGAGGCTTCTGTAGGAATTCCAAAAATTTTTTAGTATTGACGTAACCCTATGATACACAAGCACTTACATCAAAGTCGGCCGCCCGCCCTATCCCTAAGTTCTTTAAGGATAAGGACTTACGATCAGTAGTCTTCAGCCTCAATAGGCTCGTCGGCAGAGTAATTGGAGTTGGTCAACACTTCTGGCCTATACTTACTCAACTTTTTATCCAGACACTCCAAACAAACCCTACCCAGTGGAATTCCCCTAGCATCACTTTCCCACCAACTTTTCTTGCCAGACCCACATGGACAAACTCTCATGATATCCCCTTAGTTATTACTAGCCCCAATAGACTCACGAACCCTAACCGCACCTTCGTTCTTGGCAATCTCAAGAGCCCTACAAAAGAACTCAAAGAAAATATCCAACTCATCATGAATAGACTGCTCATCCACAGTAGCAGCATTAAACAGACGAATGGAAAAATCGGCCACACAATCACAAACAGCCATACGTTCATCATCTGTCAACATAAAATTCTCCCTTTCTGCTCAATATACTCTATGAAAAACTCTTTGTCAAGCCCCAACTATTGGCTGACTATACCCACTCAGCCCGACCCGCTAGGGTTAGGCGGGACAACTATGGGTAATTCGCTCAATGAGCAAATTCTTCCCATACAACTTTTCGGCCTGAGACAACGCATGATAGGTACTGTACGCATGAACATATCCTACCACCTTATTACCCTTCATGACCATATAGGTATCGGTACTCATTCGTCATCCTCCGATCCGGCAAACATACTATTCCAGCACTCATCGTCAAATCCCGTCATCAGAATTTCACGCTGTTCAGCATTGAGATGAAGAAAGCAGTTTTGAATCAACTCTCCATTGAGCCAACGCTGTGCGTCAGCAAGTCGAGTAGAGATTGCAAAATCCTTGCCGCTCTTGGTCTGACCCTCAAACATCACCCAAGAGCCATCGCTGCTAACAGTTCGCGTGACATCATCACTAAAAGCAAACGGCTTACCGAGCATAAACATCTTCTTTTTCTCCTTTTGATTCCTTGTATTCTACACTACTATTATCGACCTGTCAAGAGGAAAAACTTGAGCAAAAAAAGATTGTCGTAAAGTGTTGTGAGATAAAGACTTACGACTCGCGGGGCGGGCCGACCTCGCCCTAAGTCCTTTGGTGTCAAAGAGTTAGGGGTTGGTCAGTTAGTAGGCAGAGACTGCTAGTTTTTAGAACAGGTTAGCAAACCCGCTCTTGAACAAAGCACCGGCCAGCAACGGCTTTCGGCACTTCGTTACACGTTCTGCGTAGAAATTACGCACCTTACCATCCGCAGTTCGACACGTTACCAGATTACTGGTACGCACAAACTCAGGATCATTGATACGATACCGACTCTTGCGATTGAGTCTCGCAATCTGATCGGCAGTCAACGTCTGCTTGCCAATCACCTTAGCAAGAAAACGCTCATGCGTTCCATGCAAAGGCTGCTCGTAAACAAAGTTGAAAACCTGACCCTCTTGGGCATTCGCCAAGCTAGCTTTCGATCCACCATAGACCGAATAGAAGACGAAACCCACAACAGCAACGGCAGCAGCCGCAAAAATCGCACCAAACAGAATCACATCGTTCATAGAAACCCTTTCAAATTGAAAACCGATCACAACATCCATGCCACAAGTCTACACTAATTATCGTCATTTGTCAAGCGGGAACTTTAGAAAAATTTTCTTCCCAATACTCTACCATTTCAGCCATGTTGATACCACTATCATTCCAAGCCACACAATCGGGCGTTTCGAACCGAATAGGACTCACTTCAAAAATCTCACGAATCAAAATTCTAAAATGATCGTAAGAGCCACACTGTTTGGCTAGAGTATACAAACCCTCATCGTTGCTGATCCACAAGCAGACATTCCAAGTTTGATAGTTTTGATAGCCGTTATAGGTTCCGTCGGGACTCATGTTCTCACCCTTGCCTTTCTTCTATACTGCATTCTACTATCTATTATCGTCAATTGCAAGTGGTAAACTTGAATCTTTCAGCATTGCAAGGTTTCCGTAAGTCTTTATTCGATAAGGAGTTACAACAATCTGGGGCGCCCGCCCTTACCCCAAGTTCTTTGGAGTTAAGGACTTGCGTCAAGCTTTCACTTTCTGCTTTTTCTTTTTTGTTACGGGCATCTTGAGCTTTTTCCAAGCTGTTCCTTCAAGATTACGAAAAGAAGAAGTAGTAACATCGATCTGGCTTGCCTTAGAACGATGATTACCAACAAACTCCCTCGCTGTCGCTTTGGTCATCCATCGGACTTTAGGCCCATTAGGAGTAACATATACCAGAAAAAGAATATCAAACTTAGACAATTGCACATGCTTGAATGAAAATTTATATCTAGTAATTTTCTTAGTCCTGCTACTAACCAGAGGAGTAGCTAAAGCTGATTTCACTTCAATCCTAACATCCTTATTCAAGGTAATGTCGTGGGAATGAGATCCACCATGATAGCTTGTCTTGTGCTTCTTCAGCAGTCCATCCCTAACCATCTTTTCAATTGCATGACCACGAAACTGCGACCCCATCTTAGAGAGTTTATATGCTGATTCGCTCTTGGATGGAGAGAAAATAGCAGGCCGCTTCAATCCCTTGAGTTCTGGAAGCACACGACTCAAATCTTTCATCGTGAACATAGCTTGTCCTCCTTTGGTTGAGTCATTCTACAGGAGTATCGGCTATTGTCAATAGATTCGGTAAGAAATTCTCTTTCGTCACAATCCTATGCAAGATAAGGACTTACGTCAAATCCGGCTCCCCGCGTCGGCCCTAAGTGCTTGAACACAAAGGGTTTACGACGAGAGATTATTTTTTACTCAAAATCAACAAAGATGATTTGAGCATAGCCGCGAGGCTTAACGGTATAGCCATCGCCATAGTCAAGAGTATCGGCCTTGACCGCAGTCATACCGGCCAGAGCCTTGGCCTTACGAATAACACTACGCTGAGAAGCATTCTTCTTGGGGATGAACTCATAACGATTCACCCAACCATAGTTAGCTTCACCACCAAAAGTATCCGTATGGGTAACAACGCACTTCATTTAACAAGTTCCTTTGCTTTCATGGTTTCAAGATACAACTGTTCCAACATCTTCACACGATTCACTGCACGACTAGCTTCACGATTCATGAGTATAACAGCTTTCTGGTGTGCTGTCAAGGGCTTTTTGTTTTTAGTTTTCATTTTATTCCTCACTAGACTACCACCCATTACGGCGGCACTCTTCATTCCAAGCTTCCACTTCTTCCCGTTGCTTACGAGTAACCGCCGGACCCTCACCAGTCAGATAAGCATCACGAGCAGCATCATACCCATCGTCACTATCCACAAACGGTTCGCAGTGTTCCTTGCAACGCGAGCAAATATCACCACGATAGATCATCACACCACAGCAATCACTCAACATCTTTCACTCTCTCTTTCTCTATCTCTTATATCGACAAGTATAGCATAGAAACTTTAGGTGTCAAGCAGAAAATTTTGAAAAAAAAGAAAAGATTTTTTGGCACGACATCTGCTATGAGTCATAAGTCCTTACTGCTAAAGGATTTACGTCAAATCCGGCCCGCCCCGCCAGCCCTAAGTGCTTACGCACAAAGGGTTTAGGGCGAGTGCTTAGAATTTTCCTCCAAAATCTGGACTAATTCCAAGTTGCTCCTGAACATCTTCATCGTTCAGGGTATCTTCATCCATCATGAAATCCATATCATCAAAGAACATTTCGATTTCTGGCTGTCCATCATGGGCCATAATAGCAGCAAAATCATAGATCATAAAGTAAGCCGTAGCTTGCACCCATGATTCTACAAGTCCCGAATGTAACTCAATAGTGTCTCTATTAAGATAAACATACTCTATTGCAGAACACTTTGTGCTATCATTCATCTCATCCCATACCGGAATTTCATACTTATTCAATTCTTCAGCAAGAACGCCATCTTCTAGCCACTGTGAATAATTCTCATATGTAGCTTCAATCATTCCCGTCGCAATCTTTCGATACTGCATTGTTCTTTCCTTTTAATTAGTCGTTATATGGCCCGTCTTCATTGTAGTCCACAAATCCCACAGCCTCATCGGCGTGGAAATCTTCTACTCCATCGTCACCATAGTAACCGTAATCCTCGTCGGTTCCCCATCCAGCGGAAGCCAACGCAGATTCAGCATCACCATCCATACTATCATCAAACGAATCATCAGAATCATTCTCCAGGTCATCATTTCCAGCCCAATAATCGTTAGTACGATCATCAGCGTCGATACCGTAAAAATCTTCAAGATCGTCATATTCGTAGCTCATGATCAATCCCTCACGATGGTAGTAACGTAAAACAAACCCACATAGCCCACAACAAAAGCAATTGCACTAAGCATTAGTATACTCCTCGGGAACGAATTCGTCAACAGCACCTACAACGTCAGCCCAATCCCAAAAATTGACTTCCACACTGGGGTCATCGATAGGCTCGACCATCGGCTCAACAATCCCCGCTTCGGCCATGTCGTTCAGAATATCGTTGATCTCGTCGAAGTTCAGCATGATTCTGGTTCCTGTGGTTTCCGTTCGTGATGCTGCGATTATACTCTTATTATCGGCCAGCGTCAAGCAGAAACTTGGAAAATTCCAGAATATAATTTCATGCCAAAGACGAAAAATCTTTTAGTTAACGTAAAGTCTTGGTGCATAAACACTTACGCTTCGCGGGGGCGGCCGGACTCGACGTAAGTCCTTACAGGTGAAGGAGATACGTCATAGTGCAGCCAATAATAAAACACACCCCCCACAATATGTAGTCACTCACTTTCATCATTTTCCTCCATATACATGATATTTGACATACTAGCGTACAGTACAATACCACAAATATAACCGAAAGCAACACTAATAAAGTCGAACTGATACATCCGTGTATCTCCATTTTGTTTAAGTGGTCAATCCCCGTATCCTACCCAGAAATCATCACCCTTATCATTCTTCATAAGAGTAAAACCCCTGGCCCGCATATTCTCATACTCGTTTATTCTCTGCCAAACTTCTCCCACAATAGTGAGAAAATAAGCAAAGAACAAAACCCCACACATAACCGCCACCCAGACCCACACCATAATAAAATCGCTCATATTCAAGCCTCCGGTTGAGTAGAGATAGCAGTTAGATTCCCGCACTGCTCAAGATAGCACGAACGATACTTACCCTCACCCAATTTCACAATCATCAAATGACCCTTGGGCTTATCATAAACCCTACGAACCTCACCCCTGAAGCTCTTACCCTTATAATCAAAAGCTACCCAATCATGTCTCTGTGGCAACGTGAGATTGTCCATACTTTTCCTCTTTGTTGTTAGTTCTCGTTTTCCCTATACCTATTATCGACATTCTACCATATCAACCTTTAGCCTGCAATACCTTACAGTATCGATAGGTTGGCCTCTAACCCCTCTTAGGGGCTACGAGATCAACCCTCACGATTTCCTTGGTGTCGAAACCCTGAGAACGCATATACTGGTAAACCGCACGGTCTGAACCGCAACGGTAAACTCTATAGGCTTTCCCATTCTTCATATGCACGATATGATCGTAAATATAAATAGAGGGAAGCGAACGGGTGAAACTTTCGACTGAAACTGACTCTCTCATCTTCAACTCTCTTTCTTTCTTGTCCTACGATTATACATCTATTATCGTCCAGTGTCAAGCTATTTCTAGAGAAAAGAATCCTTACAATATCGTAAGGTTGCAAGTTGTTGCGTCATAAGGAGTTACATCAAATCGGGGCGGTCGCGTTTGCCCTAAGTCCTTATAGGGTAACGCTTTAGGTCAACTGCTATATGTTTGTGCAGTAGTGATCGTTCATTCATCACTCTTGAAGCTGAACGGGCTGAGTTCCAGATGGGCGACCACACCATACTGTTTGGTCAGTTCCTCGATACGTTCACGGCTTCCCGGCTTTCCAACCGGAACGATCATGGTATCCTCACCCCCCACATAGCGGGGGTCAGCCTTTTCCTTGCGAACCTTGCCAATGTTCTTCAGTGCGGTACGATTGAATTTGAGTACCTTTTCGGTCACAACGTAACGCTTGTGGTCAGTCACACCGTGAACGTAGTCAACGTCGATGATGCACTGCTCATCGGTCACTTCGTGGCGAACTGGAATCGCGATACCCTTGAAGATCATACGGGCTTGACGCTTGGCATTTTCGATGATTGGATACTTGGTTTTCATTGTCTTTTTCTCTAAGGGTCTATCGTTCTCTTGTGCGATCATTATACCAAACTGATTTTATCGTGTCAACCTTACAATACCGTTAGGCCCAGGGATGGCCGTAGGCATCAACTGCGGGAGCTAGCTCATCGTCCGAAAAATATGCGTTCATACTTTCGGTTACGGTTACTTCCCACACATTACCCTCATCGTATTCCCAGCCTACGATTTTGCCAAACTTTTTCTCTTTTCCCCACATGAACGATACGCTGTCACCAATTTCAAACATTCTTTTCTCTCTTTCTTTCTTCTCTATGTCTTATATCGACATTATACCATGCTCATCTTGAGCTTGCAAGAGAAATCTAGAAATTTTATTGTCAAGAATTTTTGACAAAAGAATCGTCTATTTTCTATCCTATTGGCACAGCATTTGCTAGGTGAACGTAAAGTGTTGCAGCATAAGGACTTACGTCGATCCCGGCCCGCCCGCCTCGCTGTAAGTCCTTTACAGACAAGGCTTTATGTTAACTCACCACCATACGATCCTCAAACGGTGTGCCGTCTTTTAGGTACCATTCGTAGTTCTTCTGGTATACCTGTACGGGCGAATACTGGTTGATACGCTTCTTAGTGGTGTGCGTATGCCATCCACCACTATTGAGCATAACAGTATCGTCGGGATAAATCACCACGACATTCGTACCATGCAACTCTATTGCAACGCTACCATCGGCCTGGATATAGGCATAGGTATTGTTGCCAACCTTGCGAGTATCCTTATTAGTCTTACCACGAACCATCTTTACTGCTTCAAAGTGTGTCATTTTGTTTACCAGCTTTCGCTAATGATTCCTAGTAATTGTTGAAGAAACTGTAAAACTTCTTTGATATTGTATGTAGCATAATCTACATAACCATCAGGCAGATACCTAGACATATTCCCTCAGTCGTGAAGAATGGATTGAATAGCGTTACCCACCTCGTGGGCGGTGTACGAGATGAAACCAGCAAAAGCAATCAAGGCAAACAACTGAACGTATTCGATAGTCGTAATCATTGGGATTCCTTTTCTTTCTTGTGTTCTTATTCTACACCTATTATCGACCAACGTCAAGCTCTAGCAATAGTTTTCTTCCTTACAATATCGTAAGGTTCATAAGCCTATATGAGATAAGGACTTACGTCAGATGCGGGCGCCCGGCCTCGCCCTAAGTGTTTATAGGGTAAGGCTTTAGGTCATGAGGCGTGAATGAAGACCTTTTCGCTTACTGTACGGTTAGTCACTGTCACGATCCAATTCTTTCCGCTACCATCCTCACGCATGATACCATTGATAAGGCCCACATGAGCGTTACCCTTTGGGTCGAGCACGCAGTGATACTTACCAGCTCGCATAGCAGAAAAAATCTTATCAAGGTTGTTCGTCACAGTTTTGTAGTTAGTCTGAAGCATCTTTTTCCTTTTCTTTCTTGTGTTGTTTCTATTATAGGTTATCGGTTAGGGCGTTGTCAATACCTTAGTAGTAAAGAAAATCTTCCAGAATGTTTCCGTCCCGGTCAACGGTGATTCCCTCACCCTCATCACCCATCGGAAAAAAGTCTCCAATGCAGGCGTTTCCGTCGCTCATTTCATAGTAGTGAAAAGCCTCTTCGAGCAACTCACCACCGATGCGAGCAATACCAACAAGAGTTTCGGGCATGGTCGAATCAGCACCATAGAGGAAGTTTTCGAGTTCGTTGCGATTGTTGATGGTGATCATTTTCTTGTCCTCTTGTTTATCGTTCTCTTGTTCTTATATCGACATTATACAGAGTATTCTTTAGCTTGCAAGCGAAAAGTTTCCTTGCATTTTCGTAAGGTTTCGCAAAGACAAACACCATAAGGACTTACATCAAACGCGGGCTTCGTCATTCGTCGTAAGTCTTTATGTCACAAGGACTTGCAGACAGTTGCAGACAGGGGGTTTTTTCGTTTTAAAGGGGCCAAGGGGTCGCACAGTCAAAACCGCCGGGAGGTCCATAAACAATAAGCGCCTCCATACATAATTGGCCAGTTTATTAGCCATTTATTATCTATTTATGATTCTTTCCCAAGCTATTGAAACTTGTCTCGATATTGGATCGTAAATTACAATCTTCATATCATTAGTTCCTTTATGAAACCAGCTTCTATTCAAAGCTATATTAAATCCGTGTCTGGCGCTACCGACCACCGGAATTAACGCTGGTCTATACAAATTAGCCCACTGTCCAGTAACTATCCTTCCATTAATAATTACTCTAACAAGAACCGGAGATGCTCCGGACCTCTCACTAAAAGCCCACCCCGCCACTCTATCTAATCTTAAATATCCCACCCTAACAATCGGAGGAGGAATAGTAACTGTGGATGATGCTACAGAGGTCCAAGATCCTGTTTGAGAATCTCTGGCCTCAACACTTATAACATGCTCCCCTATTGTGAGACCGCCCAGATTAAAAACAAATGACCCACCAACCCCAGTCCATAGATACCCACTATCTGCACCATCTATTATTATTCTCACATAAATACTAGAGTTCGGAGAATTAAGATCTTTAGCCCATCCACTAATACTTCTTAAATTCTGACTGATTATGGCTCCTGTTGGTAATATGTTTCCATCATAAGGAACTCCCAACACATTAGATATAGCTGCCCCCACGTTCAATTTTCCTCCTGTTGCCACCTTTCCAAATAGTTCCGGAAGCTTATCTACTGATCCAAAAATAGCAGCCTTAACTTTTGAAATTGATAATCCAGGTTTAACAGAGTTCAACAAAGCTACAGCACCAGCCACTTGAGGAGCTGCCATACTAGTCCCCGCCATATATCCATAATTATTATATGGAATAGTAGATAGTATCATGCTACCAGGAGCAGCAATATCTACATTAGTAGCTCCATAATTTGAAAAGCTAGCTAACTTTATTCCATCATATCCTAAAGCCCCTACACTAATAATATTATCATTATCAAAACAACTAGGATATCTTAATGTAATATCATTATCGCTACCATTATTACCAGCCGCCACCGTCACCACCACCCCAGCATCATTTAATCTACCAATCGCCCCATACAACATATTACTAAAACCAGTCCCCCCACCCCAACTAGCATTAGCTACTACCACATTTACTCCATAAGTATTCTTCATCATACTAATATAATCCATGGCTCGAATAGCCCCACCAGTATCGCCCACCCCCTTGTCGTTCATAAACTTTAAAGCCATTAAACTCACATTCCAATTAATCCCCGCCACCCCCAAACTATTGCTTCCTTCTGCGCCAATTATGCCTGCCACATGACTTCCGTGTCCGTATCGGTCCTGAATATCATTATTATTAGAATAAAAATTCCAACCATTAATATCATCTATATATCCATTATTTTCATTATCTATCCCGTCCCCCGCTATCTCTCCAGGATTAGTCCATAGATTATTCTTCAAGTCCTGATTAGTTAAATCAATACCACTATCTATAATCGCAACAACAATGTCTTTTGAACCAGTTCCATACTGCCACGCTTGATATGCTGAAATACTTTGAAGAGCCCACTGATCATTAATTTTTGGATCATTAGGAACAACTGACAATAATTTTCTATTTTCTAGAGACTCTACAGTTAGACTAATAGCTTTTTTGCCCATTGATCACTTCCTTGCGTTTTTTTGTGATAAAATAAGAGACAACTCTCACCCTATCAGAAAAATTTGAGAAGTCAATACCTAATTGGAACATAAACTGTTTGAGGAACACTAACTACCTCATATCTCTTTAAAAGAGTCCAGCATCGACGTTCTACCACAAAGTTTTGATAAGTTGTTACTGGAACGAGCTGAGGAGCTGCAGGAGCTATTATAATCGGATAGTATACTGGAACATACTGAATAGCTGGAGCTTGTTGAACAGCCATTGGTTGCTGAGGAACATAACTCATCCAATCACTACCATATGATACTGAACATAGAGCAAATACAAACAATCCGCTTAATAGCTTTAGCATAAAATTATCCTCTGAGGTTAAAAGAAATTGACCAGTTTCCACACTTATAGTATCGACAGTCCCGTATTGGAACTTTAGTCCTTATAAGGAACCAAATGTTTGCGAACAAAGACCATATTAATAAAAAATCCACAAAAAGCACTCAGTATGTTACTAACCATTGGAGCTGTAAAATCTTGCAAAGGATTTAAAAAGAACGATAGGCCAAGACTAATCCAAAAACTAACACACTCATGACACAACAATGGTTTACGAACGTATGGAACTCGCGCTACCAAATTTCTTAGTGGCCGAGTAACTTCAGTATCACTCCAAGCGTACGACAAAGCTAAAGAAATAAATAAATAAATTATGAACATGCTCTTATTCCCCAAGTTCCTGGACCCTGAGCATTTACGTGCGTATTAAAAAAAGTTCCTCCGCAGTATAATGCCCCTTGTTGTCTGAAGTACGTGGCACTTAGTGTTGCATTGCCATAATACCATTGATTGTTTGCATAAGCATAAGTGGCAGTGTTATACGAGGAGTTTCCAGTACCACAGTAGTTATTGCCAGAGTTACATGCTGCTATAAGGATAAGGCAACTACCTGTTCCACAATATGATGATGTCCCATCACTACAACAGTACTCTCCCGCTGAACAATTACTGTTAGATGTACAAGGAGCTAGTTTGTTTACCACTTGGCTATAAACTGGTCCGTTACTATTATCATATGCCATAATATTGTACCCTTTTTTATAAAGATTCCCACAACTCCACATCAGAAGAATATGCTTCACGAATAAGAATTTTCTGTTCTTCCGTCAAGACTGGCTTGTCTTCTTCTAACTCCTCATTTAATATTGGTACAGGAGTCTCCAACCCTAACCATTGTGCGCAATCATCTATTTGATCAGGGAATCGAAAGTAGGTTATTCCTTCAGCCAATAGTCCCATAGATTCTAGTGTCCAGAAATGAACATCAAAAGATATTGATTCAAGTCCTTCTTCTACGGTTTTTTGTTGTCTAGCACAAGATGAGCGAAATCTTTCAACAGGGTCTCTAACTAAGCAACACAAATTAGGAATATCATTATCGTCTAATGGCGAACCTATAGTATGTGTGGTTGCGTTAATGGGATGCCATCTTTCTCCTTCTGGATTTCTTAGTGACGTTGGTAATGCTTGCCATATTACACTGTAGCTTCCGCTACGAGCCACAAGAGCAAACCTTTTTCCATTTGGTAGTGTGATTTTTGCGCCTTTCATAGTATTTCTCCTTATGTGATTGTGATTGTGCCGGTGTATCCGCCGCTGTACCGCGACCCGCGCAGGTCAACAATATAATCGCCGGGGTTCATCGTAAGCGTCTTAGTCAAGCCATACGGGTACGGGGCCGAATAAGTGCCATTCTTATCTAATGTCCAACCCGAATTATTGTAGTTGACAATAGAACGTAGTGCATTTACGCCGCCGGTTGTTAAATCCCACCCGGTGTTATTTCCGCGTCTGTTTATAAACGCAATCGTTACTGAACGCGCTGAACCCGCAGGTACGGTAAAGAAGACCTTGCCAGCATGTGCATTGGCATAAACGGTAAAGCTGGTCACCAGACCGCTTACGCTAACATTCGCTGCCGGATCGAAATTTGCAAAGTCGGTGCCATCAGGGAATGGCTTGGCACTGGCAAGCACAGAGTTGGCAAACGTATACGTCGCTGTGGACGAGCTAGGATAGTTGTTAAAGTTGCCGCCGGGAACACTCACATAGTAAGTGCCAGCGTTTAGAGAGGACGGGTTGTCGTAGTTGAAAAGGCCGTCTTTATCTAGCTGACCGCCGCCGTGGTTGGTCACAGAGCGGAAAAACTTGGGGGTGCCAGTGATGGTGCCGGAGTTTCCACTGAGGGTGAAAACATGGGTCCAGAGGGTCGAAGGATAAGAAGGAGAATAACCTTGGAAGGTTGTGCGTGTGAAAGAGTTGCTTGTGTTGGACCAAGTGGCGGGCCACGGCTGGACCCCAACGCTGCCGCCATAGTTGTCGGTGGGGCGCGCGAAGCCGGTGAATAAAGCAGGCTTCCCAGTTAACACGCTATAAATTGGCCCATTATCATTCATGGTGTTGTATCCTGTTGAGTAAGTTATTCAATAATCACTACAAGAAATACACCACTACTTTATCATCTCTTTCAGCCACGCTAAACATTCGGAACATCTTGCCGGGTAAAGTTCCCGCAAATGCCGCCCACGCTTCTTCTCCCTTATCAACAAGGAAGACCTTACCAGCATAATTATTAGCAGCTCGTTCATCACTTAAAGATTGTAGCTTAACAGTTATTTCACTAGCATCTTTAACATACTGATCTAAAATATTTGGATTAGCTTCTAGATGTTCAGAGAAGAATTTAAAAACTCTTCCTCGACAAGAACAATTAGGATTATCCTTAAAAGTCACAAGATCCGCCAGAATGGAAGGAAAATCGTTCTTAAGACGGTTAAAAGTTTCTTCGTCCTTAATCAGAATAGGAAGAATATCGGCCACATTGTTTTTATTGATCATATTTAGTCTCCTTTAGTTTATAATAGAGACCATTGAGGTATTGGCAAGATTATATCGTGGATAGATTTTAATCTCTCAAGATGGTGCGTTACAAAGAATAGTATCGTTACAGAATTGTCCAACTTTAGACGCATCGCAAGTTCCGCAATAAGAAGTAAATCCCTCTGGTGTGCCGGTGCCGTTAACGTAATAACCACCGGTGAATTGATTGCAAGGAGCTGCTGTACAACAACCAGAGCAACCCGCGTAATTATGAACGGCATTTCCGAAGTCCCATTCGTAACCGCCATATCCATCACTTATACACTGTACAGAAAAAGTTCCGCACTGCCCAGGCTTCCCAGTCAAAACACTATAAACTGTCCCATCATTATTATCATATACCATATAACAATTTCCCTTACAACTAGTAGTAATTATAGACTATACACCCCAAACGGGGGAGACTAGCAAAAAGTTATTTGATATTCCTTCAATATCTTTTTAAGTTGTGTTTTTTCGTTCTTTTCCAACTCCCTATCACTAGAAATTCTTACATTCAAATTCTCAAACTGAACTTGAACCAAGTTATTCTTAAAATCTAATTTGTTAATTTCTTCTTTTATTTGCGTTAACTTGGTAGTTCCTTTAAGAGCAAAGGGCCGATTTTCCAGCATCTTGAATGGCCGATACAATCTTCCACATTGACATCGCAAGTATTGGTCTTGAATCTCACAAACATCTCCGTTCCAATAATTTACAAAAGGCGCAGCTAGTGAAAAATAATCCGTAGTTACTAATTTAGAATCTATACTTTTATGAAGCGTAATATTATCTAATAAATGATAAGTTCCAAACTTACAAGTAAAGAAACTGGCCCCACCATCCCAACATCTCATATGATCACAGTGATAATCTATAAGCTTGTTAATTTTCAAAAATTCAAAATCTCTTTGTAATGGAAATTCATTACTATGACTCAATAAATAACATAATTTTTTAGAATACTTTCTTTTTCTGATCTCATTACATAGCTGGTTAATTATAGGTCCCGTACTAATTATAATATCAATTTCAGTACCGCTTAAATAATCGAACAATTTTTCATACCAATCAGTACTACCAAAATTTTGAAAGTTAATATAATCTACCGAACAATCCTTACTACCATGATTATACTGAAACTGATTTGAAACAGAGTGGTCCGATCTGACAAATTCACTATCTGAGAAAACAGACAATGTGTCTTTAAAATAATACATTATTGCTATTTTAATATGATGTTGATATAATCCAAACTCCTTGAGTATCAAACTCCAATGTTGATCATCTATTAAAAATCTAGCATATCTATTATATATAGAGTATGAAAAAGGATCTCCTGTAGTACTTCCGCTAGTGCTACGTATCCCACTATTCTCTTTTAGCTGTGGAACATACCAGTTTTCTTTATTAAGTAGATCATCCTTGATAAATATTCTGTCTGGCCGATATAAAGTCTTATAAACATTACTATGTTCAAGTGCCCAATTTACTATATTCTTTTCCAAAAGCTCTTGATAGTATCTTAAAGTAGCATCGTCTTGATATAACAAGGTGTCTGCCATCTCAACATAACTATCTAATAGTTTTTCAGAATTCATTAGTCTTCTCTACAGTATCCTTCAGATTATAGATAAAAGAACAAGGAGTAAAAATATTATTATTAGGATTTAACAGTTTTTTCTTTTCATTATATTTCATAATAATTTCATTATATTTTACCATTGTTTCCCAATCCATACCCTCTCCAAAATCTTTAATAGTATCTTTTTTACTATTAGATACCGGAGGAGTAATACTAGGAATACTTTTAAATTTATAGTCTAGATAGTTTGCTCGTAAAATAATATCATTATCATGAACTCCGGCAGGAAAAAAGTTTTCATCATATCCTCCTATCTTAACAAAGATTTCTTTGCTCATTCCTATTCTTCCATGAGTTCCTTTAAGATATTCATGACAATGAACTCCTTGATCAGAAGATCTTATTTCATCAACTATATTATCTAAATAATTATCACAATCTAAATTAAAAACATAATCTCCAGAGGAAAATCGCACAGCAAAATTTTTAGCTATTGGAATAGAATACTTAAAATCAAGAGCTTGATAGTATTTAACAAAACTATATTTTTCCAAATATTCCGCGATATATTCAGATAAGTTATCTGTTGATCCACAGTCCACAATTATCCATTCAATATCTTGGTATTGTCCAAGAGTCTCCATATTTTTTAAAAAAGTCTTACTAAACTGATACAGTCTATTTTTTATTTGAGAGCATATTGATATTTTCATTCTACAGTAACGCTTTTTGCTAAGTTTCTTGGTCTATCAATATTACAGCCCCTTAGCTTTGCGCTATAATAAGAAAACAACTGCAGAGGAACTACGGAAACTAGTGGACACACATGATCAATACATGAAGGAACATAAATATTATGATCTCCAGCAATATCTTGTTGTTGATTGCTTATAGTAATTACTTGACCATCTCTTGCTTTTATTTCTTGAATATTGTTTTGTAATTTTTGATACTGATCCATATTATTAGATATAACAATTGTTGGAGTGTCTCTATCAACCAAAGCTAAAGGACCATGTTTCATTTCAGCAGCAGCATATCCTTCAGCATGAATGTAACTAATCTCTTTAAGCTTCAAAGCACCCTCTAGTGCTATAGGGAAATTGTATCCTCTTCCAAGAAATAAACAATTCTTAATATCACAGTACTCCTCAGCAATACTCCATATCTCTTCTGAAGAGTCTAGTGTTTGTTTAATTAAGTTTGGAAGATTTAGTATTTCATTAATTATATTTCTTCTAATCTCAATATTGTATTTTTCTTGATTTTGATTAATCCATAAAGATAATAATAGAAGCACCAAAACTTGATTTAAAAAAGTCTTGGTACTAGCAACACCAATTTCTACTCCTGACCTTAAAAATATGCCACAGTTAGTCATTCTTGCCATGGTTGAATTAGGAACATTGCATATTCCAATGACAGTTGCTCCTTGAGCTTTTGCTTTTTCTAAAGCAGCAATAGTATCTGCGGTTTCTCCGCTCTGACTAATTCCAATAACAATATCTCCAGGACTAATTGCTGTTAATCGATATCTAAATTCGCTAGCATATTCAACACTAACTTTAATATCGTTTAATTCTTCAATATAGTATTTGCCTAATAATCCAGCATTCCAGCTTGATCCACAAGCAACAATAGTAATATGTTTTGCTGAAGACAATACTTTTTCATATCCTAATAATCCACCAAGTTTAATTTTATCTTTAGAGATACGCCCAGTAATACATTGAGTTATTGTTTCTGACTGTTCATAAATCTCTTTGAGCATGTACGACTCATAATCCCCTTTATCAGAAGGCATTCTATGATCTAGTACTTTTTCTATTTCACAGTCTACTTCGATTCCGCATGTCATATCATAGGTGACAATTTGATCATTAATTTTACAGACGCTATTGTCTTTAAGATATACTATATTAGTAATCTTCTGATCAATACCCATTTTATCAGAGGATACATAGTATTCGCCATCTCCTATTCCTACTATCAAAGAGCTTCCTTTCCTAGCACAAACCAGAGTATCTGTACTATACCTATCGATTACAACAATAGCATAAGCCCCCATAACTTGCTCTAAGGCTAGTTTAGTTGCTTCAAATAACGACAGATTATTAGAGATCATAATATCATATATCAAATATAATAGAACTTCACTGTCAGTATCTGATGAGAAAGTATACTTCGGACTTAATTCAGCCTTGAGTTCTTTATAGTTTTCAATAATTCCGTTATGAACTAATACTAATCTCTGATCACTAGTAACATGAGGATGACAGTTGTTTAGTGATGGTTTTCCATGAGTTGCCCAGCGAGTATGAGCAACAGCACAGTACGATCTCAGTAAGGACGAACCAGCCTGTTTTTTTAAAGACTCTACCGGTCCCACAGACTTATAAACTTTAAATTCTGGGCCACATACATAACACACCCCAGCACTATCATATCCTCTATATTCTAGAGACGATAGTTTGTCTAATATATCATTTGAACAATTGTTCTTTCCGACGTATGCTACAATTCCGCACATGATTTAGTTTTTAAGTACCATTCTATGGTTTTTTTTAATCCTGATATAAACTCTTGCTTTGGCTCCCAGTCTAATAGCTGCTTAGCTTTGGCAATATTCAAAACTCGTCTAGGCTGTCCATTTGGTTTAGAGCTATCCCAAAGAATATCTCCGCTATAATTAACCAATTCTTTAATTTTGTCAACTAATAATAGAATACTAATTTCTTTGCCAGATCCCACATTAATAGGACCGGGATCCTTAACCTTTTCCATTCCGTCAACAACTGCTCGTGCTGCATCTTCAACGTACAAGAACTCTCTAGTTGCTGATCCATCTCCCCAACAAGAAACATTTGGGAAATTACGCTTTTTAGCAATTATGAATTTTCTAATTAATGCAGGAATAACATGAGAAGAAGCTGGATCAAAGTTATCAAAAGGTCCATAAAGATTAGTTGGTACTATTACGCAACTATTTAATCCATACTGTTTTTTATAAGCCTCCAACATCACAAATAAGGCCTTTTTAGCAATCCCATAAGGAGCATTAGTTTCTTCAGGATATCCATCCCAAATATCCTCTTCCATAAAAGGAGCATCACAAAACTTTGGATAAGAACATACTGTACCAATTTGAACAAACTGGCTAACCCCGTACAGCCTGCTCATCTCAATAAGATTAGATCCCATAACCATATTACTATAAAAGAATCTTCCAGGATTAGCCATATTCGCCCCGATACCTCCAACCTCTGCTGCCATATGAATCACAGTATCGGGCTTATGCTCTTCAAATAGTTTTTTAACAGTGCTATAATCAGTTAGATCATAGTCTTTCTTTCGTGGTATAAATATATCGGTTTGGCCGTAATTCCTATTCAGTAGTTCCTGATAAACAAATCGGCCTAAAAATCCACCACCACCAGTTAATAATATCTTCATAATCTTATTATATCCTTCTATATTTATTAATACCTATAAGGACTTACAACTGGACTAGTAATATAATATGGTCCGCTATTACGAAACCAACAAGGTCTATGATAATATACAGGAGCAATATGCTGGTATTGATAAATCGTAAAATTAGGTATGACTATTGGCCGAAATTCCCAAGTATTGACCAACACCTCTTTCTGCACCAATACTGGAACAAAAGAAACATTTGGAGCTTGATAGTATACGGTGGATTGAACGGGAACAGTTTGATATATTACATCTTGACCATAAGAAACTGAACAGAACACTAGAGCCAAAAGAACCAGGGCGCTTTTAATCATCATAAGATGCTTCCTTTACATGATAAAATAAGAATTATAGTATTACGATACAACTTAAACAATTTATATTCCAAAAATAAAAGCTACCAGCCTAAATAACCGGTAGCTTCTATCTGGTTGTTAACTATTTTTAAATAGATCAATTAACTGACGGAACAGCACCATCAGCTACCTTAGCAATTTTACGAGGACGACCTCTACTCTTCTTTAGAGCAAGCTTTCTTCGCTGTCTTCGCACCATAGCAGTAGTAATATTCTCTCCGGTCATCTTACTAAGAGATCCGGCCAGAAATTCGTCACACAAACTAGTGTGGTTATTTTGAATGTAGTCCAGTTCAGCAGATGTCCACTTTTTATAGTTGGCCATAATAACTCCTTAAAAATCTTGTTTAATAAATTGACAATTTGTCCAACGAACATATTATAGTAAGAGTTGGCAAGTTTGAGGCAACAAAAAATGAACAAAATAAATATCAAAACGAATAATATTATCGACTCTGTATTGCACGTCAGGGCATCAGGCACCATAGAGGACGTATCCTCAGATCTAGAGTCTTTGCCCGCAAAAACTATAGCGCAACTACTAGATGAAAAAACAACAGAAACCAATCAAGACAAAACCTCAGAGTGATTTGCCTAATGGTGTTAAAACAGAAGAGTTTTTACAAGCATTAGAAAATATTAGCAAAAGATTAGCTAATAAGTTTAGATTTGCATATCATAGTGTAGAGGACATGAAACAACAAGCCGCAATCTTCGCTCTTGAAGGCTTGGAAAACTATGATAATAAAAGACCATTAGAGAATTTTCTATGGACCCATGTTCGCAATAGACTATTTAACTATAAGAGAAATAACTATCAGCGACCAGACAAACCCTGTCATTCTTGTCCTTTCTTTGACAAAACATGCAAAGTATCATTGAGTCAATGTGAAAAGTATAACAATAAGCATGATTGTGATTTATATGCCGCCTGGGCAAAACGTAACGAAGTTAAGAAAAATATTATACAACCATCCTATATAGAAACCTCATTACATCAGTCTGTACAGCCAACAGATTTTGATCTTAACGTACAGAATCAAGAATTAATCAAATTTTTAGATATGCATGTTCAAAGCGAGTTTCGTGAAAGCTATCTGAAACTTAAACATGGGGCCAAAATTTCTAAGTTAGAACTTAAAAAATTACAACAACATATTTTTACTTTAATGGAGACAAACAATTGGAAGCCAACAACATTCCAAGAAAACGAGGACAATTAAGCCTCGACGAAGAAAAATATATCAGAGAGAACTACAAAACATTAAGCTTACAGCAGATAGCTGATAACCTCAATCGTACTGTCTCTCCCGTACAAAGATATGTTTCTGAGAATCAACTATCTATTGTTGAGTCAGATAATGATGCAGAAATATTAAAACACAAGCTTCACACGAAAACTTTTTGGAGAGAAATACAGAGACAGTTTGATGTTGACACTGGAGAGCTTGAATACTTTGAAGATACGTGGGTAGGTTTAATAAAACAGTTTAGAGAAGACGTTTTACCAGCAGAAGAACTACAAATTAAACAATTCATCACCATAGATATTCTGATTAACAGAAGCATGAAGGAGCGTAAGAGACACATCGCTGAAACAGAAAAACTTCAGAAACAAGTAGACAAAGAATATGAAAAGACAGAAACAGAAAGAGACATTCCGAAACTTGCAAATCTGGAAACCCAACTGAGCTTTGCTCGCAATAGCATTGCCAATTATACCAATGAGTATACAAAGCTATTAAATGAACAACAGAAAATTAGTAAAGATCTAAAGGCGACCCGAGAGCAGAGAATTAAAAGAATTGAAGACGGGAAAAGTAGCTGGGTCGGTTTAATTAGAATGTTAGAAGATGAAGAAGTGAGAGAACGAGAAGGTAAGGAAATGGAAATTCTGAGCATGGCTACAGAAAAAGTTAAGTATAAGCTACAAGGATATCATAACTATCAAGACGGAGTTGTCGATAAACCCCTACTAACCCCAGAAAGTGTGGACAATGAATAAAACAGCACTGATAAGCGGAATAACAGGACAAGACGGTTCATATCTTGCAGAACTATTATTAGATTTAGACTATGCTGTTATAGGACTATATCGACGATCTAGTTCTTCTAATCTTGAAAGAATATCACACATTTCTAATCCAAATCTGCACCTAGAAGAATTTGATCTAACCGATCCCAGCTCATGTATTTCAGTTATCAATAAGTATAAGCCAGATGAATTTTACAATTTAGCTGCACAAAGCCATGTTGGGACAAGTTTTAATCAGCCCACCACAACATTTGAAATTGACACTATAGGAGTTATTAATTTATTAGAGAGCATCAGGAAGTTTTCTAATAGTACAAAATTTTATCAGGCTAGCACAAGTGAAATGTTTGGATCTAATTATTCTGTAGGAGTGGGTAATAATAAATATCAGAATGAAGATACTAAGTTTTTACCACAAAGCCCCTACGCTGTTGCCAAGATGGCAAGTCATAGAATGATACAAATATACAGAGAGGCTTATGGTCTATATACTTGTTCTGGAATTTTATTTAATCACGAAAGTCCACGACGAGGTGTAAATTTTGTTACTCGTAAGATAACTAATTTTATCGGTCAACTTGTTTCCGGATCAATATCACCTGCATCAAAACTTGGGTTGGGCAACTTAGAGGCTAGTAGAGATTGGGGACATGCTAGAGACTATGTCAAGGGCATGTTTTTAATGCTACAACAAGATGAAGCAGACGATTTTGTATTAAGTACTGGAGATACATATACTGTGAGAGAATTTTGTGAAAAAGCATTTTCTTATGTTAATTTAAATTGGTCCGATTACATATTTATTGATCCAGAGTTCTATAGACCCTGTGAGGTTAATTATCTTAAAGGTGATAGTACTAAGGCAAGAAATAAGCTTGGGTGGTCTCCTAATGTGTCGTTTGATGATCTGGTCAAAGATATGGTAGATAGTGATATTTCTAAATATAGAACCAACTCATATGTTTAAGCGTAATTTTGATGATCCAGAATATAAAAAGTGGAGAACCAAGGTATATAAAAGAGACAAACATCAGTGCCAATGGCTAGGATGTACTATGCGTAAAAGGCTAAATGCTCATCATATTAAAACTTGGGCTAATTTTCCTGGTTTGAGATTTGATGTTAATAATGGAATTACTTTATGTTATTATCATCACAAACTAATCCAAGGATTAGAACATATATATGAAGCAGTATTCTTAAAAATATTAGCGGATAAAAAAAATGACTCATTATAATAACTTTACTATTATTGTAGACACAAGAGAACAACAACCCTGGGTTTTTGAGTCTTATACTACAGCAAATAAAAAACTAGATACTGGAGATTATAGCATAGAAGGATTAGAGCACTTAATTTGTGTTGAAAGAAAAAAGAGTGCTAGTGAATTTGCTAACAATGTTGTAGAAAGCAGGTTCAAAGATGTAATAATGAGAATGAGCAATATCAAGTACGCATTTTTATTACTAGAATTCGATCTAGAAGACCTTCTAGTTTATCCTATAGGATCTACTGTTCCCAAAAAGATGTGGGATAAGATTAAAATTAGTCCAGCTTTCTTAATTAAAAATATATTAGAGCTAGAGATGTCTCATAATATCAAAGTGTTCTTTTGTGGTAATGCTACAAACGCTGCTAAGCTTGCAGAAATGATTCTTAAAAAGATTCACTATTTAGAAGTGGTTAAACAGAATAATGTCTAAAAACGTAGCTTTCGACAATGCATGGCTCGGATTAGGAGACCTATCGACTCTGTCGATTGATAGTAATCCTATGATTCATAGAAACGAACTGGATATAGAAAATCCAGATTTGCATTTAATGAAACTACTAAGAAACCCAAAGTATATTGGAGGCACATGTAAACTGTTGTTCGGTATAGAATTACATCCAATACAGATGACTATTCTTCAAGAACTATGGATTAGACCATTTCCTATGTATATTGCTAGTCGTGGGTGGGGTAAAAGTTTCTTGCTAGCCCTATACTGTGTTGTCAGAATGACATTTTATCCAGGAACAAAAATAGTAGTAGTTGGTGCTGCTTTTCGTCAAAGTAAAATCATTTTTGAATACATGGAAACTATATGGCGTAGTAGTCCCATATTAAGAAGTATTTTTGGCGGTGGGGATGATGGTCCTCGTCGAGATGTTGATAGATGCACAATGAGATTAGGAGATAGTTGGACAGTAGCCATTCCCATGGGTGACGGAAGTAAAATCAGAGGACTAAGAGCACATATTATTATTGCAGACGAATTTGCCTCTATATCTCCAGATATTTATGAAACCGTAGTCTCTGGATTCGCAGCAGTATCGGCTAGTCCAATACAGAACGTAAAAGAAGAAGCCAAAAAAGCAGCGATGGTTGAGGCTGGATTATGGAATACTGAGCTAGAAGCACTCAATGTTAAGATGGGCAATCAGGCCATTATATCAGGAACAGCAGATTACGCATTCAAGCACTTTGCATCATATTGGAAAAGATATAAAGCGATTATAGAGAGTAAGGGGGATGCTAAAAAACTAGAAGAAATTTTTAAAGGAGAAGTTCCTAGTAATTTTAATTGGAAAGACTATAGTATCATTAGAATGCCATATGAGCTAATACCCAAAGGATTTATGGATGATAAACAGGTTTCAAGAGCTAAGGCTACTATTCATAGCGGTATTTATAATATGGAATATGCTGCCTGCTTTGTTAGTGATAGTGAAGGATTCTTTAGAAGGAGCTTGATAGAAAATTGTGTCGTATCTAATAACAATATCATAATAGACAGTAAGCCAATTAAATTTTCAGCAGCAATTAACGGTGATCCTAATAAGCAATATATCTATGGTATTGACCCAGCATCCGAACAAGACAATTTCAGTATAGTAATACTAGAGGTTAATCCCACACATTCGCGTATAGTCTATTGCTGGACAACAAATCGTGCTAATTTTAAGGAAAGACAAAAAATAGGCTTGGTTACTGAACATGATTTTTATGGATTCTGTTGTAGAAAAATTCGTAATTTAATGAAGACCTTTACTCCTATACGAATCGGTATGGATGCTCAGGGTGGTGGTGTCGCTATTGAAGAAGGACTACATGATCCTTTAAAAATAGATGGCGGAGAGCATCTAATATGGCCGGTGATAGATGATAACAAATCTAAAGATACTGATGATCAAACTGGATTGCATATTTTAGAGCTGGTTCAATTTGCCAAAGCAGAATGGACTAGTCAGGCTAATCATGGTATGAGAAAAGACTTTGAGGATAAAGTATTACTATTTCCAGAATTTGACAACTTAACCCTTGGTTTGGCATTAGAACAAGAAAATAAAAATATTATCAGCACCGACCTAAGTGCCGCCTTATATGATAGTTTAAGTGAATGTATTTTAGAGATAGAAGAGCTTAAAAATGAATTAACAACTATTGTTATGACACAAACAAGTAATAACGCCAACGCCAGAGACAGATGGGATACTCCTGAAACTAAACTATCTCATGGAAAAAAGGGCCGATTAAGAAAAGATAGATATAGTGCCTTATTAATTGCCAATATGTTAGCTCGTCAAATTAATAGAGCCCTTAAGCCAGTAGACTATGATGTGATTGGTGCAGATGCTCGTAATTCCGTAAAAAGTGATGGAAAGTTATATAAGGGTCCAGATTGGTTTGTATCTGGCGCCAATGATGATATTTATACGGGAATTTATAGATAAAAGTGTATAAAGAACTATAATACAATTACCGTTTGCATCGTAATACGATTAGATTTTATGAAAATAGTAAAAGACAAAAATTATTGTAGATTATGTCGTCAATTTAATATTAACGCAAGTAATAATCGCACAAATTATTGTCAAAAATGTAAAAATAATATCGCTGTAAAAAATGATATTTTTGATAGATGGTCCTCTTCTAATGTTTTTATTAGTACCTCATTTATTGATTGCGTTGATAAAAAAGAATGGTTAGGTTTTACAGACGTAAAATTTAATAATATGCTGATTGATCAAATATCTAATAAATTTTCTGATTTATCCTATTGTATTTCTACTCCTGAAAGACAAAAACTTAAAAACTATATTGGTGGAAATTATTTATACTTACTTTCTGACGAAAAATGTAATTTATTAAAAATTGGTCAAACACAAAATCTGATTAATAGATTTAATAGATACTATAATGCGTCTGAGAGCAAACCAATTTATTATCATGTGTTTTCTGTTGACAGTTATGAAAAACAAGACCTATACGAAGATAAAATTAGAAATTACTTAGAATTTTTGGGCTATGTTCTCCCACTCGATAACACTGGATCAAGACTCAAGTACATACTACAAACCACAACAATATAAAATAACAATATGGCTAACAGAAAAACAAAAAACGAAATTATTAAAGACGCTAATATTATCCCAGAGGATGCGTATGTCACATGGGGTGATGATTTGGCCAGTAAGCAGGAAGCTCTAAAAGCATCTGCTTCATCTTTAGACGAATTTACCTTAGTAGAAAGAGCTGTTGCTGCTGGTGGCAGAAGATATAGCTTAGACTTTTCTAATTTAGATGGTCAAACAGGAAGTCGTCCAGGTTTAACCAAATCAGATTACTATACTTTCCGTCCACAAGAAGCTCCTCCTAATCAAATAAAAGCCATCTTGCGCAGAGCAGATGAGGTTTATCAACGTGTGGGCTTGGTTAAAAATGTTATAGATTTGATGGGTGATTTTGCTAGTCAAGGCATCAGATTAGTTCACAGAAATAAAAGAATTGAAAGATTTTATAGGCAGTGGTTTAAAAAAATTAGTGGCAAAGATCGTAGCGAAAGATTTCTTAATAATATATACAAAAGCGGTAATATCGTTATTGATCGTAGAACAGCAAAAATAAGCGTTAAGGTTGCAGATAAGCTTTATAGGGCTTTGGGTTCTGCCGATATGCAATTGGCAGATCTTCCAGAAGTGTCTGTAGAAAAAAGAGAGATTCCTTGGAAATACACATTTATTGACCCTGCTTGTGTCGAGGTTGCTGCTGGAGCATTATCTTCATTTGTTAGCAACAAGACTTACGAATTACAATTACCACCATCATTACGAAGAATTATTAATAGTCCAAAAACAGAAGCTGAAAAAGCTGTTGTTTTAGGATTACCAGAACAGATTATAGAAGCAGCAAAAGCTAAGAAGCCATATCCTCTTGATCCTAATAAAACTCTAGTTTTTCATTATAAGAAAGACGATTGGCAATCATGGGCCTATCCTATGATTTATGCTATCATGGATGATATTACTGTTATTGAAAAGCTTAAACTAGCAGACATGGCTGCTCTCGACGGAGCAATTAGCAATATTCGCATATTCAAACTAGGTAGTCTAGAACATAAAATAGCGCCAACCAGAGCAGCTACTGCTAAACTAGCTAGTATTTTAGGTAATAACGTTGGTGGTGGTACTATGGACTTGATTTGGGGGCCAGATATTGAACTGGTCGAATCAAATACTAACGTTCACAATTTTCTTGGAGAGGGTAAATATATTCCTCACTTGAATTCGGTATATGCTGGCCTGGGAATTCCTCCAACACTAACAGGAACGTTTGGTGCTGCTGGAACAACAAACAATTTCATTTCTCTAAAGACCCTCACTCAAAGACTACAATATGGCAGAGATGTTTTAATACAATTTTGGGAACAAGAAATTGCAATTGTACAGAAAGCAATGGGTTTCAAATATCCTGCTAAAATTGAATTTGATAGAATGGATCTTAGTAACGAAGATAGCGAAAAGGCATTACTAATACAACTAGCTGACAGAAATGTTATTAGCGATGAGTTGTTGCAAACAAGATTTGGTTTTGATCCAGACATTGAGAGATCAAGACTTAATCGTGAAAGCAGAGATAGGGCAGCTGAAAGGATGATACCAAAATCTGGACCATGGCATGATCCACAATTTGAAAACGCTTTGCGTAAAATTTCTTTACAGCTTGGTATAGCTGCTCCTAGTCAAGTTGGTCTTGAGCTAGATCCTAAAAAGTCTGGAGAAAAAAATGCTCTAGAATTAAAACAAGCCTTAACTCCTCCTAAAATGCCGCCGGGATCAACTAATCCATCACCAGACAAGCTTCCTAAAGAAGCTGGAGAAGGAAGACCCAAACTATCTAAAGATAGTGAAAAACGAAAAGACAGAACATTCAGTCCAAGAACAGGTGCTTCATTAAGATTGTGGGCTACAGCAGCACAAGAAGATATTGGCGAAATTATTAACCCAATATTACTAGAGTTTTTTAATAAAAAGAATATTCGTAGCTTATCCAATATAGAAAATAAACAATTAGAAGACTTAAAAACAAATATATTGTTTAAATTTAATCCATACTCTAATATTAGTGAAGCAGAAATAGTTAAACAGATAAGTGAACCTATTGACCATAATTTAATTAATAACTATTATAGTTGGTTAAAATTAATTTCGATAGATATAAACAGAGAATTAACAGTTGATGAAATCAAACAAGCTAAGGCTTCTTTCTATGATATGGTGTATAACCAGTCAGCCAAATAACTAAGGTAAAAACTATGCAAATATTTGAACAAGAAAAAGCAGATGGTTTAGCTTCGGCTCTTCAAGCATCCGCCTCAATTTCTTATGCTAGTGTGGCACTGCCATACAACGGAGCTAATAAGGATATTAAATATCTAAAGAGCATAGCGTCGTTTAGCGATGAAGACTTATACTATGTTCAGTCCATTCTAGTATCGTCATCATGGAATAAAAATGATGATATATTTGATAAACTAGAAGTATGGAATGCTAGGAATACTCCAGAACATAAGCCTACCAATCTCGAACACAATGAAGAAACTATTATTGGTCATATTATTTCTAATTGGCCAATTACAGAAGATGGCATACTAATCGACGAAAATACTCCGGTAGATAATTTACCAGAAAAATATCATATATTAACTGGTTCTGTTATTTATAAGGGCTTTACTACTCCAGAACTCAGAGAAAGATCAGAAAAGCTGATTGCAGAAATCGAAAGTGGATCAAAGTACGTTAGTATGGAATGTTTCTTTAAGGGATTTGATTATGGTGTTTTAAATAAAGCTAGCGGAGAATACAAAATTCTTAGCAGAAATAATGAAACAGCATACCTAACAAAGTACCTGCGAGCATATGGTGGTCTTGGTGAACATGAAGACTATAAAATAGGTAGAGTTCTAAGAAATATTACCTTTACTGGTAAGGGTTATGTTGACAAACCAGCTAATCAAGATAGTATAATCTTTTCTAAGAATATGATTATTAAATCAGAACCAGAACCAGAAACAATAATTGATAATTTTGAAGAAAAAAATGAAGAAATTGTCAATTCAGGTGTATTAAATTTTCAATCCAATACTAATTCGGAGATTTTAACTATGAGTGCAGCTAAAGAAGGGGTTGTAATGGCAAATACAGAAACTACAACAGAAGTCGTTGCGCAAGTAACTGAACTTAAAACAGCAAACGAAAAACTACAAGCAGAGCTTGCAGAAGTTGTTGCTGCCAAAGACAGTGAAATTGCTCAGATCAAAGAGCAGGCTGCACAATTACTAGCACAAGAAATCGAGAAGCTTCAAACAGAAATGTTGGCTGAAGCTGCTAAGAAAATGGACGAAGAAAAGAAAGCTAAAGACGAAGAAATGACAAAAGTCAAGTCTGAGCTTGATGCCGCCAATGAAGTCATTGCTGGCTATAAAATGAAAGAAGAAGAGATGGCCAAGAAAGAAAAGAAAATGAAACGTATGGCTTCTCTTGTTGAGGTTGGCTTTGATAACGAAGCAGCCTCTGCTACAGTAGATAAATTTGAGTCTCTTGATGATGTTTCTTTTGAGGCTATGACATCACTCTTTGCTGGCAAATTACCTCCTTGGTTAAACAAGAAGGATAAGGAAGACGACAAAGAGAAGAAAGATAAGCCCAAAGCCTCGTCTGATAATGCCGATTCCCAGGTTTTGGAGCAGGCTGAAGAAGATGAGTCTGTTAATTTGAGCGTCGGCGGCGAAACAGAATCCCAAGTGGATTCAACAAGAGCTGCTTTGGTCGAATTCGTATGTAGCAAACTAGGCAAAAAGAATAACAAATAACTCACTTTTAATGGAGATTTTACAATGGCTCTAAAACCAGATCGTGTTGAACTTTTAACTGATGTTTCCTTTTTCATGAACACAACAGCCGAGCGTGGTGGTGTTGTCAGTGTTGTAACAGCCACCAGTGGTGTTGGCGTTTCAATGGACGACGCTAATGCTGTTGTTGCTTATGCTGCGGTTGCTTCTGGCGCCAAGCCAGTTGGCCTACTATTGAATGATGTTGTTAACCTTGATCTAACCAGACAGCACATCAACTGGCACAAAGACGAGACACAAGTTGGTGGCAAGGTCACCGTGCTTCGTGTTGGTCAGGTTACAACAAATATGTTAGTTGCTGCTATCACTCCTTCTGCTGGTGCTGATGCTTATGTTGGTGCTAGTGGCTTGATTGGAACAAGTAGTACGAATGCTGTTAAGATTGGTCAATTCCTTAGCGCCAAAGATACCGACGGCTACGTCAAAGTATCAGTTAACCTTTAATCATTTTTCAATAACAGGGAGATAAACACATGTCAGCCAAAACCGAAAGATTTCAACCAACACCAGAGTTAACAGATCTTCTTGTTCGTTCTGGTTCGCCAAATAGAGAGGTCGCTCTTGCTGCTAATGCTGAATTTGCAAAAGCTCTTGAACTACCTCTTCGCAGAGGAGTTTTAAGTGGAGATATCCTAGACGGTATTTTCGAGCCAATTCAATTAGCTCAAAGTGCTACTCCAGAGTTTCCTCTTGATTTTCTAGCTCCTGGCACAGAAAAAGACTTTGTTGCCTATACAATCCCCAACCATGGATATATTCCAGAGCGCCATGTTGAAGGCGATTACGTCATGGTCCCAACATATGATGTTGGTGCATCCATCGACTATCTCCTAAAGTATGCCCGCGATGCTCGTTGGGACGTTGTTGGTCGTGCTATGGAAGTTCTAGAAGCTTCTTTCGTTAAGAAGATGAATGACGACGGCTGGCACACTATCTTGGCTGCTGGTGTTGATCGCAACATCGTAGTATATGATAGTGATGCAAGCTCAAGTCAGTTCACAAAGAGACTAGTGAGTCTCATGAAGACTGTTATGCGTCGAAATGGTGGTGGTAACAGTACCAGTGCCAATAGAGGTCTCCTAACAGATCTTTATGTTTCTCCAGAAGCTATGGAAGATATTCGTAACTGGGGTCTTGATCAGGTTGACGAAGTTACTCGTAGAGAAATCTACACAGCTGCCGATGGCAGTCTCAACAGAGTATTCGGTGTCAATCTTCATGACCTAGATGAACTAGGTGTTGGACAACAGTATCAGTTGTTCTATTCCAACACGCTTGGAGCAAGTCTTCCAGGAAGTAAGACCGAAGTTGTTGTTGGTCTTGATCTTCGCAAGAGAGACAGCTTCATTATGCCAGTTCGTCAAGAAGTTCAGATCTTTGAAGACGATACACTACATCGTCAGAAGAGAGCTGGTTTCTACGGCTGGGCCGAACTAGGCTTTGCTGTTCTTGACAACCGCAGAGTTCTCGTTGGCGCACTATAATTTAGTGATCGTCAATAATTAATCAAAAGAAGATGGGCCAGTATTCGCTGGCCTGTCTTTTTTTTTATACATATGCTTTTCAGCATAGTTATAGTTCCAAGGTGTATTAAACTATGAATATCTTACATAAAAATCTATTTAGGGCAGATTATGGCAGCTAGTAAATACGATTTTATTATCGAACAAGGTTCGTCTTTTAGATTAACATTAGTCTATAAAGATGAGAATGGCAACATTATTAATTTAAGTAATTGGTGTGCTAGACTAACCTGGAAAACCAACACTAATATTACACAGGCTTTTACTACAGATAATTTAGATTATACCGTATATAAATTTACGATAGAACCAGAGCTAGGTAAACTGACTCTGCTTATACCAGCTAGTACAACCAATTCTTTTGCTTTTAATACGGCTAAGTATGACCTAGAATTACAAAGCGATGACGATTTGTATACTGGTGGAGGCAAATATATTAGTCGTTTACTTTTTGGAACAGCAACTATCGGCAAGAGATTTAGTCAATCTACAGATCTTTTGGAATGTGATAACACATGAGCAATTTTACATTAGAAATTTTTGATACTAAGCATACTCTCGAAATAGAAACTGCTATAGCTAATACTTTTAATAATTTGACTATTGAGACTTCTTCAGATAAAAGTGTAGATATTACTGTTGGATATGCTGGTACTGTTGTATATGCTAGTGATATTTTAGGTTTAGATTCTTATTTAAGTAACTTTATAGACCAATATAGTATTGATTGTGGTTCACCATAATAATTATTAGGAGATGACAAATGTCTGTTCAAACATTAATTCAAGTTCGTAGAGGCACAGCAAGCGAATGGAGAGTTGCCAATTCAACTCTTAGTGCTGGTGAATGGGGTTTTGAAACAGACACAAAAAGATACAAGATAGGTGATGGTCTAACCTCATGGAATAGTTTAGCATATTCCTCAATATTACCATCGTCTAATGATCTGACTGGAGTTAGTGGTATTGGGGTTAGTTTCACATCAAACTCCGGTATCCCTGTAAGAATAGCTGTTACGGGTATTGGCTCTTCTCAGGTGACAGATTTTAATAGTAGTGTGAGTGGACTATTACCAGTTAAAAGTCTAGTTGCTGGAACCAATATATCTGTTACTCCAACCGGAGACAAAGGATTTGTAATATCCTCAGAGGGCCTAGACACCAATGCTGTAAAAGATGTTGTTGGATCTACTATTAGTGGTGTTAGTGGAGTAGCAGTTAGTTATAATAATACATCTAAAGTTGTTACAGTTAGTTTAAGTGATCCTTCTATCCAGTCTACCGATGTTACAGACTTTAATAGTGCTGTTAGTGGTTTAGTAAATGGTATTTACGCTCCTCTCAGCAGTCCGACATTCACCGGTTCTATAACAATTCCTAATGGTACTGGTAATTTTAGCTCTTTACAGGTTGGTAATGTCCCTGTTAGTGTTAGCGGACATACTCATCTAGCAGCTAATATCACAAACTTTAATAGTGTAGTAAGTGGACTTATAGGAGTAAAGAGTTTAACTGGTACTAGTGGTATTGGAGTAGTAAATAACGCTGGCAGCCATACCATTGCGATTACCGGGATTCCTAGCTCTCTAATTACGGACCTGGGTAATATCGCCACAACAGAGGTTGTTGGTAGAACGGGCATACTTCTTACTTATGATAGTGTTTATGATAAGATGTATATCGACACAACTGGTGTGTCTTTGGTAGGACATACTCATAGTTGGAGTAATATTTCAGACGCTTCAGCTATTGTATCTCTTAATGAGTTAGCATATTTATCTGGAGTATCTGCCGGAACTGCTAGTGCAGGAAGGGCTTTGGTGCTTGATTCTAACAAGAATATTACTTCTATTAATTCTATTACTACTACTGGAAACATTACTGTTGGTGGAAATTTAGTAGTACAAGGTACTACTACAACAGTTAACAGTACTACTGTAGAAATTGGTGATAATATTATTAGAGTCAATGCTAGTGGTCTTAATACCGGAGGTATGGAAGTTTATACTGGTAGTGATACAAAATCTTTTGTATGGAATACATCATCAAATAGATGGGAATTCACTGGTGGTAATATTTATACTAGTGGTAATTTTATTGGATCATTAAGCGGCAATGCTAGTACTGTTACTAACGGAGTATATACAACAGATACTGGTACAGTAACAAGTACAATGATTGCAAATGATACTATCGTTGATGCTGATATCAATAGTGCTGCCGCCATCTCTTATAGCAAATTGAATCTTTCAGCAAGTATTACAAACTCTGATATTGCTAGTAATGCAGCTATCGCAGTTTCCAAACTAGCTAGTAGCGGAGTAACTATTGGTAGTACAGTTGTGAATCTTGGGTCATCAACTAATAGTATCGCTGGGCTAAGTAGTATTAGTGGCACCAGTGCCGGTAGCCCAACAACCCTCTACTACTGTGTCATCGATGGCGGAACACCATAATTATTATTATTCAAAAATATAGGTAAAAACTATGGCCTCATTATATACTTTTGGAAATAAATTTTCTTTCAAAAATAATAAACTTACTATTAGAAATAGTTTGTTACCAGATTTTAATGGCGCAAATACTGGATTTGCTATTTGGAATGGTATTACTCGTCATTTAACAACTGTTGGAACAAATGGTAGACCAAGCTATTATGGCTGTTTTGATATGACCGGTAATGCATATACTTGGAATGATTTAAATGGAACGGCTAGTGCGCAAAGAGGTTTAAGAGGCGGAGACTGGGACGATTACTATACTAATGATGAATCTTCAAAATTTCGTTTTTCTTATACAATAACTTCAACATGGTCAACTGTTGGTTTCCGTGTAGCCAGTTTATCTAATGAATACTCCTTAAATAATTTTGTTTTAGTTGGAGATATCAATAATTCTGCTGATACTACTGGATATGGAGCAGTTAGCTATTCTTATTATATGAATAAATACCATGTAACTAATAATGAATATGTAGAATTTTTAAATGCTATTGCTAAGACTGATACATATAGCGTATATACAACTTCGATGAATAGTGACGCTAGAGCAGGAATTATCCGTAGTGGCTCTAGTGGTAATTACGTCTATAGCGTAAAAACGAATTACGGCAATAAACCAGCGGTATTGTTGAATTGGCTACACTCAGCAAGATACTGCAACTGGCTTCATAATAATAAACCGACAGGCGCACAAAATAGTGGAACTACAGAAGGAGGAGCATACACTCTAAATGGAAGAACTAGTGGTAATGCTGTAGTTAAAAACAGTGGAGCAAAATATCATATCCCAACAGAAAATGAATGGTACAAAGCGGGCTATTATAAAGGAGGAGGAACAAATAAAGGCTATTGGCTTTATGGTACACAAAGTAATACTCGCCCAGCTCCTGTTTATGCTGATGAGAATGGTAATGGTACTATAAGGCCAGTTAGTTTGAAGCCAACGACTGTTGTCGGATCCAATGTCTCAACAACTCCAGTTAGTGACAGAATTTATAATACTAATATCGTTGTGAATTATAGTAATGTGTCATCAGCTGGAATAACCGCAATTACTCCGATTACACAAAAAGACCCGAAACTTCCTGCTAATTTTAGCTTAAGTAATAATTTAGGCAAATATAATATTAGTACTAATTCTTCTATATCTGGTAGTATAGACACCTGCTTCACACTACCGGCCTCTGTTACACAATCAGTTTTTGATAAAACAAGAATTTTTCATACCAATTCTTCCGGAGTTACTTCTGATGTAACAGTACTAACCGGCCCCAATGCTCCAAACTATTCTTTAAGAAAAATTTGTTGTAGAACTACTTCTTTTAGTGATTTTCATATGGTGCCAGAAATAGACTTCGTTGATCAACCCATACCCAATTCTATTAGTGGAATTCCTGCTAATGGTACTATTGATTTAAGTTGGTCTATAAGTGATACTACAGATATAGAAAACTATATCATAAAATATAGTACTGACACAGGATCTTCATGGACAGAATTTAACCATAATGCTTCTACAGGATTAGCTATTACTGTTGATGGATTAACAAATAATACCAGCTATATCTTCACAATATCTTCGGTATCATCTTCTGGTATGAGCAACTTCTCCAATCCTAGTTCTTCTTTTACTCCAATTCCTAGTATCCCTGATAGTCCAACCAATGTTGTTGGAATTCCCGGTATTGAGTCTGTTGACTTAAGATGGGACGTTCCTAACGACGGAGGCTCATCCATTACTGATTATATTGTACAATATAGCTCTGATAGTGGGGCGACATGGACCACAACCAGCGAATCTATTATTTTATTTGCTGATGATATATCTACTACTAGAAATTTTACAGTTTATAATTTAGGAATTATACCATATATCTTTAAAGTTTGTGCTGTCACTGAAGCTGGGAATAGTGATTTCTCCACCCCCTCGGACCCTGTAACACCATATTCTGATTCTTATGATATTTACATAGCAACCTATTCTACTATTGATCCTAATTTAATACCCTAGAACCATTGTTCTTTTATAGTGGCTTTGGTATTGTCTGGGGCGTATAATTAACTATTATGATTTAATACATCCAATTCTCAGGAATAATACTTAAAGATGGCCGTAAATGATCTGATCACATTTCGCAAAGGGACAGCTTCAGCATGGACTTCTGCTAATCCAGTATTAGCTAGTGGTGAGCCAGGATACGATCTGACCAATAAAATTTTTAAAATTGGGGACGGAGCATCCAACTGGACTAGTTTAGGTAGTATAAACCTAGCTTCATCTAATATAACAGATTTTAATAGTAGTGTGAGTGGACTATTACCAGTAACTAATATTGTGGCCGGATCTGGTATTACAATATCTTCTTCTAATGCAATCTACACCATAAATTCTACAGCAACAGGAGGAACACCTTCTCCTACTGGGAATTTCGTGGTTGAATCTTTACACGTATCTAATAGATATACGGAAACGGTTTCAGCTATCAGTATTTCATCAAATACCCTAGTTATAAATCTAGATACTTGTAATTTATTTAACTGTGCTCTTAATTCCAATATCAACACTCTTACCATATCAAATGTTCCGTCAACTTCTGGAGTCTCTATTGGTTTTACTATTATTTTTACAGCAGACGGAACGCCAAGAAGTGTATCCTGGCCTAATAGCGTGAAGTGGCAAGCTGGCACGGCTCCTAACATAACTAGCGTAAATGGTAAAATAGACACATTTAGCTTTTTATCAGTGAACAACGGAACTTCGTGGCTAGGCTTTGTTGGAGGGCAGAATTACTAATGTTTAGTGGCATGTCCTATAAAATAGCCAGTAGATCCAGTAAGTCTTCTGCTGGGTTTAATATGCTTATTGCGGGGGAATTTGATTCCATGCAACTGCCATGCTCTAGTTTAGTTAGATTTGACTCTAACACAGTTAACTCAGAGCCAGATTTTTCTTTTTCTGTTGCCATGGGAAGCGGATTTGATAGTTCTGTAACCGCTATCGCTATTCAAAGTGACGACAAAATAATATGCGGCGGAACTTTCACCTCTTACAACGGAACAACAAGAAATAGAATAATTCGCTTGAACGTAGATGGAAGTTTGGATTCTTCTTTTAATGTTGGTACTGGATTTAATATTAATGTAAATGCTATTGCTATTCAGAGTGACGGAAAAATAATATGCGGAGGAACTTTCACCTCTTACAACGGAACAACAATAAATAGAATAATTCGCTTGAACGTAGATGGAAGTTTGGATTCTTCTTTTAATGTTGGCATCGGATTTTCCAGCACGGTAAACTCTATCGCTATTCAGAGTGACGGCAAAATAATATGCGGAGGAACTTTCACCTCTTACAACGGAACAACAAGAAATAGGATAGTTCGCCTCAACTCTGATGGCTCGCTAGATTCTACTTTTAGCGTGGGTAGCGGGTTCAACGCCGGTACGGTAAACTCTATCGCTATTCAAAGTGACGGCAAAATAATATGCGGAGGAACTTTCACCTCTTACAACGGAACAACAAGAAATAGGATAGTTCGCCTCAACTCTGATGGCTCGCTAGATTCTACTTTTAGCGTGGGTAGCGGGTTCAACACCGGTACGGTAAACTCTATCGCTATTCAAAGTGACGACAAAATAATATGCGGCGGAACTTTCACCTCTTACAACGGAACAACAAGAAATAGAATAATTCGCTTGAACGTAGATGGAAGTTTGGATTCTTCTTTTAATGTTGGCATCGGATTTTCCAGCACGGTAAACTCTATCGCTATTCAGAGTGACGGCAAAATAATATGCGGCGGAGGTTTTGGCTCTTATAACGGAACTATGCTAAGAAGAGTAGTTAGATTAAATTCAGACGGAAATTTGGATTTGACTTTTTTTCCTGGGCCTGACTTTGGGCTCAGTAACACCGTTAATAGAATAGTTATTCAAAGTGACGGTAAAATAATATTTGGAGGAACTTTTACTAGTTTTTCATTTGGTTATTATTATGGTATTTATAGCATTAATTCTTATGGGATTAGAAATTATTATTACAGTCATGTTGAGATTTCTTCTGTTTATGCTTTAGTTAGACAGGTTGATGGTAAGATAGTATGTGGAGGATCTTTCGAGAGCTACAATATCGGTCTTAGTACTGCATATGTTTTTGGCATTGTTCGTTTTAACTCTGATGGAATTGTAGATTCTTCTTTTAACGCCGGTAGTGGACTTGATATCAACAATGGCGGCCAGATATTGAGTTTGGCTATTCAAAGTGATGGAAAAATAATATGTGCAGGAGGTTTTTCTACTTTTAATGGAATATCCAGAGAAGATATAGTGCGTCTCAATCCTGACGGCAGCGTAGACAGTTCTTTTAATTGTTTATTGTCTAGTGTTTTGAGCACGATATATAAAGTTGTTATTCAAAGTGATGGAAAAATAATCATAGGTGGAAATTTTACAAAATGTGTTGCTCGTCTCAACAATGATGGAACTATAGACTCTTTTTTTAATGTGGGAAGCGGATTTAATGAGGTGGTGAATGATATAGCTATTCAAAGCGATGGTAAAATAATATGTGTCGGAAGCTTCACCTCTTACAACGGGACAACAAGAAATAACATAATTCGCTTGAACGTAGATGGAAGTTTAGATTCTTCTTTTAATGTTGGAACTGGATTTAATGATTCTGTAAACACCATCGCTATTCAAAGTGATGGAAAAATAATGTGCGGAGGCTTCTTCAGTAGTTACAATGGAGTAGCAAGAAATAGAATAATTCGCTTGAACGTAGATGGAAGTTTAGATTCTTCTTTTAATGTTGGAACTGGATTTAATGATTCTGTAAACACCATCGCTATTCAAAGTGATGGAAAAATAATGTGCGGAGGCAACTTCTCTAGTTATAATGAAACTTCTAGGAATAAGATAGCTAGGCTAAACTCTGATGGATCTCTGGACGCAAACTTTATAATTTCAGCATCTGCAAGTTCTGGCCCTGCGCAAAGGATCATATTATTATAAGGAAAAAGTATGTACATAGAAATAGAAAACGAACAAATAATTAAGCAACACACCACCCTCCCAAATTCTTACAAGAATATTTCTAATTTTTTTGCTCTTGAGTCTGAACAACTAGCAGATTTATCCTGGAGCGGAAATCCGGGAATTAAATTTTATCCCTATGTTGAACAGCGTCCTGAAATCCCAGATAATAGTGTTCTTGTTGGTCCAACATATACGATAGATCATGAAAATCACCGTGTTTTAGGTAGTTTCGAAATTCAACAAGCTCCTCCGCATGTTACTAATATTCCAAGATCCATCTCGGCTCGACAGATTCGCATGTGGCTCGTTAAGAACGGCTATTCATTAGCTCAGGTAGAAGCTCAAATTGAGTCTATAGAAGATCCGTTACAACGCGATCTAATTAGGGTAGAATGGGAATATGCCCCATATATAGAACGCAATCATCCTTGGTTAGTTCCATTAGCTCAGTCATTAGGGCTTAGCGAACAACAGATAGATCAAGCTTTTATAGAGGCTTCAGTAATATAAAAACTATTTATTTTTATTAGTTGATTTTTTTAAAAGTATACACACCACACATATTAATGGAGAAACTCCTTATCGTATGAATTATGCTGGCATAGGTTATATTTTTAGAGAAGATATTAACTCTCCAGAAGGAGCTTTTGTTCCTCCTTGTCCTGGAGATGATCATACCTTAAATGAGAATACTGGATTATGGGAACTTCTAAGTTAGCCATTTAATTTAAAATCTATCCCCTTCACTATAAGGTGTATTAAAGACTAGACATTCTATCCTTATAAAAAGGTCAAAATATGAGTTGGAATATTGAAATTCCTATTATTGTTAGAACACTAATTAATGACTTAAGTGATAGTCCAACATATAGTGACGAAAGAATTCTTCAAACTATAGTTGTCGCATCTAAATATGTTCAATTTGACATTGTTTTAGATCAAACATATACTATTGATGTTACTAATCCGAACATTTCTCCAGATCCAACTGTGAATAATGATAGTATTTTTATTAGTCTTGTGGGACTAAAAGCCGCTTGTATTATCGATCAAAGTACCTTAAGAACAAAAGCTGCTCTTGAGGGAATTAGGGCAGCACTAGGCCCAGCACAACTATCTGTTGCGGGTAGTTTATCTGGATTCAATCTAATTTTAGATAAAGGCCCTTGTGCAGCATATGAAGAGCTAACATCTCATTGGGACGTTAGAGAAGCTTCGGCCGTTAGAGCAATTCTTAGTCCGTTTGTTGGTAATAAATTTGACCCTCGTTCCCTTTATTCCGACAACCGTGGTCGAGATATGATATAGAAAGAATATTATGCCAGCTGCTAATTACAATTTTATCATAGAACAAGGTTCTGATTTCGTATTAAATTTTCAATATAATGATCAGGAGAATAGGCCTATTGATTTAAGCTCCAAGTGTATAGTTTTACAATGGCTTACTGACGATGGGGCTAGTAAAGAGGTTTTTTCTAGTGGTGCTAATGCAAATTATGATATTAATGACTGGTCTATGGTTGGAGATAATACTGGATCTATTAGATTTAGACTAGCAGCAAATAGAACAAAAGATTTTGTATTTAATACTGCTGTTTATGATTTAGATATTATTACTGTTGGAGATAAACTACGAAACATAAGACTGGCTACCGGAGTTATTACTTTAGCAAAAAGAAACATCGGATTAGACTCTTGTCCAGTTAATTCTGATCCTAGTATAGATTTAACTACTCCAACAGTTACTATTCCAGGTACTACTCCTGGTATAACGCCAACTCCAACCATAACATCTGGTCAAGTTGAAGATTTGTGTTTACCAGAAGATTGTTTAAATCTAGATATATACTCAGTAGTATATACTGGTAGTGGATTAAATATACCAGATCTAGCAACAGTAAGCGGTTCTGTTATTACTACTGATACAAGAGAGATAGAGAATATAGAGATAGCAATCAATAAGCTTCAGCACAATAGCCCATCCGATTTATGGTTGATGCTGAGTCCTCCTTCCGGAGACACGGTATTATTATCTGCTAATAGTAAAATACCGTCATTTAATAATAATTTTAGCTTTATGTTCTCAAACAAAGCTAATCCTTCAGGATATTTGCATAATATATCTAATGGTGGATTGGCTAATATATATCCTAAAACTGATATTATAAACTATAGCGATGAAACTTTAGTATCTGGTTTTGGACAGCTCTTAGGCACTTCTGTAACTGGAGTCTGGAATCTCATAGTCAAAGACACAGACCCAATAGGATCAGGACTAATAGATTCTTGGAAACTAATAATAACATACGCAGCCCTATCAGAGTAATATAATGATATTATTTGCAGAATTTAAATATGGATCAAACGTAACAATAACCACGCCTACTAGAGTAGTTTTCTCTACTCCAGCACCCGGAGACACTGGTGCTCAAAATGTTATCATAAAAAATGAGAATATAGCATATTCTTCTAAACTATTTGAATCTGGATATGAGATAAGACAAGAGTCTCCACTATTCTATGGAATCAGGTCGTCATGAGCAATAATCCATATATCAATATAATTTCTCCAGAATTTAAAGGATTATTTAATAATGCCATAGATGCACTATTACAACAAACAGCGCTTACTGTTCAATGCCGATTAAGATACTCTGGACAACAAAACTCTACCTTTTGTCCAAATTGTGTGTTCGATGCGATATCCCAACTATCCTCAAATATTTACAACGGAACAGGATCTAATCCATTTCCAGAAGGATCAATTTGTCCAGTATGTATGGGCATGGGTATGATGTTAAGTGATAGTTCTGAGCTTGTATCTTTAGCTTGTATTTTTGATAGTAAATATTTTGTAAATCTATCATCCAAAACGCTCAATATTCCAGCCGGAACAATTCAAACTATTTGTCATACAACTCTACTCCCTAAAATTAGAAACGCCAACGATATTGTTGTAGACACTACTCTTGAACAGTATGGTAATTACGTATACCAAAGAGCTGGTGATCCAGAACCTATAGGATTTGGGGACAATAGATATATAGCTACGATATGGAGCAGAAAATGAGATTTGATATTACAATACTAGAGAACAATAGTCAGATAGCCTCCGCTATTATTCATAGCATAAAAGATGTTATTAGTGGGGCTATTAAAAAGTCCATGAACAAGATTATAGACGGCGCTAAAGATATCGTATCAGAATCTTTAAGACAAGAACCAGAATACGGATCCTTAATGTCTGGTAAGCTTAAGGCAGATTTTGGAATACCTAATTCATCTGTTGTTCAAAGAGTGGTTGATGCTTTGGTTAATACTATAACTGTGGCTGATATTCCTATTACAGCCAATAAAAATGGATTACGTGGTGGATTTGTTTTAACCATGATGAAATCTAGTGATCTTAATGGGGTTATATATCAAGACATCGCTAATGTATCAGATGTTAAAGGCTATACTCTTCCGTGGTTAGAGTGGCTATTATTACAAAACAATTCTCCAATAATTAAAAACTATGAAGTCAAATATGGCCCATCTCCATACTCTAGATCTGGTTTAGGAATTATGGTGCCGTCAGATAGTGATTGGAGAGTTCCTCCAGAGTTCGCAGGATCACAAGACGATAACTGGACAACAAGAGCGGTTAATCGTTCAGAAGACAAAATATATAAACTCATTCAACAATCTATTGAGAAGAATATATGACAACACAGTTTAACCATGTACAATCAATAGGTAAAAAAGATAGATTATCAGGATTAGAAGATAATCTTAAAAGCTTTTTAGACTGGTCATTTTTACAAATTGGAGGATTTGTTAATGTAAATATACCAACTTCTGGTATTAGTGCCACTAAAGGCACTGGATTTCATATTATGAAAAATGTTAACGAGCCATCTAAACCATCAAAAACCTGGGAAGCCCCAAGAAAAGATTGGGTATATGAGAATAGTTCATCGTTAAATAATCCGGCATCCATATCATATAATCCATATGGTTCGGTAGCGTCAGGACTAAATACTTCTCCAATAGCTTTTTCTGGAGTTTATCTTAATAGCACATTCTTACCAGCACCATCAGGAAGTGGCAATTATACATATTCTGTTAATTATCCACTGGGACATATAACTTTTCAAAATAACGTAGCATCAACTAGTAACGTAACAGTATCCTATAGTCATAGATATATTCAAGTATATAAATCTAGTGATTCTGTATGGTGGAAAGAAATTCAGAAAGAGACATATACTCCACAAATTAAACCTAATGGGGATTACAGTATAACTTCCAACCACAGAGCGCAACTTCCTTGCATAATTATTGAATTAATTCCTCGTACCGAGATGATACCATACCAGCTAGGAACAACAGAGAATATTGTTATTCAAGATGTGTTTTTACATGTTTTTGCTCAAACGGCTAATCAAAGAAATAATATAATAGATACTTTATTGCTTCAAAAGGATAATAGCTTTTGGTTATATGATGTTAGTGCAGTCGTAAAAAATAATGCTTATCCATTAAGTCGTAATGGAGATATTAATCCTGGCGGACAGAACTATAATACTCTAGGTTCTAACTTTAAGGATCATTGGAGTACTATTAAAAATGCTACTCTTAGTGAACTAAATAATCTGAGTGCAAGCTTATACAATGGTATAGTTAGATGGTCAGTAGAGATTTTTCCATAATAGATATTTATTCAGGACAAGATAGGAATTATTATGATTAATACAAAATGTAAAGAATGTATGTTCTCACATTCTGATGGAGAAAAGAACGACAACCCAATATGCTCTAAGAATATTATAGAACAAATAAAGGACATTAAAAATATTAAACAAGAAGATGGATTCAATATAATAGAAAATTATGCTTGTAGATATGGTTTTTCCAAGCAAATTTATGAACAGCATAAAGAACAGTGGGATCCGCAGGACTTTGAAAATAGAATGTTGGAAAATAGTAGAATAAGGTATTATCTATTATTAGATTGCTATGATCCTGATCTAGATTTTAATCATATATTACAACAGATACCAAAGCTAAATATGCCTCCTAAGTCTGTATCTTTTATGTTTCGGAGTTTAAACTTTAGGCCCTTTGTTCAAGAACATCAAGATTTTTTATTATCTAACTACAAGAATATTCGCTGGAAGGCTCATAACTTTTTGGAAGAAATGTCTTTAGAAGAAGGTATTGATCATATTTTATCTACGAATGCAAAAAATAATGACACATCAATTTTTTTGGTGTATAATGCTAAAGATTTACAATTTCTGGATCGTGACGTTAACACTATTAACAAAAATATGATTTTATATCAATCACCAATGATAGCGATTATTGACCGCAATAATACATTATATAGATTAGCTATGTCGTTTGATAATTATAAAGTGGCTAAAACTTTGGGTCCAAATTTGATCCCAGTACTGACTCAAGAAAGCAACATAGTATACTATTAGTATTTCATATTATTTGGTGTAAAGTTCTAATACACGCACAATACAATGGGAGTTTCAAATGTCTATTAATAACAGAGTTTATTACGCATCACAAGCAGTACAACTAAGACCAGTTAGCCCAGAAGGAACATCATTTGGTTACTGGTATCATCCATTAGCAGTTCAAAGTGTTGGAATGACAACCAACTTCACTACTGAACAAACTTTCCAATTAGGTACAGTAGAACTTTACGACAATGTTGAAACTATTCCAGAAGTAGAAGTTACAATCAATAAGGTTATTGATAGCACAGCACCCCTTTATCTGATGTGCATGGGTGGAAGCGCAGGAATACCAGGAGCACAGAATAAATCACTAGTATCATTATCAAATAATAGAGTTCATTTTCGTTTAGGTATTTATGGTGATGATAAGCAATATATTTCAGGTAGTGCAGGAAGTAGCGTATTATGCTCTGGCATGTATCTATCCAGTTTTAACTATACCTTTCCAGTTGACGGTAATGCCACAGAAGAGGTTACATTAGTAGGAAATAGCAAGCTATGGAATACTGGCAATATTCCTGGTGTTCAAAGTGCTAATTTTGCTGCTGGAACAATGTTTGCTCCAAATGCTAATATTGGAGGAATAACTCCTTCACAGAATAGTGGTATTTTGCGCAGGCAATATCTTAATGTTCAAGGGTCTGTTCTTCCAACTGGTAGCGGCGGAATTAGAACCCCTAATGGATCAAACGTTCTTCCTCACGTTCAAAATATTACCATTAGTTCTGATCTTGGTCGTGAAAGTATTAATCAGTTAGGTAAGTTTGGACCATATTGTCGTTATGCTACTTTTCCAATTGAAGTAACAAGCGAATTCGAAATTATTGCCCAAGACGGAGACGGAGTAGATGTCAACGACTTCAAGAACGATGTGTTCTGTGGAACCTTAAAGAAAAATCTAGTATACAAAACCATTAGTGTTGCTATATGTGATGATAATCATACAAACAATAATAATACTATGATTTTTGATCTTGGAAGTAAAAACACTCTAACATCTGTTAACTATACTGGTGGAGATACCGGCGGCGGTAATGCTACGGTGTCATATAGCTTTAGAAATTTTAATAATTTCTTCATAAACGCTAGTGGATCATACAGGTCCGGTATTGCTTTTGCCGATAATGGTGGCGCAGTATCTGCTCAGTCTATAGATCTTGTAAACACTGAAGATTCGGCACCAGTCTCATATTTAGATTATAATTCTGGAGATAATAATAATGTCTAATAAAAGAATTTTTTACGCTTCACAAAGCATCAACCTTCAGCCTGTATCAACTGGCACTGCTAATCCAATAAATTATAGAAACGCTACTCATTATGTGAAGTATGGTGATGGAGATAGTTGGGTTGTTCCACTAGGTTTACAAAGCGCTGGTGTTTCAACAACGTTCAATTCTGAGCCAGTATCACAACTCGGTACCCTCCAGATTTATGCTCAAACAGAAACTTCTCCAGAAGTTGAAGTTACTTTATCAAAGATATTAGATGGCACAGCTCCATTATATTCTATTTGTACAGCTAAAGTTGATCCATCTGATGATACAATATTAAGCTCAATCAATGCTGATCTTACTCAAGTGGCTACTAACATGGTTAATGTTCGCATAGCAGTAGCTAGCGATACGGGTGCAGCAGCAACCGGAACAGCAAAGCACCACACTCTTTGTGAGAGAATGTACCTATCCAGCGTTTCTTTCACATTTCCTGTTGACGGAAATGCCACAGAAGAGGTTACGCTTGTTGGAACAAATAAGTCGTGGGGCTCTTCGGTAACATTACCGGGAGATGATACTGCTACTCCTTATGGAACTGGTACTGATGCTATTGTTCGTAGACAATATATTTCAGTAACAGGAACCGCAACATCTGCTACTCGTGATGAGTATGACAGAATAGACCAAAGCGATCTGCCAGATAATAGTATTTTACCAGTAAAGTTACCTAGATATAGTATTAATGGAGTTAGTCAGCCCCGCCTACAGAATATTACAGTTAATGCTAGCTTTAATCGTGAAAATATTAATGAGCTCGGTTTCTTTGGTCCATATTACAAATATACAACTTTCCCTCTTGAAGTTACCAGTGAGTTTGAAGTTATTGCTGTTAGCGGAGACCTCGTCAATGCTAATGATTTTGAATATCAAGACAACGAGGGGAACGCCGCCTCAGCATTCGATTGCACAACCAAGTATACCAATTTAGCAAATGAAGAAATCGTTATTAAAGTTTGTGGTATTACAACAAATGATTCTTTATATCTTGATCTTGGTAAAAAGAACAAGCTAACATCTGTTAACTATACCGGAGGAGATACTGGTGGTGGCAATGCTACGATAACTTATAGTTATCAAACATTTAATAAGTTAAACGTAATTCCAGTAGGAACATATGCCGAGTATGTTACCCACGACGGATCAACATCAACAACAGCTACACTGCAAAATTATAATTCATAATTATAGGAGATTTTTAAATGGCGAATAATAATAGAGTTTTTTACGGTTCGCAGGTAGCTCAACTAATGCCAGCCACTACTGGTAATAACTATACTAGATGGTATCAGCCACTAGGCGTACAAAGTGTTGGATTCACTAGCACTTTTGAAACAGAACAAACCTTTCAGCTTGGAGCTATTGATATTTATTCCATTGCTGAGAATGTTCCTAATGTTGAAGCAACAATTTCCAAAGCTTTAGACGGAACATGTCCATTGTACTTAATGTGTATGGGTGGACAAAGTGGAGTTGCTGGTGCAAATCTAACTTCATTTTCAGCTACAGAAATGAATAATAAGGGTCTTGGTGCTTTAGCAAATAATACTGTTAATTTTAGACTCGGAATATATAATGATACATCTTCTAATGTTGCTGGAACAACTAGTGACTGGGTTCTATGCTCAGGAATGTATTTATCAAGTTTAAGCTTTACTTTTCCTGTTGATGGTAATGCAACTGAAGAAGTAACGTTAGTTGGTAATAATAAAAGATGGAGTCAGAACGGCGGCATAGGAGGCAACATGACTGCCGTTGCTCCAACAGGCGAATATGCTACAGCCAAGAAACTAGCTCGTCGTCAATTCATTAATGTGAATGGTTCAGTTATGCCAACCGGTAGTGGTGGTCTCCCAACAGGACTAGCTACTAACATGGAATTGCATTTACAAAATATTAGTATCAATGCTGATCTTGGAAGAGATCAAATTCTTGAGCTAGGATCATTTGCTCCGTATCATAGATATGCTACATTCCCAATTGAAGTTACTAGCGAATTTGAAATTATCGCAACAGAGGGTGACTACGTTAGTGCTAATGACTTCCTATTCCAAAGCGGATGTTCAGTTCGTTACACCAACATTGGCAACTTCCCTATACAGCTACAAGTATGTGGCAGTGGTACCTCAGATGCTTTAGGCACTTTAGATATTTACCTTGGTAGTGGTAATCAATTAACATCTGTTAATTATACCGGTGGTGACACTGGTGGTGGTAATGCGTCAGTTTCATATAGCTTTAGAAATTATAATGATTTCTATATCAAGGCTGTTCATTCGTATTCTGGTGTTCCATCAGTATAAAGTTGGTTTACTATAAAAGACGAGTGGTTAATTAATTTATCAATATAGACTTATAGGATTAATAAAGGACATAGGAATGGAAGAATTATTGAGTGTGGTTGGTCGTTTGTATGTTGATATGCTTCATGCACAGAAGTATATTGAGAGTATGCAAAACCAACTCAAAGATAAAGATACGGAAATTATAGCATTAAAATCAAAATTAGCAGGTTCGCCAAAAGACAAGGATAAAAATGCTGAAGAGGTATGAGTCAGGAACTAGAACAGTTTATATATCGTATTATAAGTGGTAAGTTATTATTTAATCATAATAATAAGACATATATTCTTGTTCCTCCTAAGCCCATAGTAAAATATAGGGCTAATTTATTATATGTTTCTATCTTAAATGATGAAAAATACAATGAATGGATAAGAGCAGAAAATTTGGATAGATATATGACCTTTTTAGAAGTTTGGAATAATGAGATGACTAGCTTTGTAGAGAGATCAGAGAAGCAGATAGAGGACTTGAAAGTATCTCTATTCAATAATAGACTTAATAATAAAATGACAACAAGAACTCGTAATCAACTAGCTAATCTCAGAAGAAAACTATCCGAACTACAACTAATACGACAAACATACTATGCTCAAACCTTAGAGGGTTATGCTGAAAGCATTAAGTATGAGTATATTATTACCAGTACATTATTCTATAATAAGAAAAAAGTATTTGGTAAATTTGGATCATTACAAACATCATATCAAGACTTTACATCAGTAGTATCAGAAATCAACACCCATGCTTTGCAAACACCAGATTATAGAAGAATTGCAAGATCAGAATTATGGAGATCATTTTGGACAATAGATAAAAACAATATTTTTCCTGGGCCAGTTTCATTGTGGACAGAAGAACAACGAACATTAGCCGGATATAGTTCCATGTATGATAGTGTACATGAACATCCAGAAAAGCCCAACGACTCAGTAATTGATGATGACGATATGCTTGATGGTTGGATGATTAGTCAACGTCGCGCTATGGAGAAGAACAAACTACAAGAATCTATGCTTAAAACTAATTCCAAGCTCGGTAAAGCACAAGAAGTATTTATCTTTACAGATAACGAGCAAGGAGTCAAAGAGGTTATGGGTATGAATTCAGAAGAGGCAAATTTAGCTATTGCACAACGATCTAACATACTAAATAAAGGGCAATCAATAGACCATGCCCGCTTGCCAGACGTTCAAAAAGATTTACTAAATAAATAGGATATAAAATATGACAAATTATCAACAGTTACTCTACGACGTAGAAACAAAGTTCAAAACAACAATGATTGGCTCATTAGCCAGATTTGAAGAAACATTTGGTCATCTATGGGAAGAAGAAGGACCTGATCAGCAAGAATATTTGGAATCTTGGGAATATACTCGAAATGCTATTCTTAACAACGGGAACAAGCAAATGAGAGCAGCATTAGATGATTTGTCAGACGCTATATTGGGGTCATATAAAACAAAATATACTTACAAGTTCAACAATAGGAATCATGGAGATAAACAATGAAGACAAAGACTTTCAAGGCCACTATCGACGGTAAGGAAAGAGAATTTTTAGTCAAGACACCATCTTTAACTGATCAGAGAGAAGGTCAAAAGGTTTATAATCAAGCCTTTACTGATGCTATCAAGAGTAAAAGTGTTGTTAGGGCTAAATTAGATGATTTATTAGAAGATCAAGGACTATGGAATGATGAGAAACAGGCTAAGTTCACATCACTACAAAGAGATCTGCTAGACGGTGAAAAAAGACTAGCAAAGGGCGGGTTTAGTTTGAACGAAGCCAAAGACCTTGCTATTAAAATGAAGGGCGTAAGAGATGAAATCAGAGATCTAATCAGTGTTAGAACGTCTTTAGACAACCATAGTGCCGAAGGTCAAGCAGATAATGCTAGATTTAATTATCTGGTATCCGTATGCGTGGTGTATAGTGATAACAAAGAGCCATATTTTAGGAATATGGAAGACTATTTAAATCGAGCTACTGAAGAAGTTTCTTTATTAGGTGCTCAAAATTTGGCTAACATGATTTATGGATTGGACAATGATTATGAGACTAATTTGCCAGAAAATAAATTTTTGAAAAAGTATAGATTCGTTGATGATAAGCTAAGACTAATTGATAAGAAGGGCAGATTGGTAGATGCTGATGGCAGACTAATAGACAGCAGTGGCAGATTTATTGATGAAGAAGGCAATTTTGTTGATAAATATGGCAATAAGGTTACTTCAGACGGAGATTATATTGTTGAAACAAAACCGTTTTTGGACGACAATGGAAATCCAGTTGTTCTAGAGGAAGAGAAAACAGATGCACCAGCAACCACTGAGACACCTCCAACACCTCCTCCTGCCCAACCATCTCCTACAGAGGCTCAACCCCCAGTTCAGCCAACTAATAGTTAGTGTTTTTTGTTTTATCTTGACTCCTAAAAGTATTCCCTGCTCAGACATTGTTTTGGGCCGGGAATATTTTTTATTATTACCAATATCCATCTAACTTAATAATATAATTTTATGGCTACAGCTTTTAATTTGACAGCACAACTTAATTTACGCGGTCCAAATAATGTTAACAAGATTGTTGGAGACATTAAGAAACAACTATCTGGCATAACTGCTAATGTTAACTTGAAGTTGGACCCTAATGTTGCCAAGAACGTTAAGGCTCTTGATGCTTCGTTAAAATCGTTAAATTCTACATTATCTAGAACCTCTACGACAGCAACTTCTGCAGCATCTGCGATATCTTCTTTTGGTAGGGCTGTTAATTCTGTTAGCATAAAAAACATACCGTCACAAATTAATGCCACGGTATCTAGTATGAATAAGCTAAATAAATCTAGCGGAACCATTGGACAGTCTTTGAATGAAGCAGCAACGGAGATGCAGGAGTTCGGTAAACAAGCAGGATTAGCAATTAGACGATTTGCTGCATTTACTGCTGTTACTGGAGTTATTTATAGTTTAACTAATAGTATTAATCAGGGTATTCAGGCTTTTATAGAATATGACAAAGAATTAGTTCGTTTACAACAAGTCACAGGTCAAACTGCCGGAGGCTTAAAGCAACTACAAAATTCAATTTCTCAATTAGCAACTGGTTTGGGTGTTAGTTCAAAAGAATTAACAACAGTATCAGTTACACTAGCACAAGCCGGTTTAAGTGCAAAAGATACCGAAAGAGCCTTAAGAGCATTAGCATTAAGTTCACTAGCCCCATCATTTGACGACATGAATGAAACGGTAGAAGGTTCTATTGCTTTGATGAGACAGTTCGGCATTAGTGCTGGACAATTAGAACAAGCCCTAGGTTCTGTCAACGCTGTTGCTGCTGCGTTCGCCGTAGAAGCCGATGACCTAATTACTGCTATTCAGCGTACCGGCGGTGTGTTTGCTACTGCTAGTAAAGGCGTTAGTGAAGGAACAGATGCTCTTAATGAATTTATCTCGGTGTTTACTAGCGTGAGAGCAACCACTCGTGAAAGTGCAGAAACTATTGCTACTGGTTTACGTACTATCTTTACACGTATTCAGAGAGGTAGCACAATTGATGCCCTTAAGGAGTTCGGTGTTACTCTAACAGACTCAGAGGGCAAATTCGTTGGAGCCTATAGAGCCGTACAATTACTAAGTGAAGGATTGTCTAAACTAGATCCAAGAGATATTAAATTTTCTAGAATTGTAGAAGAGTTGGGCGGCTTTAGGCAGATTGGTAAAGTTATTCCTCTTATCCAACAGTTTTCTGTTGCTCAGAACGCTCTTAAGATAGCACAAACAGGACAATCTTCTTTAGCTAAAGATGCAGCAACAGCACAATTGTCATTAGCAAATCAAATTCAAAAAGTTCGTGAAGAATTCTTTGCGCTGTTTCGTGAAATTGGACAAAGCAAAGGCTTTCAATCCTTACTCACTGGAGTATTAACACTAACAAGAGGACTAATCAAGCTTGCTGATGTTTCAAAGAGTTTGCTACCTGCGTTGAGTGTCGTTTTAGCATTTAAGGGTGCTAGTGCTTTAACTCAATTTGCTAGCGGTTTCAGCAAGGGTTTCAGGCCGGGTGGTGGTAAACCAGAAAAAGAAAGACCACGATTCGCAGACGGCGGAAGGGTTAGAAGATTTGCTACTGGTGGTGTAGTGCCCGGTAGTGGTGACAGAGATACTGTTCCAGCTATGCTAACTCCTGGTGAGTTTGTGGTGAGAAAACAAGCAGTTAAAAGTATTGGAACAGCACATCTACATAGAATAAATAAGCGAGCTAAGGGTGGCCCAATTACAGTAGAAAAATTAAAAGATATTAATCCCAATGCTGTTCAGCCTGACTATAGAAATACAGAAGAAGCAAAAAATAAAGTAGGAGAAAAAGACCAAACTTGGAGCACATACAGAGATCAAGGCAGGAGAGGGAAGGTCAGGTCAACAGCTGTTAAATATATGCAGCCAAGAGACGAAGTATACGGAGATGTAGAATACGTACCTATTCCTGATCCTAATAGGTCAGAAGTTGAAAAATATTTTGGCAAGATAGTTCTTAAAAAAGGAATTAAGTCTATCAATCCAAAAGATAAGAGAATAAGTACTGCTTATGAAAATTATGCTCAGGATAAAGTAAAAACAATAGGAGCTCGGTATAGTGGAGATTATGATCCTTTAGATTTTGAAACCGGAGATGTTAAATTCTATAGTTCTGAAGAAAATATTCAAAAATATGTTTCGATAAATAAAGTTCTTTCAAAAAGACTCAGACATCAAAATAAAGATAATAGAATTAAATGGCAACCAAACTCTCCAGAACAAAAAGAGTTAGAGCCAACAACAATATATCATCCAACAGACTTAACGGAAAATAATAATTTAAAGAAAAGAATTTCAGACTGGATTTTATTATCACAAAATCAAAGAACAACTCAGGCGATTAGAGAGGGTGACTCTTTTAGTTTTGGTGGATTAGTTCAAAAATTTGCCGAAGGAGGAGAGGCTGCTAGGATTAGGAGAGTTGGAATTATAGATAGTGACGTATTGCGAGATAAGATTAACGCTGAAAAAGTTGCTCAAGGAATGGAGTCAATCGGATCAGATAGTATACAAGACTATACCATACAACTAGCCAAGCTAGGCGTACAAAAAAGAAAGTCTGGTGACCTCAAAAAGTTTAGAGTTATTGCTGGAGCTGCTGGTAGTGGAAAGAGCAGCTTAGCTACTGGAGTATCTGCTAATGATAACGCTACTTTGCGAAAAACTATTAGATCTCATATTATAACTCCACAAGATCTGGATAGTGTAGATGAAATTTTAACTATCACAGCAAATGTTAGTGATGCAAAATTAGAGGGCTATCTTAGAGATGCAGATAGAACATATACCGTCTCATCCTCTACTAAGGCCGAGCAAGATCTAATAAAAAGAAATAAAGAATCCAGAGACATCACTGGACAAGGACTTTACGGCAGAGAACCAGGGAAAACAAAGGGCGTTCCTGCAGATTTTGGAGTAGAAGAAGCAACACTAATCGATCAACTAGGATCAAAAAATGTTGTACTAGGAAGAAAAGAAGATGCTGAAGGTAATCTTACAAATAGATTTAGAAGAAAAAGAGAAGATGAATTACCAGAAATAGTACAAGCAGAAGGCTTCTATACTGGTGGTTTTGCTCCTCCAACAAGAGGTCACAGAGGCGCTTTTGATACATTGCTAGCAAATGTAATTGCCAAAAATCCAAAGGCAACACTAAAAGATATTTTGGTTTCAGTAGCTCCTAATGTTGCGATGGTCGAAGGAAAAGAAGGACTAGAGCACGCTGCTAGATATGGTATTTTTGATGCTGATTTTAGATCATTATTAGCAGATGTAAACTTTAAAGGAGCTATGATCTCTCAGGATGCACAGTCTACTCCTGGAATACTTCCCAAGGTTATGGAAGTTCCTAGCGAAAACAATCGTAGAAAATTTGCTCGACTCAAAGGAGCGATGGCTATTACTTCCGGAAAAGAACAGGGAGTTTTAGGAAAATACGAGAGAGCAGGAATTGAGGTTACTGACATTCCAAGAATAGAGGATATTAGTGCTACTAAAGTAAGAGAATTATTATTTAGTCAAAATTATACTGAACTTGATAAAATAGTTAATCCTGAAGTTGGGGCAATACTTAAAGGTAATCAACCACAGCTTAAAAATAGATCAGTAATGGTTCCTGTTTTATTAGAAGAGCTTCATAAAGCAGCCGAAGCTAATACTGTTTTAGCTAACCAAAAAGCAGATGATATACTTGCTAATGCTCCTGGCGGTCCATATGCTAATGTTAGTAAAAAATTAAAAACAGAACACCCAGATATTGCAGCACAAGTTAAGTCTATTAGAGAACAAAGAGATCAGTTTAAGAAGTCTATTTCTGGAGCTAAAGCCCATTCTATTATTAGTGAATTAGCAGCTGCCTATCCTGAAATTTATGGTATTGATCCTTCTCGTAGAGCAGCAACAGCAGCCGCTAGCATATCAGCAGAAGACGCTAGGTCTCATCTAGGAGATAGAGTAAAATCGCTAGTGTCAGGAAGAGGCGCAGCAACTCCAGAACCTTCTCTGCTAGAGAGTATCAAGCAAAATGTTACCAAACAATTAGCAATTCCAAAGGGTTCAGGTACTTTACCCACAGACTCTAAGACAATTACTAGCGCCTTCTTAAATACCAAGATACCGTCTGATCCAACATTCGGTATGTTTTCAGGCAAGACTATAGATCCTGGTATAGTAAAGAAAGTTTGGAGACAAACATATCCAGGACTATCAGAAGATAAGACAGCAAGCTATATTGCTTTAAAAGAATGGCTAGAAGCACAATATAATACTCGTACCGGCGCCAAAACTGAAAAACTGTCTCAGGCCATTCAAGAATCTAAAATGGTTGGATTGGTTGGTATGCTACCAATCGGACACGAAAAACTATCTGGCCCATTTACATGGATGCTGGGTAAAAATGCTGCTGGCGAGGATGTTTCCGTTACTGCTTCAATTATAGAAAGAGGATTGGGCAAACAATACGAGGAAGAGATTAAAAAAGCACAGAGTCACGCTGAACAAGGATCAGAACTTCTAGCTTCTGGACTAGCGTCTAAGATGAAAAAACGACCAGAGTCTTTAAGATCTCTTGATAAAGCTCAGCTTGAAACTTTAGGTCAGGGAAATATTGAAGGAGCATATGTTGAACAGGCATTAGCCAGACTATGGGCCAATTTAGACAATGTTAGTACCAGAACTCGACCAATAGACTACCCAGACGGTCTCGGAGAATCTGCTGAACTATTTCCTGGCATATCTCCAACTATGCCGACAGAAGTTAAGAGAACAATTAATAGTGATAGTAGAAGTGATGCCATAGAAGAATTCCAAAGGTATTTCAGACTTATTCATGCAATACCAGAACCAAAAGCCAAGAAAGAAGCAGTTAAAGCATTAGCTTCAGGCGGAGAAGTACAAAGATTCATGGCTGGTGGAGTAGCAACCAAAACCAGAAAACCAAAAGAAGTTTTTGGAACTGGAGAAACAGCATTCCCATCAAGAATATCAAAAAAATATGCCGAAGAACAACATTCAGCTAGTGAAAGCTTAAGAGCTAAATTATCATGGGATAAGTATCCTAAAGATGAAAGAATAATGGTTAACGAAGATAAGGTACAAGAAGCCTATCAACAACCATTTGATAGAGATAGGTTTACCTCATCATTTAAAGAAAAAATTAGTCGTGACTCGCTCTTTGAGAGAATGTCAGATTTTGCTAAGTTTATAGGACTGCCACAAGAAGACTTATCTCTAGCACTACCATTACAATTGGATTTTGGAGCAAGCTCAAGAGGGGGTGGGTTGGGAATGTTCTCTGCTGCTGAATTCGGAAAAGGAGCATCTGGAATTAGGCCATATGAAGGCTATGATCTATCTAAATTTGGATATGGAGAAAAAGAAAAGCAAGAATCTTATGGATTAGAAAAACTTATAGCAGCAAAAGAAAAAGAAATAAAAAAGATTAGAAAAACTCCTACTGAAACTTTTGATGATGGTAGTTTCTCTTTTGACAGTGAGGCATTTCAGAAGACTTATATTGAGTTAGATAATCTTAAAAATAGATTTTTTAGATTAAAAGACCTAAAACGTGAAGCAGAAAAGGCGGCCCTTGCTGAACAAAATACCATTTCCTCAGCTACTGGTCGTGGAACCATCGGCTTTGCTCCTTCTATGGGATATGCTTCCACCACACAGAATCACTCGCTATATCATGAAATGACACATCAGCTATTTGAAGGATTAAGAACAAGATCAGCAGAAAGCTTTACTAAATATAGAGATAGAGTATCGTCTTTATTCTCTGGAGATAATGACGATTTAGCAGATGCTTTTGACTCTTTAACGGCAGTAACAGCAGGCGGCGGATATACTAGTGCTGATGTTGTATATGGTAGAAGTTATAAGTCAAATAACTTAAGTCAAATACTTTCAAGCTATTATCGTCAGAATCTTGATTCTTCTAGGGGCACTACTCCTATTCCTGAAGATATAACAAAAAATCTTGCTAGTTTAAGTACTCAAAGTACAGCTGCTAAAAGAGCTAGAGAGTATAGGCCAATAAATCCTCAAGTTAACGAAGCTTTACTTCAAGGAGGTGCTAAGTTTGGAATGACTCAAGAGAAGATTAATAGAATGGAAGATAATGGTAAAGAAGAATTCTTAACAACTTTAATAGAAAAAGCTCCTCAGCTTGATCAAAATTTACAAGGGATTTTAGATTCTACCTTAACAGAACTATTAAGTGGTGCTGGAATTCAAAGACAAAAATATGCTTCAGGAGGCAAAGCTTCAAGAAGAGTAGACTTTGAAGCCGGAGTAGGGCAGTCACCATTCGGAGGTTCGGTATCAAAAAGATTAAGTCAATCCATTTACAATCTGCAAAAGAACACCGGACTAAGTGATTCAGAATTCAATGAAATTAAAAAGACGGCAGATACATACGGATACAATGAAGAAGAATTTAAAGAATATTTAGCAAAAAGAATACAAGAGAAGAAGAACAAAGAGGGGTTAAGAACTAATCCATCAGCACTAGCACAGCAGTTGATGCCACAAACAAGGGTGTCAACACCTAGACAGCTAGCATTAGCACAAGCATTAAAAGACACCTCTAATGATATCGGATATAGACCATCTACTTTAGAAACAATAGCTCAAGCAAGAACAGACGTTGGTAACGCTACTAGATATGCCGTCGGCGGTATTGCTAAAGTTGGCAAGAAGGAAGACAAACAGTACGGTCAAATTAGCATCACTGAAGACGCCGGAATGATTAATGTTGGATATCAAAAGGGTGATAATAGACAAGGATATGCTACTGGTTACAAGATGAGGAATAATCTATATTATGTTGGATTGTCTAAAGCGACAAAAGGCTATGGACCAAGATTGTATGACGTACTGATGGAAGCTGTAACAGAAAAGGGCGCCATGCTGACATCCGATAGGTCATCAGTCAGTGAGGATGCAAAACGAGTATGGGAATATTATTTTAAAAATAGGGGTGATGTTAAGAAAACTCCACTTAAACCATCTGATTGGACTGTTAATTCGAATTTAATAGATCCAAAACTTTACGGCAAAAAAGAAACTTGGCCCCCAGCAACTGATCCAGCTTGGACATTACAGACAGGTTATAGTAAATCTCCTAAATTAATAACTAATACTAATGAGGTTATAAGAAAGAGATCAGGTGGTCGCCTTAGTTTTGAAACTGGTGGCACTGTTCCAGCTTTAGTTAGTAATGGAGAAGCTTATATTCCTCCTAAGATTGCTAAAAGAATTGGTTATAGTAATCTTAATCGTATGAATCAAGCTGACCGTAACGGAATGAGCAAGTTCTCTAGTGGTGGTATTAGTGTGTTTAAAGGCCCTGGTACCGGTACTAGCGATAGCATTCCTGCTAATTTGCCAGTTGGTAGTTTTATTCTTAGAGAGAAAGCTACTAAGGCTTTGGGTTTTAATAAAGGAGGTGCTGTACCAGCACAAAGATTTGCTACTGGAGGTGGCGTAACAAGCATGATTATGGAATGGCTGTCATCAGACATGACTGCTAGAACCAAACCCAAAATGGCTCCAAGACCTGATGTTGTAAACAGGGCGAGTGTTGTTGCTTCTAATGATACCACCAAAGCTTTAGATATTCTTGTTAAATCTCTTAATCAATTAGGTTTAAGTGCTGCTAATTCTGCAGATATTTTAAATAAGGGTGGGCAAGTTAGTTATAAAACTATACAAAAGGCTTTAGCTGAAGATATTAAAAGATTAAAAATTTCAGGAGCAAGCATACAAAGCATAGTTGCAGCAGAAACTACACTTGCTAATATTCGTAAAAAGAGTAAAGAAGAAGTTACTAAACAAAAAAATATACAAGGATTAACCAGTGCTAGAGGCAACTCTTCTACTAAGATTGTTGGAGGTCAAACAATTGGGGACCTACAAGCTGGTTCTGGTGCTGGACAACAAGCAATAGAGACACAAGCCCAGATGCTTGCTGCAGCAAGAATCAGAAGAAGAGGAGGAAAGGTAACAGAAAAACAACGATCTGAAATAATGGAATCATCGTACATTGATTCTGCTTCTAGAATTACTGGAATTAAAAAGAAAGAATTTAAAGCTGCTGGAATTAGTGGTGGAGATATTCAAAAATATATAGCTGAATCCATGAAGGATCGCAAGAGCTTGGCGCAGATGGATAAGCAGCTAATAGCACTCAAAACTAATGAGTTGACGAATAGCGCTGCCTACATAGCCGCCTCTAACGCAGAACAAAAAAGAATGTTGACAGAAGTTCAACAAGCAACGAAAGAAGAAATATCAACTCGCAGAAAGATTATCAACGATCTAGCTGCTCAAAATGGAACTAAGGGAGTTGGTGCTGCTGGGTTGAGAGATACTAGAAATAGTCCCATACTTAATCAGATAAAAGGATTTATAAAATCTCCTGGTAAAGTGATGGGTGGAATATCTGCTGCTGCTGGACTAACTGCTGGTGCTTCTGATATGATTGCGAAAAATATTTATAATATGAGCACAACAGAAGGCCAAGGTAAAGCAGCAAAAACATCAGCAGCTATTCAATCTTCTGGTACAATTCTTAGCACCGGAATGGCAGCAGCATCACAGATGGCAGCTATACCAGTTATTGGTCCCTATGTTGCTGCTCTTACTGCTGTTGGAACAGCTGCTGCGGCTGCTGCTGATTATTTTTATGATTTTACCGGTGCTCAAAAGGCTGCCACAGTAGAATTTGAAAGATCAGTAAGAGCTAAAGAAATTGGAATTGCTATGGATGGTTTGGATAGAGCATTCCAAAATTTTGAAAAAGATATGGGTAATATAACCTTACAAAAGGCTCTAGAACAAGCTATTGGTAATACTTCTTCTTTACAAATTAAAGATAATATGGCAGAAAGAGATAATGCCAAAGCAGAGTTTTCTCTAAAGAATAGAAGTTGGTCGGATATTTTTAGTGGTAACTTTAAGGGTTCTGCGCAGATGGATGCTCTTGAACAAGGAGCTATGGATAGTGAAATGTCTCAAAAATTATCGCCAATATCCGATAAGGCTATGGCGTTATATGATAAACAAATTAGTAGCGGAAAAAGTATAGAAGATATTGTTAATAATGTTCGCACAGGAAATAAAGACGCTGTTAATGCTGGCGCTGCCGTTGCTTTTAATGCTAATCCCAAATTGTGGTCAGAGTTAGAACAAAAGGTTAAAGCATCAGGAGACGCTTCAGAAGCTAATGTTCTGAAGATTAAACGAGGAATTGTTGCTAGAGAACTCTTAACCAATGCAGAATTACAAGCAGCTGTAAAGAGATCCAAATTAGAAAGAGATATGGAGGCTTCTAATAGAGCTGGTCGTAGATTAGCTGAGACTTTTGATCATATAAGTGAAACTATTGATCAGTCAATTCAGAGAATGCAACGAGAGTCTGAAATTCGTCAAGCACAAGCTAATGACAGAGTAGAAGCTAGAAGAGGAAATGCCGGTTTTGATGAAAGAGCTGTTAATAATAGAAACGTTGGAGTATTAACAAATCCAAAAGCATACCAAAATGATCCTAGACGCATAGAAGAAGCTATTAGAGCAGGAAGCAGTGGTATGTCCCCAGAGCTTGCTCAAAAAATGGCTGGCGGAGCTAGACTAGAAGCTACTTTGCCTAATGTAATGAGAAATGCGATATCTACAGAACTTAAGAGTAATGCTAGTTTAGGTCTTGATGAAGCAGCTGATGCTGCCAGAAGAAAGGGAACAGAAGCGATTAGAAATTCTGGATTATCAGAAGCTGATCAAAAAGTTGCTATAGATAAATTAAACGCAAGAATAGAAGATGAAAAAAAGAAAGTACAAGATAATGAAAAGGGAACCCCAGCAGAACAAGTTGATTCTTTTACTGACTCTATAAGTGATCTTGGTCCAGAAATAGCTAATATATTTGGTAATGCAGGCAAAAAATTAGATGATATTATCCAAGCCAGACAAGGAATCTATGATACTTTTGCAAAGAATCTTCAAGCCGCTTCAGAAGCTGCTAAAAAAGCACGAGAATTTTTCAGTAAAGCAAGAGATATAAGATATGACGCTGGAATGGACTTGAGAGAAGCCCAAACTGGCGTAGGAGAAAGCTTCTCTGAGGCAAAAGCTAAATCTGATAGTAGTATTGCAAGATTAACTGGCGGGGTTACTGATCCTCAAGCTATTGGTAGAAATATTGATGCTTTAATGGCACGGCGTGACCAGCAAATGAAGGATAGGGATGCTGCACTATCAAATCCCAATTTAACACAAGATCAACAGAAAGATGCTGCGACTAAATTTGCTAAAGATATTCAGGCTACTAATAATGCATTAAACGATAATAGAGAAGCATTAGACAAGTTGGCTAATAGCGCTGAAGTAGCGCAAAAAGCTCTAGACGAAGTTAAGAATATTAGAGGATTACAACAAGATAGAGAAAACTTTGTTAATCAATTGCTTACAAACACTCCAGAAGAAGCAGACAAACTTAATCAAACCTTTATTAGACTTCAGCGCAACTTGTCTGGTGGATTAAATAATGCCTCTAATCAAAGAGATGCCCGCAATGCTTTTAATGATACATTACGTCGCACAGGAAATCTGAGAGAAGCTACTCGCGCCGGAAATACTGTATTAGCAGACCAAAGAAAACAAACCCTTCAGTTGATGCAAGATCCTGGATTTAGGGGCATGATGACCCTTAATATGAAGAACCAGGGAATGAATGATCAACAGATAGACAAGCGATTCAGAGACCAAGAAGGTATGTTGATGCAGCAAATGGCTATTGAGAGTGGATTGATCAATAATCCAATGGTTAGACAAGCCCTTGCTGCAAAACAAGACCCTAATGCTGATCCGGCCATGAAACGTGCTGCCGATCAATTCTTGCAGGCCACTGGTTTACAGGCCAAAGCTTCTGAGGAACAAGGTCGATTAGAATTAGCTAATGTACAGAACTTGCTCGTAACAGCTACCGACGAATTAAGAATGTCTATAGATACCTTAACAACAACCATTAATGGTTCGTTGGGTAAAGATGGAGAAAGAGTTCCCGGTGTTGCTGGGCCTGTGGTTCCTGTTCCAGCCGGGGCCAGAGGGGTGGCGAGACCACCTCGTCCCATGGCTACTGGTGGAAAAGTTAAGACTCAGTATGCTAGTACTGGTCAATTAATAGACTTTTCTCCCAAGGGGACTGATACTGTTCCTGCCATGTTAACTCCTGGAGAATTTGTTGTTAATGCCAGATCGACCGCCAAACATCTACCATTACTAAAAGCTATTAATAGTGGGGCTGGAGTTGATGCTACTTCTAACATGAGTAAAGGTGGAGTTGTTTATTTGGATAATGGTGGATTAATAGACGAGTTTAGAAAAATAGATGCTAATAAATCCAATTTTTTAGAAGTTGGCGAAATAGATCTTAAAATGATTCAATTATTAGATAGAGATAAAGATAATAAAGTTTCCTTTGGAGAATATTCTTCAAGAGTAAAGAGCGATGGTAGTAGTGGATCTTCAAGATCTGGTTCAGGATCATCGGTTAAGAGTGGATTTAAAGCTCAAGATATGAGTTTTGAACAGTACTATAATAATAGAGCACAAAAATATGCAAAAAGATATCAAGGTACTGGAGACGAAGTACCAAGAGACACAGATAAATTCGCTAACGGAGGTATGGTTACTCCATATTATTTAGCAGAAGGAACAAATAGACCGCTATCACGACCCGTTATGGTAGCACTACCTCCCAAAAAAGATCCTATTGAGACTGCAAGAGCTGCTCGTAAACAAGGAGTACCAACTAAGAGAAGGCCATCTTTAGTTCCTGGAGATCCTAGAGCAAAAGATGCTGAACCTAGCTTTTTTAGATTAGACCTCAATGAAGACGGTATTTTGGACAGAAAAGAAGGATATCCATACCAAGACTTAGATAAAGATAAAGATGGAAATATAACACAAGAGGAATGGAAAAATAATGTATTAGCACGAGCAAAGGTTCGTAAGCTAGAAAATACCATAAAAATAATTGAAAAAGAAATAGCTGAAGGAAAACCTGTTCCTGTAAACTTTGAAGCAATGAAAAGAACACTAGGTTTCGCCAAAATAGATGCAGGTATGGCCGCTGCTCCTGGTGACAATAAGGCTTTTATCGCTAGACAAAAACGTATTGATGATAATATGAATAAAAGATTATTGGGGGGTGGTTCTATTAATAATCCTGATGGTTCTTATGTTTTTAATAGAGAACTTAATAAGATTTATGATCGTAGATCAGCTTTTGAAGAAGAAAGAAGAGCACAGAGAGCTAAGGACGAAAACGCAACGGACGAAGAAATATTTGATCGCACAGTAGAGGCCTATGGGGCTGGAGACTCTAACTATTGGCGCAACAGTATGGGAGTCACCGAACTGCCAAATGTTTATGATAATTCTAGAACTTTAGACGTTATTCGCAATGAGAGTGATCTCTCCAGTAAGGGAGATCCTAATGGAGAAAAAACTAGAGCATATATAGACGGATATATACAATCACAAGGAGCAAGACAACAAGCGGACAGAGTGGCTCGTGGTATTGGGGCAGAGATTGATTCTCCAGATATTGCCGTAACAGGAACTCAGGGACCAGTAGATAATCTTAACTATTTAATAGACCAAAAAGAAAAGGGCAGAGTAGCAGAAAAAGCAGCAAGAGACGAAAACTTTAAACAAGAGAATAAAAATAGAGAAGGCGCTGATGCAAGACAGGCAAAATTGGATCAAAGAGATAAAGAACTAGGTATAGATACTAGCGGCATTAATCGAGATATATATGAGAGTGGTGGAGGTTTTTCAAATCAGCCAGGAAGTGGCAGAAAAGTTACGATAGAAGAACAAAAACAAAGAAAAAGAGAAAAGGCTATAGCTGCTAGGTTTTCATTTACAGATAAAACAGGTAAATACTCCACTACTGGAACTATTGACAAAGTGGATTTTGAAAAAGGTACTGTTAGAATAGCTAAAATTGATCCAAAAACTGGTGAGCCTATTACTAGAACCGTTCCGGTTTTTGCCGATGGCCAAACAGAAGAAGAGATTAAAGCTTCTGGTAGAGATCCCGAAAGATTTAAGGTTGGAGAGAAAGAAGAACAAGTATACACTACTGTACCCCTAGACAAACTTAGTGACCAGTCCAGAGACAAGGCCAGATCCCATGGTTTGGAAAAAGAAGCAGACAAAGCCAAGGCTGGTGAAAACTTCTCAATAGGGGAGGCTACTGGCAAAAAGCGTACAATATCTGGTAAAATATTCAGAGTAGACGAAAAGGCCGGAACAGCTGTCGTACAAAGAGATAGTGGTAAGCTGGTCACTATACCATTAGAGAAACTTGCTCCAGAGTCTAGAAATATAGCACTAGATCAAGCCAAGACAGCTACTACTGTTACTGATTTAACGCAGAAACAAATGGATGCTGATGTTGGTAATATTGATGTTACTTCATCATTACCAGAACCACCAATTCCATTAGCTGAAGACTTTACTGATAGAGCAAATGAAGTTCGTCAAGAGACGATGAATAATGCTGCTTTAGAACAGACAAAGATGGATCAGTTGCCGATGATGTCTGAGCCGGTACCAACTTCGGGCACTATTGATCCTATTACTGGCAAGGTTGTTGGAAATAATGTTTCTATGGACTTGAATCCAGATGGAACTCGTACACCAGAACAATTAAACATATTAAGTCAGCAAGCTACCAGAGATGCCGATAGGCGTAATTCTAACGCAAGATATGAGGAGCTTAGAGGTCGATCAAAAGCAGAGGATGCATACGACAGATCATGGCTTGGAGAAAACTGGCCCAAAGAATGGGGAGGAGTACAAAAACCAAAACGAAGATTAACTACAAAAGAACTAGAAGAACTTGGAGCGATGGAAAGCGAGAGAGGTGTTCCTGCATTATCAAGATTAGGAGCTAATACACGAGCAGAACAAACAAGAAGATCAGCAGGATTAGACGAAGCACAAATTGAAAGTTTGAGTCAACAAAAAACAGAACAGTTTAAAGCTGAACTTGAGAAAAAAAATGACGCAGAAGGTGGGGTGGCTGTTGGACTAGCTGCTCAAAGAGCAGTAGTTCCATTATTGGCTGGTGCTACAGCTATTGCCGCCGCTCCTGCTTTAGTTCCAGCAGGAATAATTGGGGCTGGACTTACTATTGCTGGGGGTGTTACTGCTAGTTTGGGCGCTAATAAATTACAAGATATGGCATTAGAAGGTACGGATTTTGATAAGAGACAAAGAGAATTGGCAGAAAAAAGGCCAGGAGCAACTGCTGTTGGTTCTTTATTGCCAGGATTACTAACGGGCAATCCACTGACTGGTGCAACCACTATGGGTCGAGCACTAGCAACAAGAGCTGCTAGCGGAGCTACTGAAGCAGCATTAGGGGCCGGTATCAGAGGAGCAACTAGTGGTGGGGATTTTGGTACTTATGAAGATTTCCGGAATGACTTTCTTTCTGGAGTTATTCTTCCAACGTCTAATTTTGGAAGTAAGGGATCCAGAAATTATAGTCGTCCAGAAGGTCCAGCAAAACCTACGTCTTTAAAGGATGTTGCAGCAACAGTTAGAGATGAACAACTAGCAATCAGAGAAGAAAACGTTCTTGCTGGTAATGAGAGAATAGCAACTAAACGAAAACAAGACGAAGTTAGAAAAGCGGCACAAGCAGAACAAAGAATCAAAGATGAAGTAGAAGCAGTGAAAGAATCAGGAAGAGAAAAGGCTGTTTTTGATTTTATGAAGCCACTCATTACTCGTCCAGATAAGAGTAATAGCCCTATAGTAAAGGGCGTAGCAGACATGGTACTTAATCATCATAGAGATTTGATGGCTAGAGTAAAATCTAAGGATATATTAGAAAAAGGTCGTGGTCTGAATGATGAGCAGATTACAACACAGCTTACAGATGCTGGAATAGATCCTGAACGAGCAGCAGCTATAGTTAGAAAAAGAACAGAAGCCAATAATAAAGCACAATCTGATCTTGCTTTGGAAAGAGGAACAAGAAGAGCGGAAGCTAAAGAGAGACTAGATGCTGAATATAGAAAAGAAGTTGAAGGAGTTACAGATCCTAAAGAAACAGCAAAAATAAAGGCTAGATTCCAAGAACAATTAAATAAAGAAGCTTCTTTGATTGATGTCGATATTAACGACAAGACGTCAGCAAATAAAGCCGGTATAACAGTTCAAGAGCTGAAACAACAAAGAGCAGCAGAAGCTCAAGCCAAAGATAAAGCAGAGTCTGATAAACTAATACAAGAGTTTGATTCTACTCTAGGATCAAGTAAGCCAACAACTATTGATAATCTTCCTATGGGAGAACCTCTTGATTTAGGTGTGGACCCGCTTGCGCCAATAACATCTGCCAAAGATAATGCTGCTACTACGGCAGCTAGTACAAAACCAGTCGATGCTGCAACAGTAGCAGCAAAAAACCAGACAGTAGTCAAGGCAGCAGAACAAGAAAATACATCTTCGCTACAAACATCAGCGATACCGCAGCCCAAACCCTATAATCCTACAGATTATCCTATTATGGATAGTATTATGAGAGGAGGAAAGAACGGCCATTATGGTCCGATGGGTACTACTAATATAACAGGTAAACAAAATATTCATGGAATAAGCGGATGGAAAACTAGACTCATACCAAAAGACGACGCGTCTGCAGCAAAAATTAAAGAATTTTTAGATACTCATCCAGATATAGGGGAATATAAGTTAGCATTAAATGAGGGACCAGTACCAGTATTTAGTGTCTATTTCAAAAAGGGCACCAAAGATGAAGCACTATCTTTTGCACAAGCTAGTGAAAAAGGACTAAAAGATAGTTTAGATCCTCGTTTATATCAGGGTGCTGATACTCTGCTAGAAGGGACAAATATTTCCGCAAGATTTGATGCTAGAGATCTAAAGTATGAATCAGCATCATCAATTATAGATAGACAACTAGAGAATTCTCCTTTTAGTAGAGGATTTTTAAAAGCTGAAGAACTGAATCTACAAATACCTGCATCAAATACGGCAGCTGGGTCAACGGCTAGCAGAGCAATGCCAAGCATTACTGCTGGCACCAGAGGAGTACCAGATACTGGGTATGTTGATTGGTTAAAAACAAAAAAGTTTTTGGCGAAAGATCCTAAAAAGATAGCTAGTCTAGATGCAGAGATACAAAGAGCTACTAACGTAGCAGATGATTGGCTAAAAGAAAATATGTCAGACCTCTACAGCTCATCTGCTGAACGAACAACTAGAGAATCAACTACTCAAACCGGTGGGGTAAAACCACAACAACAAGCAGTAGTTGAAACAGCAATCAGAGATGCCACAAGCACACCAACCAAATCCGGTTTTGTTCGAGACAAATCGTTATCGACAGACAAAGTAGATGATCTAGCTTCTGCCGGATTTGGAGTTATAAGTCCAGACCAAGAAGTAGAAAGTGTTATAAGAGGAGCAAGAGAAAATTCTCTTGGCGTTTTAACTAAACCAGCAGCGTTATTACAGCCAGAAACATACCAAAAATATGCAGACCAACTATTAGAACTAGAAAAATCAGGAAAAATAAAAATAACCAAAGGCGCTTCATTTGGTACTAGTGGCCAACCAAGTATATTTGTAGGAAAACCAGAAAATGTAGATACTCTTGCAAAAGCTTTTGAATCTGAAACAGCAAGAACACGAGAAATGGGGGTTCCAGCATCAGATGAATTTCACGAAACGGTAGGAAAGGCACTAGGATATAGTAAAGATAGTAGAGAACTATTTAGATTAAGAAAAGATTGGGATAAAGCAGGATTAGATATAGATACTATTCAAGATAGATTACAAACTAGCCGTGGTGCTGCTGCTAGATATATGGTATCAGAAATTAATAAGGCCAAAGAACAAGCATCAGTCGAGCAAGGAGTAAAAGAATCAACAAACCCGCCCATCAAACCTCCTATTGATGGAGATGAATTTGAATTAGGAAACTTGGGAGATGAAACCCCAGAAGAAAAGGCTCGACTAGACGCACTATATCCTCCGGGTTCTGAGGGATTTTTGGGCCCAATAAAGCCAGATAATGTATTACCTGAAGCAAGAGCAGAATCACAAGCTCGCACAGTCGAAACCAAACCATCCTCTTTTGAACAAAATCCAGAAGACTTTACAAAGCTTATTGATGAAACTCTTTCTCCATTCCCAGAAGACTTTTTCCCAGATGGTTCTTCAAAACCAAATGCTAGAGTAGAAGCAGAAATTGATAGTAATACAGTAAACGCTTCTTCTCCAGAAGCTTTAAAAGCCTCTGCAGAAGCTCAACAAAAACTAGCAGCACAAAAATTAGCAGCAAAATCTCCAGAACAAATATCTGTAGAAAAAACATATGGTCCTTTATATAGAGAAGCTAAAAAAGCCAACGATACAGCAGAGATGGCCAGAATACGATCAGAAGCTAATGCAGAATTTAAGAAACGCTCTCAAGAAGCTTCAACCAGAGCTGAAGATAAAAAGAATAGTTTCCTTCCTGTTATGGGTAAGGTCTTAAAGATAGCTGCCCCCATTGGAACTGCTATAGGTTATGGATTAGGATCATTATTAACCAGGGATAAGAGAAAAGAAGAACCTCAAGATCCAGCCTCTAAACTAAAAAATGCCTCTAGTTTACAGGAAGTCTACGATTTAATAAGCGCAAACGATAGGGGAACAAAAGGCTTTAGCGCAGTAGAAATTGCCATGAAGCTTAGAGAAATAGACCCTAAAGCATATGACAAGAGCGGTGATGAGTATGTTAATCTAGGAGAATTGGCAGGAATGCCAGATAGTGCATATGATGCATACTTAGACAGATTGAAAGACAGGGCAGCAACAGCAAAACCCGTCAACTATCCAGATGTTCCATCTTTAGACAAAGATAAAAATATTAAACCATCTTTTGGCGCATATATACCATCTCTAGAGAGTACAATGGCTCCTCAACAGTATGGGGCCGGAGTTTATCAGGGTCCGTCATCCATGCCCACATTTGATTTAACAAAAACTAAGACCGATGCTGCAGCAATGCCAGAAGTTAATGTCAAAGATAATAATGCTGCTCCGATGCCAGGAACTAAGAAACCAGTAAAGAAAGCTCTCGGGGGTTTAATCTATGCTTCTGAAGGAATGAAGATTCCTAGACCTAATACAATACTATCTAGTTCACAATCTAATAGTGGACTATATGATAGATATGCCTCTTCAGTATCACAACCAATAGATATTGGCAAGTCTTCAGAAAATTCTTTTTCAAGATATATAAAATCTGGTGGTAGAAGAATGTCTGACAACGTCGAGGTTAGACCCAAATTAACAACAGATGAAGTACTACAGTATTTTGAAAACAAAGAAGCAAAAGAACGTCGTGAAGGTGCTCCTCCTGCTGGCGGTAGGGTTCAATATGCAACTGGTGGAATAGTATACGCAAATAATGGAGCACTAATAAATGCCCAACCAATGGGAACTGACACTGTTCCAGCAATGTTAACTCCTGGCGAGTTTGTTGTCAAAAAAGAACAAGCTCAAAAACACGCTCCAATACTACATGCTATAAATAGTGGAGCATATAGTAGGGGTGGTATTGTTAATTATTTGGCTAATGGTGGTGTTGTTAATCCAAACTATTTATCGTATGGCGGTTATCCCGACATGGGAGATTTACAAAATCGTCGCAATCCTTTAAAGGAGATGAGTCAGAGAGTAGCCGAATATAATGCTTCTATGGCTCCTCAACCAGTACCAATGCCCGCTCCAGCACCGGTTCAAGCACCCTCTCCAGCACCAGCGGGTGGTGTATCTAGTAATGTTGGTATAGATGTAGCTAATTTACAGTCCATAGTAACTAATTTGCAGAAAACGGTCAATGACTTTGGAGCATCGATACCTTCACTTTCACAAGTGGCAGAAAGTATGAATACTGGTTTTAGTTCTTTCGTAACAGGAGGATCCCAAATAGGACAAATGTTAAATAGCGCTACAGCGGGTCTACAACAAGTTAATCTTCCTGATAGGATTAGACTAGAAGGTTCAGTAAGCAATAACGTAAATATTAACGGTGCTGAAGCAGCCGCTAGAGTTATGGATACTATGGGTGGGGCTATTCAACAGGGAGCAAATGAACAAATAGGCAGATTCGCAGGAGCTATTAATCGAGGTATTGGTAATTTGGGTGAAGGAGCATTAGGTCCAGATACTGGTCAAATTATGGGTCAAATAGGTGGTTCAAATTATGTTTAATCAATATATGAGAATTTATTATGGCAAATAAACTGGTAAAAGTTTTTGATAATATAGGATTTAATTTTCAAACCATTAATGGTAAGATTAGTCCTATAAAAATCCTATCTGGATTTAATGGATTAAACCAAAATCATGTCGGGTACTATATACCATATATTTGTCGTAACAAAAAACTAGGCCTATTAGAAATTGGTATAGGAGATGTTCAAAATGATGATACCGGCAATGTAGTAATTAATAAGCATAAAATAGTAGTATCTTCAAACAATAATAATGATGTTAACTTTGGTAACGAAAAAGATAATGAGTTTTTTGTTTTTGCTAATCAAAATATCTTTAATAGCAGTATCAGCAATGTTGTGGTAATAGATTCAAATACGGTCATAGACAACGTATCCGCTATCTATTTAGCAGATTGCTCGAATCAACCAATATCTGTTACACTACCAGAAATATCAAACTCAGAGAATATTGTATTAGAATTTAAAAATATTTCACCAAATTATAATTTATCTATTAGAGACAGTAAGGATGGTTCGGTATCGATATTAGACGATCAAAAGAGCTATGCTAAACTAGTTCCAACTAATGATTCTTGGGTGTCTTTGGCGGACAATAATACAGAATACGTTGGCATCCAATCATCAGACCAGCAGATCTCTGCTCAAAGTTCTCCAACAGGAGACGACTTTTCACTACAATACAAAGAAGGTAGCGACCTTGTTGGGTCTAATATTTACTGGGATTCAGTTAATAACGACTTATTATTAGGCGCAGACAATAGTACTGACGCTTACTCAGTTATTCCAACATCTGGTAATAGGCCTCTATATATTAATCAGAAAAAATTAAATAGCGATTTTGTTGTTTATGGTAGTGGTAATAGGAATTTATTCTTTTCTTATGATGGTAGATTAGGTTTGAATATGCCTTCGGGATCTCGACCATCTACTATATTTCATATTGTAAATACCGTATGTCAAGAAGGTCTCAGACTAGAAAATCGTAACGCTTGTCACCCAGCAGATATCACTTTATTTCATAAGCCTAACTCGGCTATCAACAATGGATCTGTTGTATCACAAATTAACTTGGCTGGTAAAAATACTAGTGGTAATAAAGTAGACTACGGAGCTATAGAAGCACTAGCAATTAATACCACATCATCTCTAGAAGAAGGTGGACTACAATTTAAGATTGCTGCCGCATCTACCGGAATAAAAGTTTTTGATAGTAATTATTCAGCCACTACAGTGGGTTATAGCGGAAATAATTTAACTATTAATCGCACAGGATCAACAGTGGTAAGAAATAACAGTGCCGCTGTTAGTTTATCTTCTAATAGTGTGAATATAAGTGGATCATCAGTAGCCTTAAGTGCACCTAGTCTAGTATTTGGTAATGCCTCATCCTCCATCAGTGCTCCTGGTGCTATCTCTGCTGGAGCAATATCTGCAACGTCATTACAGTCAAATAATATAGTCGCCCCAAATATTGGTAGTGGTAGCTTTATTACTACTAACGGAAATAATCAATTAGTCGGCAGTACCACAATGTCTGTTAATTCTTTGGGCACCTTAAATCTCCCTATTGCATCAAATAAACTATTGCAAACTACTACTAATGGTGCAATTACTGGTATTTATTCTACGGATGACTATTTCAGAACAGACGGAGATATTGTCTGGAATAAGTATACGCACAGACTAGTTTCTGCTTGTTTGAAGCAGATAACATTTATTAATCCTGTTTCTGTTGAAGAATATAGTATTGGGGATCAATTAGCAGTAGTGTTATCGTCATCTACTGTTTATAGAAGAATTGTAGATGTTTATATTAATAACAATCTTATTACTGGACTATTAGTTGATCAAGATGTCTCGTCCTCAGATGTTGACGGTATAACAGTATACTCTGTTACTAAGGGTGGATATCTTGATATGCAAATATCTACCGAGGGTGGAGTAATATCTGACTCTACAAAAAATGTTTTAAGTGCTAGAGCAGGAACAAGCACAACATTTAATACATTACAAAAAGATATAGATTTTTCTGTATACGGTATAGACTCTGTTCCAGCTTTAAAGGTTAAAGCCAATTCTGGTAAAATCAGTATCATTTCTGGCATGTATCGACCATTTTCGCCCAAGCATGAATTGCCCGCATTTCCAATTGTGGTAACTACTGGCGGCGTTGGTTTATCTAATCTATATTCTTCAGCTAATTTTAATTATAGTAATACTCAGAATCTATTTTCTGGTATAGTATCTGATGTTGGGTCTAATGGATTGCCTTCTCATTATGGAACGTATGATCAGAACGGTAATGCTTCGGAATGGGTAGAAAAACCATACATGCTAGAAAGTAGAGATAAAGAAGAATACGCTGCTGGTGGTTCGTATTCTACTTCAAATGCTTTAGGAGGAAGCGGTCTCAAACATATTGAGACGTTAACAAGAGCATCTGGCTATTCTTACGTTGGTTTTAGAGTTGCTTCTCTCTACAACACAACAGACCCAACAACCATCTCTTCAACAGACCAACTATCTATGAGTTTTGTTGGCGTTATTGATCCTCAAAATACCGAAGACGTTTCTACAACATATATAAAAAATGGTGAAACATTTAATTCAATAATTATTAATAACCTTGGTGTTGTTGATAATATGTATAGAATTGGTAGATATGAAGTAACTAATAAACAATACTGTCGATTCCTAAATGCTGTGGCTAAAAATAACGATAGAGGCTTGTATGACTCTAGAATGAGCAGTCAAAATGTTGGTGGTATTAGTCGAATATTTGATGCAGAGTATATCTATACTACTAAGCCTAATATGGACAATAAGCCCGTATTATTTGTAAACTATTTAAGTGTTATAAGGTTTATAAATTGGCTTCATAATGGAGCTTCTGTAACTATTAGTGAGTCAAATATTGACTATAATTTGGATATGGGTGCATATTCCATAATACCTATTGGTACAGACTCATATAATGTTGTTCAATCCTCTTATAGAAAATACTGGCTACCTAATCTAAATGAGTGGCATAAAGCGGCTTATTTTGAACCAGTAGATGTTAATGCTTATACTGGAACATCAACCGTAATGGTTAAGAGAGAAGATCCTTATCTTGTTGCCTCTGGTCTAGATTCAGACACTAATAAATTTAAGGAATTATTTGCGAATTTAAGTGTTAGTGGATGGTTATATGTTGATCATTTAATTGTCGGAGACGGAACAATACGGTCATCCAAGAGATTTACTGGACTAATTCCATCTACTGGTACTACTACTAATACTCAAAATGTCACAACACAAACTACTAATAATATTAATTTGCCACCAACCTCATTGGACGATATTATTAATAGCGATAATAATGCTGTAGAAACAACAGCTTCAACAGTATCTGTTGGAACTAGCATATCTGGTATCCCACTAAGAAGAGCTCAAGATACTGATTGTGTTGAAAATCCACCTTGGTTCTGCAATCCTAATAATACTGGTCCAAGTTTATTTTAGAAAAAATTAAGGAATAATTATGAGTACGCCATGGTACACAATATTCGGTCCTAGGTCTTGGCCAGGAGTAGAAATCAATACCGGCAATAAAAAGATAGATGCCGTATACTATAATTTATTGAGCAACAACAATGTTCAGTTAGCTGCTAGCGGAGTTATGTGGCTAGTTGCTGGTACTGGGATTAGAATGATTACTCCTGGTTATGTTGATGTTAGTGGGCTAAGAGCACATACTCTCCTTTTTAAGGACTCAAAGAGAATTGACAATAGTGGAAATATTATACCAACATATAGTGGAAGTATAGGATCTGTAGCATATAAATACGATGATCATAATCTTGCTGGTATTCCTAGTGACGAATTAGTGTATAATAGCGGTCTTGGTAAGTTAACTATGCCATCTAAAGACATTGGTTTATTATATGTCAGTAGAGGTAATGTTGACGATGGAGCAGCCCCAACAAAAGAGTTTGGCTCATTCTCAGATATTGTTCCAGTGCCAAGAAAAGTTATTACAAGTACAGAGCCGGGTGTTCCTCCAACAATTATTCCTTCTTATGTTGCTGTAAATACTCATGCTATATTTAGTAGCGGAGTATCTATTTATCCTAATTTAGAAAGCTATAAAGGAAGCATTCTGACCCATATGGGTTCTGGTAATAAGGTAGAGTGGACAAGTGCTCCGTATTTGAAAGCAGATGGAGCAACGTGGACTAGATTTCCAAAGAGGCCAATATATATTGATGGAGACAGAGTAATCTTCTATACAACAAGGCCTTCGTGGGCGCAAGACTGGGTTAATAGTCCAACACTTGAAAGTCTGGCAACAGAATTTGGCAATGGCGAAGATACCATAGAACTAATAACATCGCTAGATAGATCTGTTACACATGTGAAGTTCGCAACAACTATTCTCTACGGTGTTGGAGATGTTCAGTCAGGAGATGGTCCAGATTTATTAACTCCACTCAACTCGCTATTTACTCCTGTAACATTTACAGATCCTGACGAAACAGACCCAGACGCTCCGCAAGCAGCAGGATATGCTGTTAAAATTTGTAGTCCAAAACCTTGGGATGGCTCATCATCAAAAGTTGATGTTAATGGATATGCGTTTTCTGTTACCAAGGGCGCTTATCTAAGTATGCAACTATCTCCAGATGCTACCGATAGATTTAATTGTATTGATAATTTCCCTAATAGTCCATTTAGATTTAAGCCAAGTACATCTAATAATATCAGTATAAGGCCTAATGTTAATACTGGTTTTAATTTACTAGCAGAGAATATTGACTTTATGGTTTTTGGCCAGCGGAAGACAAGCTTTAATAATTATGAAGAAGGAGTATTTGGTCTAGATAATAGTCTAACTCCAACTGGTTTGACACCAGCTTTTAAGGTAGATGCTAATATTCCTAATGCCGCAAGTGGCAGTATAGAGTCTGGCATTTATTATATTAAATATTTAGATAGAGCAAGACTAAATCCTTCTGGATGGAATTATGATACTAATCCCAAGATTACGATAAACGCTAACTCTGCACATAGGATATCGTCGTTAGCTACTGGCATTAATACTGGGTTGGGATTATATGCTGATTTAACAGTAAGCGGAATAACATATAGTACTCAGGTTATGGCTGATAAAATTTTCTTGAATCCTAAGCCAACAGATGACAACTCTAGTATTTATATTGCTAATTCTTTACTTACTCTTGATAGGTCTGGTAGGATTATTTCTCGTATTCCAAGACAAAATCCAACAGTCCCATCAGCACCAAGTGGCATAAGGTTAGACCCAGGTCACACCAACGGTATAGGCAACACAGAAGTTTCTCTAGTATGGACAGCACCAGAAAGCGACGGTAGAAGTGCTTTATTAGACTATGTTTTACAATTTTCTAGTAATAATGGAGAAACGTGGACAGACTTACCCAATAATTTATATAGTATAGATAGAGCATCAGATATTACTCCATTAGCAACAATTGTTGGACTATCTCCATTAGTCTCATACCGATTCAGAGTGGCTGCACAAAACGGTATTGGCCTTGGAGATTACTCAAATGCTTCAACTTCAATTACTCCTGGTTCTGAAGTTCCAAAACGACCAGATAGTTTAGTTGCTAGTAGAGCATTTGATGAAACTTTGTATTCAAACATAACGCTATCTTGGGATGCTCCTCAAGCAGGAGCAGACGATGTATTAGGATATGTTATTGAAGAATCAACAGACAATGGAGCCACTTGGCAATATTATAACCTTCTAACTGCCTTAATATCTTCAACGTCAGAATTAATATCTGGAACTGAGTCTGCGTTAGATTATGCTTATAGAGTATCAGCATGGAATTCTTATGGTCAAAGTGCTTTCTCTTATGTTTATGTTCAAGGTAATGTTATTGACGAAGTTGATCCAGAAGAAGCTGCTAGACAAGAAGAAAAAGCTAATGACGTTTTAAGTAATTGGGATTTCGGTAAAGTACTATTCACAGGAGTATGCCCCACATGAGCCTTTTATTATTCAAAAGAGACGAAACAGGATTAGGCCACCCAGCACCAGAGCAATTATCTATTGGAGAAATTGTTATTAATAGTGTTACTGGTAAGTTATATACCAAGCTAGTAGATGGTTCTGTTATAGAATTTATAGGACAAAAAATTTGCTTTGATCCTCTTCCAGAAATATTAACATATTATGAAAATGCTCTTATTTCTAATGATATAGTGAATAGTTTTTGTTGCACTGGTGCGTTATTAGAATTTGAGGTTAAAAAATTAAAGTTAGAGCCGTCCCCGTATTCTTTTAGATTAACAGAACTAACAAGTAATGCTGCTCCACAAGATATTGCTATACAGGATGCCAAATTTTCAGTGTATACAGAATCCACTCCAGCTGTACCACCAAGTACAACTCCAACTTCTATAACCTATAGAAAAGCTATTGTGCCAATTAATTTAGCAATAACTCTAAATACCCAAGGTATTAGTTTATTTAAATTTGCTGTTATAGGAGATCCTGGTAGACCACCACTAATAGAAAAAATTATCACCATCAGATGCCAAGAAGCCGTATAGGATAACTCTTATGATAAATACTATTAATCATAGTTTAGAAGAAGGCGAGGCCGGATTATTGCTTCGCTTTAATGTTGACTTAGCACAGCTCAAAAAAAGAGATCAGTATATTGTACAGTTTGACTCTCCGGTTTCTTTACCATATGATCCTCCTATTTCTCTGTCCTATACGCCAGATCCTCCGTCATATTCTATTATTAATAGTGGAGGAATTATTCCTCAAATTTTTGTTAAGATCAAATCTCTTCATAGAGCAGAGACTAAGACCTTGCTTAGATTAACTATTAAAGATATCTATAATACTATATTGTATGTTGATTACTTATTAATAATTTGCTCTCCACAGTCTACACTTAAATTTGAAGCATCACTACTACCATCAAATATCTCAGGAAATGTTGGAGATAATGGTGGTAGTAAAATAAAGTTAGCACAACCCAATACCATTAGATTAGATGTTGGAATGTCAGTTACCGGTCCTGGTCTATCAAGTACTATATCTTATGCTATCAAGAGAATAGAAACTGCTGATACTATTGAATTAGATAAATTAGTACCAACATTTGACAACAGAACAATAAGTGGAACATTTACTTTTACCAGAACCACAGGATGCGTAGACCCTAGCTCATTGGCGCTAAGGTCATCTCAGCCAGTATATACGATCTTAGATTTTAGTAATAATTGGACATATGAAATTGGTAATAGAATTATTGCTCAATTTATTGTGGAAAATAAAGAAGATAATTTAGATACTATAGTATTATTGCCAATTAAAAATGCTTCTTTATTAAATAATCCTGATAACTCGGCTGCTATACCAAGTGTTTCCATAATTAAGGCTGGTGGCAGAGTTATGAATGATTCTCAGTGTTTATCTGGACTGGTTTTTAGTTAATTGACAAATAGCATGGTGTAATTAATTATGAGTTTCCATATTTTGAGTAAATAATATGATTATAAATAGCCAATTTTTTATTACATACTACATCGGCCAAGAACCTCTGCCGCTTAAAACCATACCAGCGTCTTTGGCTCCTAATAGTATCGGACGCATAGAGTACGACACTTTTATGCAGGCCATAGACACTATTTATGGAAGTCAGACTCTTGATGGTTCTATACCTAAATTTTGGACAAGAAGAACCCAGGCTGTTGATATACTAGGAAATATTAAATACTTTTATGAGCCACACCCAGATTCTACATTATCACAATTAGATAGTAAGTCATCTTATTATTTTATTGTTAGAGACACTACAGCAATTCCTGTGAGAGTTCCTTCTATTGGTGGGCTGTTATTAGGATTTACAGACGCTAATAAGCTACCCAACGTACTAGCAGAAAGCATACCAAATACTAAACTCTCTGATGATAGTAAATACTCATTCTCTCCAAGGATTGAAAATTTACAGCCTTATGAAGAATATAAATATGAGTTTAAAACAGTTAATGCAAATTGGCCGGTAAGCATTAGCACAATATCCGGTATAATCAAACCGTCAACAGATAAAATTTCAATTCAAAGTAATGTTGGTTTTTGTCCCAGTACTGGCAATTGTGACACTAATGTTATGCCCTTTTCATTACCAGAAGTGTGTGCTCTTTCTAGTTCTGACAATAAGAGCATCACAATGCAGCTATCAGTAGTTCCACTGTCCTATGTCGGCATGGAGGTATTAAGTAATCAGTTTACTGTTGAATGTCAAGACTGTTTACCCAAACCGTTCATAGCAATTTCTGGGAAATCTCCCTCTTTGGTGCTAGAGCCTGTAGCAGACGATGCCGAGCCCGCATCATATTCTTTTGAATTGATTACTAAGAATTTAGAATTAGACAAAGAATATTCTTATAGTATTGAAGTATTAAGATCAGAGTGGCCTTTTGTATTTACCAATCCAACATCTGGCAATATTACGGTAAAATCATCAACAGATAAGCCTCTATTAGATGGTAAAATGTTTTTCTGTCCAGCAACAGGGCTATGTCCACCAAATACAAATGGTGTCCTCCCCTATACTGTTCCATCATATCCAAAGTTTTTAACTGGAGCAGCAACCTATAGTGTTACTCTAAGGGCTGTATTAGATTCTTCTGAGTGCGACACAGAAACTGTGTATAGTTTACCCATCACCATATCTTATAAAAATTAAATTATCATGAGTACAGAAAATTATCCATCAAACGATCCCAGACTTGAGAGTTTAGCTGATACTAACCCGTCTCCTTCGGTACCGCCAACACCAACTGAAAATCATATCAGAGACGTTGCTCTTTCAGTAAAGGGATTAATTAAAAGATTGGAATATAAATATGTTGTAGAGAGTCTTGGGGCCAACTGGCCCGTAGCTATTGTTCCTGTGTCCGGATCTTTTGTAGCAGAGTCGAAGACAGAAACACTTAATGTCAAAGCTATTTTTTGTCCCAACTTTATTTTATGTCCATCTGGTAGTGCTGATGTTCTTCCATATAATCGTAATTATAGTTATGGAGTAGAAAATAAATTATTATTCACAACTATCAGGCTTAAAGTTTCAGAGCTAGATTCAAATACTGACTTTATATACGGTACCCCAGTAGCTTTGTCATGTGCTAATTGTCTGCCTGAAGTTGGTCCCAAAATAACATTACCTGATAGTATAACCCTTGATAATAAAACCCAAAACAGTATTATGGTTAGTGGACTAGCTAGTGGCATATCTCCAGACACCCGGTATTCTTATCGTTATAAAGTATTAGACGCAACATGGCCAGTTTCGCTTTATCCTTTAAGTGGAACTATTAAGAGCGCCACAGAAACAGTATCTGTACCAAGTCAATTAGTGTTTTGTGAAACATCAGGAAATTATCAAACTGACATGTGTGGAACTCCTAAAGAAAAGAGAGCAACACTAAGCTTAGAACTAACACCATTAGCAGCAGATACTGAAACAGTATCGATTCTATCTGTTAATAGTAGTAAAATTATTAGTAACGATATGATTGCGAATTGTGATGATTGTATTCCGTATCCAGAATTACAAATATCAGCCTCACCATTAAATACTAGTAAATCTGATAGAATTAGTATTAGCGGATCCATAAAAAATCTGAAAGTAAACCATCTATATAACTATAGTTTAGAAAATATTGATTCTAATTGGCCATTATATGTCGGATCCAGATCAGGAACAATAACACCAACATCGCCTGAAGATATATCTCTGAGTTTTGTCGGAGAATTTTGCAAAACGCCAGCTCTTTGTCCTTCTGGATCATCGGCTGTAATACCATATTCTACAGTTGTTAATGGTACTAACGCCTATACGTCATTTAAGCTTAAGCTGGTTGACCCGGCGATTACAGGCTCCTATTATAGTAATAACATTAGGGTCTACTGTAGCGACTGCTCTCAGAGTTTTATGCCTGTTTTAGTATCATCCCAGGTTTCAGATAACCCCACTTGTTAATAAGGTATAATAAATGTCAAATGTTAAAAGCATAGGAATTAAAGTTAGTGGATTAAGTCCACTAGATACATATAATTATACATTTTCAAATAAGGGAGGAAATTGGCCAGTTAAACTATCTCCATTATCTGGATCTTTCAAGTCCAATTCTATAGGCAACGTATATGAGATTAGATCATATGTAGAATTTTGTGCAACAACGGGGCTATGTCCTCCGGGAGCAACTAACGTTTTATACAATGCTCCATATATTGATAGTAATGCTGGTGCCTCTGTAGACAGAACAACACTGTATTCTGTAATAGGCTTATCTCTAGTATCAGCAGCAACGTCTGAAAAAGTCTTAGATACTCAAGCACTAATAGAGTGCGAAAATTGCTTACCAAACATCTCTCTAACAGCAGAAGAAAATATCGTGTTAGATGAGTCATCATTAAATACCAGACAAATAGCTACAGCAGTCAATGGTTTGATTCCCAACCAATCTTATACATATGTCTTTACATCAATCGATAGTAATTGGCCAGTAAAAGTAACTCCAGTTTCTGGCACTATTCGCTCATCAGCCGATTCTGCTAATATTAAGAGTCTAGTAACTCTTTGTGCCAATTCTGGAGATTGTGCTAATGGATTGTTTTTTGTTCCAACACAAAATTGTGATGCTGGTCAGAGCCCGTTCTCAGCTATCAAGCTTACAGTATCTCCAGTAAATAGTAGCCTACAAGAGCCCGTATCCGCTGATTTTACCGTATCTTGTGATAATTGTATTCCTAAATTATCATTAATTTTACCATCTACCGTTAAACTTGATAGATTATCTAAGAATAAAACTTCTATAAATTTAGTAGCATCCAATCTTAAGCTTGGAAAACAATATGTTTATCATATTAATAGTGTAGATGCTAATTGGCCAGCTATTGTTACCCCCATTAGTGGTAAGCTAACTGCACATTATGATAGTATGAACATCCCACTGACTGTTACATTATGTCCATCAACAGGACTATGCCCATCAGCCAGCAGCGACGTAATAGACTATAGTATAGACAGTAACTGCTTATTAGGCTATTCAAATATGGAGAGGTATGTTAGATTTAATGCTGATATTTCTGGAAATGAGTGTGATAGCGGATACGACAAAACCTATAGCAATGATGTAACGGTATCTTGTGTTGATTGTTTGCCAAGAGCCAAAGTCTCTATTCCAAGCATAATGCTCTTATCTTCTGAGGATAAAAACGTAAATACCTTTACTTCTGATATAACCGATCTAGCTCCTGGACAAAAATATGAATATTCATTTAAATCAGTAGATAGTAACTGGCCCACACTGGTATATCCTATAACTGGTATTATTAGCACAGAATCAACATCAATATCATTATCATCTAGAATAACATTTTGCAGATCAACGGGTCTATGTGAGAATGCTGAAAATCTTTTAGATTATACCTTTGATAATAGCAGTTTATATAGTGAGGGTCTTGAGAGATATTCTTCCATCGTTTTAGAGATTAAACCAGTAGACTGTTCATCTATACCGGTTTCTACAAGCAATACCATGCTAGTTAGATGTGACGGCTGTTTGCCAGTAGCATCTCTAACTCACTCATCCAATAGTGCTATTCTCTCTAGTCCAGGAATAAACAGATTCCAACTATCAACATCTGCTCAAAACCTAATTCCCGGAGAAACTTATTCATACGGAGTTAACTATGTTGATAGTAACTGGCCAACAATTGTGTCTAAACAATCTGGTGAATTTGTAGCTGTATCTTCTAATAAAAATATCTTAACTGAATTGCAGTTCTGTTTTCCTAGCGGTACTTGTTCTCAAAATCCTGTTGATGTGATGCCATATAGAGTTAGTCCGATTACTGCTAATACTAATAAATATGCTGTTATTAATCTTTCTATTACTGACACTACTAGCTCAAGTAGTCCTACTATTAGCGATGACTTCACACTAACCTGTTCAAATTGCCTACCAAATATTAATTACACTATGGCATTTTCTGGCAGTCCAACATTAGTACTACCAAGCAATTGTTGTTCTGGTAATCAAGTTATGAGAGTAAATATTGGCGGAGCTATTGCTGGAGATATTCATAATTATGTTCTATCTTCATCTTCTCCAAACGTATCATTCATGCCAACCAGCGGACAGATAATTTTCAAACAAGGCGGTTCTGGTACTATTGTTAGCATGATGAGCACATCACTAAGTAGTGAAACATCAGCAATAGCACAATGCAAGTTAACTAATGTTAGTTCTAATATTGAGACTGTAGACTTTTTGGTTATCAAATGCGGAACGAATGCCTGCTAATTATATAGACACAAGAGGATTTTGATAATGCTAGATATTATAGGATTAAATTCCGCAAACTATAACAATTGTATAGAATGGAGATATATCCCAGGAGATTTAACTACTGTTGGATATAACGGAGGTCCAAGTCAATACAATACATATGATCAGTCTGGTAATATCTGGGAGTGGACAGAAGAGTTTGATACTATCAGTGTTGGCGGAAACGATTACTATTATAGAAGAATTCGAGGAGGTTCTTTTAGGGATAGTGCTCAAACTTTATCTTCTTTGTATACTCATTCAAGACATATTCCCGGTAGTGCCGAAGCAGACAATAATCTTGTTATTAAGGATAATATTGGTTTTAGGTTGATTTCTAGTGGAAATCCTTTATCTCTACAGCATTTTGTTAATGTTGGAGATATCAACAATTCTCCTCTGGTATTGACCGGAGATTATGCTGGTTCATATGGTTCTGTTAATTACGAGTATTTAATAAATCAAATACCTGTAACTAATGATGATTATGTAGTTTTTTTAAATACTGTTGATTCTAATGGGACTAGGATTCAACTAAGCGAAACCTTCAATGCCTCTGGTCAATCTACTGCAAATAATCAAAATGTATTATATCATTTTTATATGTCTTCTGATCAAAGAGGTGGCATAGAGTTTAATAGTGGTGAAGTTGTTGGTAGAAAATATAAATCTAAAAGTAATATGGGCAATAAGCCTGTAAATTTTATTACTTGGTATATGGCTGCAAGTTATTGCAACTGGCTACATAACAAGGTTTCTGATCCAGATACTACCACAACTAATACGGGGGCTTATGACTTATCGTTAGATGATAATCTTATAGTTCGCGCTAATGATAGTTATTATAGCTTGCCGTCGGACAATGAATGGTTCAAAGCCGCTTATTACAAGGGCGGTTCATCAGATGCCGGTTATTGGACTTATGCAACAAGGTCAGATTCTGATCCAACATGTATTGATGTTGACGAAAACGGAATAGGCCCATGGCAAAAATCTCAAGATTATGTTAGTATACCATTAAATAATTTGGTTATCGGTAATAGTTATACTGTTAATTTCGAAATATCAAAAACATCACCGTATTCTGTAGATCTAGATAAGAATAGCTATTCTTTCATCGCTTCTGCTCCTACTGAGAGTGTTGTTGTTTGTGTCACTAAATATTTAATAGTAGATTTTGCTATTATAATATACTCATTAACAAATAATAATTCTGGACTACTTGAATCTGTTGATTCTGTAGTTTTACAATGCTCTTCTAGAAATTCTTGTAAACTTACTCGCACCCCAACTCCTACTAAAACTGTTACTCCAACACCAGCAGCTAGTCAGAGTCCTACTCCAACAATAACTCCTACTCCGTCGAGAACTCCAACAATAACGCCAACAATTACAGTTACCTCAACTGCTACTCCAACAGTTACTCGAACAGTAACGCCCACCCCGTCTCTTACAGCTTCTGAAACTGCTACTCCGACAGCCACAAGAACATCCACTCCCACGCCAACACCAACAATTACTGTAACAAGAACAGTAACCCCAACCATAACAGTAACTAGAAGCGAAACACCAACTCCAACAGTAACTAAAACAACAACACCAACTCCAACAGTAACTAAAACAACAACACCAACCCCAGCAGCTAGTCAAACACCAACGCCAACTGTTACTCCAACAATAACAGCATCTAGAACCCCAACCACTACAGCTACTCCAACCATTACCATTACTCCTAGTATTACTATAACTAGAAGCGAAACACCGACTCCAACAGTTACTAGAACAAATACTAGAACTCCAACAGTAACACCATCAGTAACAGCTTCATTAACTCCAACTATAACAGTAACTAAAACAACAACACCAACAGTTACTCCAACAGTCACCCCTACTCCATCAAGACCATTTGCTTTTGTCAGCACATGGAATACATTAAGTACTAGTACTGGTAGTAGTACGACTAGTCGAATTAAACTACCATTAATATTAGGTGGTACTTATAACTTTATTGTTAACTGGGGAGATGGAAATAGTAATAATATAACATCTTGGAACCAATCCGAGGTGACTCATACGTATGCTAGTACTGGTATTAAAACCATAACTATTACTGGAACTATCAAAGGATGGGAATTTAATAATAGTGGAGATAGATTAAAGATTACTAATATTAGCAATTGGGGTCCGTTGGATATGAATGTGACTGGCAGTTCCAGAAACTTTAATGGTTGTGCTAATTTAAATATTACTACTGGAGGATCTCCAGTTATGCCAACCAATTGTACTGGTATGTTTGAGGGTTGTAGTGCTCTTGTTGGAGTTGGCATTAACGATTTTAATATGGCGACCGTAACCAATACTTCATATATGTTCTCTTCTTGTTCGCTTTTTAATGCTCCAATTAATAATTGGAATACTAGTAGCGTAACTAATATGAGTGGCATGTTCTTTGAAGCTATTAGCTTTAATCAGCAAATAGGAACTTGGAATACTAGTAGAGTTACTAATATGAGCAGCATGTTTAATGGGGCTTCAGGTTTTAATCAGCCATTAAATACTTGGAATACTTCAGCAGTAACTAATATGAGTAGCATGTTTACTAGTACAGGGCAGTATAATCAAAGCATGAGCAGTTGGGACACCAGCAAGGTTACTAATATGAGTAGCATGTTTCTCAATGCTTTATCTTTTAATCAAGATATTAGTATGTGGAATATATCATTAGTGGTATCTATGAATGATATGTTAAGAGGTACCAGTTTTAATCAAACCAACTACCATGCTTTACTTACTTCTTGGGGTAGTAGTACTACCCCCACTCAAAACAATGTTACTCTTGCTGTTGATCAAGAATATTCTTCAATAAATGCTACAATAGTAAGTAGAAGACTATATTTAATAAATACTAAGGGTTGGAATATTATTGATTATGGTAATGAAACTAGTATGATAGTTAGATATAATAGTACAAATATTACTTGGCAGGTTAATAACGGTTGGCAATGGACGAATGAATTATACTCTATATTAAAACCACAAAATGATACCATAGTAGAAGTTAACTGGGGAAATGGACAAAATTTTGTATATAATTCGAGTAATGCTATATTAGCAGGAGTCTATTCTCCTACTTATGCTGCTAGTACTACATATACCATTAGAATAACAAAAAGGAGTGGTACTGGACTTATTGAACTTGGCCCTTCTGCAAATCATACTGCCGGTCAGACGTATGGTATGCCACAATATTATACTCCATTTCAAAATAGCGTAACTGCCATAGATAGATTTGGTAGTAATATTAAACTTAGATCTGGAGAAAATCACTTCGCCTATTATAATAATCTGGTTTCTGTTTCTAGTACGGACGCACCTATTAATCCATCAGATAATTCCTACCGTAATATCTTTCTTAACTGTTCAAACTTTGTTGGAACTGGTTTGAACAATTGGAATACTAGCTCTATAACTAATATGTTTGGTGCATTTCAGAATAATTCTAGTTTCACTTTTGATTTGAGAAACTGGAATTTATCTAATGTTACAGATATGGGTCAGATGCTGTTGAACGCTACTAGTTTTGGTACCGGCAACTACAGTTTTCTGTTGCAGCACTTAAATGACAATAATACTAAAAATAATGTTCCTTTAAGAAGTAGTTCTAGATATTTTAATCAAGCCAGCGTAACTTCTGCAAGAGCGTCTTTGGTGGCAAGAGGATGGACTATTATCGATTTAGGAGCAATATAATGAGATTAATAAACAATATTAGCAAATACATGTATTACTATATATCGGAGAATCAAAGCTACGGGTTTCTTAATTTTGGACAACAACTAGAGACAAATAAAAATATTGTTTCTTTTTTATCAGTTGAAGAATGGAAAAATCATATTAATACTGAACTAGCAACAGATATTTGGCTGAATGAAGATTTAAAAAAGGAACTAGAAGAGCAAACTAAAGATACAGCAAAACATAGCGATGTTGGATATTTAACAGCTTACAACTTTAGACTACCAGTAAATGAAGAAACTGATTCTAAGCTTAATCAACTATTATCGTCCAACACAGATCCTGTGCGGATAACTGCTATGTCGGGTGACGTTTATACTCTAAGCAAAGCCGATCTAATATCTTTGATTGATCAATATACAAAAGACAAACCCTTATATCTAGCTATGGTAGAGAAATAATATGTTATTAACTTGCAATAGTGCTAATTACGGAAGCAGAGCAGACTGGAATACGTTAGATGGCAACGTATCAACAGTTGGCTCTAATGGTAAAAGTAGCTACTATGGCACTTTTGATCAAACTGGAAATGTTAATGAGCTATTAGACACTATTAGCGGTAGCTATCCTGTGGTCCGTGGAGGCTCTTTTAATAACGACCAAACCTATCTAACTAAAACATGGTTTAGCACCCAGGCTCTGGATGGGAAAAGTAGCAATATAGGATTCAGAATAGCAAAAGCATCTTCAAGCATAGATTCCACAAACTACGTATTAGTTGAAAATGCTGAAAATAATGGAGATAGTAGCAATAATGATTTTGGTAGAGTTAATTATAGTTATCAAATAAAAAAATATTTAGTAACAAATAGTGAATATGTAGAGTTTTTGAATGCCATTTCTACTAAACCAAATGGATTAGAATTATGGCGTGCTGATATGGGAGACCCTAATAGGAGAGGTGGTATAAGCCGCACTTTAGTTAACACATCATATGTCTATGCCGCTCTGCCAAACATGGGAAACAAGCCAGTCAATTATATCAATTGGTTTAATGCTGTTAGGTACATCAACTGGCTTCATAATGGTAAGCTTACTGGAACACCAACAGCTGGAACCACAGAAAGTGGTGTTTATACATTATCTAATAATATAATTCAGGGTACTAATAAGCCATCACCAGCTAATAAAAATTCATACTGGCTTCCTTCTGAAGATGAGTGGTATAAAGCAGCATACTATGACCCTAATAAAAACGGACTTGGTTTACCAGGATACTGGACTTATGCAACAATGTCTGATTCTGTTCCTGATGCTGCTGTTGTTGATGCGGCAGGAACAGCAAACAATACATATAGTAATCCTAATATTTGTATTAGCCCCACACCAACCCCAACAGTTACGCCGTCTATTACGGCGTCTCCAACAGTTACTCCTAGTATAACGGTGTCGTTATCTTCAACAGCAACTGTTACTCCAACAGTAACTCCAACTATAACTATTACATCTAGTGTTACTCCTACTAAAACACCTACTAAAACACCAACCATGACTCGCAGTTTAACTCCAACACCAAGCCTAACTGCTAGTGTTAGTCCTAGTATTACTGTTTCAATATCTCCGACCAGAACCCCTACAATGACTAGGACTCTAACTCCAACAGTTACTCCTACTGCTAGTGTCACGGTTACTCCTTCAAAAAGTTTATGTGCTCAGAAGAAATTAGGAGAATTATTATATCAAAGTGCTGTTTATGTAAATGATGACATTCAAGTATTACATAAAGGATTTTTATTACAAGGTAAATTATCTCCAAACGTTAGTTTACTATCTGAGCAACCTAATGCTTCTCCAACGCCGACCAATACTGTTAGTCCAACGAATACTCCAACCATAACAGTTACCAGAACGTTAACGGCAACCCCTACCCTAACTAGAACATTAACGCCAACTCCTACCACAACAAGTACACTGACACCAACACCAACTCCTACTCCGTCATCTAGCGGTTAGTATTTATACAAGGACTTAGGACTTTATGGTATATTCTCAAGACTTTTTAGACGCTACATTAGATAATATTAATAATATAACAGCTATGACTGCAGGATCAACATCGAATGGTCCGGTCGTACAGGTGTTGTTCAATGGTAGCGGGGTTCATAGTGTGGGCGGACCAACACCATTTGTTGAAATATCAACATCTGTTGAAAGCAATTCTGTTGGTATTCCAGAATCAACAACTACCAAAATAACACTAACTGGTAAAATTGTTAGACCACAAGCAGCTAGTGCCACAGGTAGTGGTATTAGTCATGTATTGAGCGGTATTAAGGGTTTAGAGAATTTATTTAAACCAGATTCTTTTGGTAACTTTGAAATTACATGTAATTCTAGTAGTGCTGGATCAAGTTCATCTACTCCTAGTAATCTTTATGGTATTAGTGGAGTTAAGGTTGTTAGTATAGATATTGGTAAAACTAGTGATAATTGGGTACAGACAGCTGACTATACGATAGTATTAGAAGGATACAAAAGCGCAATATCAGGTTATTCTGTAAAGGGATTAGTCGATTCATGGAGTGTAGAATCATTAGAAGACTATACATATAGTAATTTTACAATTAATGGAATAACACAAAAACTAGAATATCATAACCCCAACTTAAAACCGACAGCACCATCACCTAGTGCTCCACAACCAGTTCAAACCCAATCTGGAGGATCTAGTGGAGGAATGAGTCCGAATATTAATAATGCTACATTAAATGTTGTTAGTATTCCACAATTTAAAGTTAGTCATACTGTTAGCGCGATTGGAATACCAAGTGGCACTGGTTCTAATACTGGTTTAATGAATTCGGTCTATTTAAATGCTAAAAACTGGGTAGAATCTAGACTAAATCTTAGTTTAACAGCCAATACCAGCATCCCTAGTGGCGTAATTTCTCTTAACGGATCGTCTACCCCTCCGTATCATTTAGCTACAGGATATCTATATAATCATATTCGTAATACTAATTTTAGTATAATGGAAGGCAAATATGAAGTAGTAGATAATTGGATAGCTATGCCAACAGGTATTGGTTTCGTAGAAGACTACTCTATAGATATGTCTACTGACGAAAAATATCTTCATACTATTAGTGTTAAAGGAGAAATTAGAGGATTATCTTTAGGCGGTCTTTTTGGTGGTTCTGGTCATACTCATGTGACTACAGGAAATCAGATTAATATTCCTCTGATAACAGGATATGGAGGAACCGCAGGTGGTGCACTAAGTCATACTGTTCCAGATGTTACACCATTAACAGGAAGTCAAGCAGGAACTATAACATCAAATAAATATCAAAACGCATTAAGTGGATGGATATATGATATTAAACCATATTTATATCGTAGAGCTTGCGTAGCTATGAGTACTGCTGATAGAACTGTTGGATATGTTGCTCCATACAGCGTCGGCTCGGCTGCTCAACCACCCAATAATCCTGTTTATGCTAAGCACGGTTTATTAAATATTATTCCAGTATCAACTTCAGAATCTCATAATACTCGTAAAGGTACTATTTCTTATTCTTATGATTTTAATAATAAGTTCACTATGATTAGTGGAGTAATTGCAGAAAGCGTAAACATAGAAGATAGTGGTCCGGTTGATGTTATAGGAGAAGCTTTCGTATTAGGTCGTGCTCTTGGGCCGGTTTTACAAAACCTTGGAACAAAAACCACAGCAAAAAAGAGCGTATCTATAGAAGTTACTGTTGTTCCACCATCTAGTTTGGCCGGATTTTTCATGCAGAATAATGTTTGTCCATTGTGGACAGGAGGAACAATATTTACTACTATTACAGGCATATTGGAGGCTTTAAAACCATTCGGAGATAGAGCATCATCATTTATTGGAAGTTCTGCTGTTACTCGTGTGGGAAGCGCAACCAACGCCGAGGGACAAGTATTCGTATCTCAAGACAACCAAAGTTGGGATCCTACTAATGGGAAATATGTTCGCTCTGTTGCTTGGAATTATCAACAATGTACAAATTCTAGGAACTGGTTAAATCACTAATTATGCCAACAAGACCGTGTAGTTCTGAACCTAAACAGATTGCTCAAACATTATTTTTAGGAGCTAGCGTAGCCAGCTATAGCACTAATATTGGTTGGGGTAGTCAACCATCTCAAATTACTGTTAATCTTATAGAGGATGAAGTTGCACCAAAATGTTTGCCAAATACGAATGGAAATCCTACTGGTCAAACATATAATCAGTTTGTTGCGTCGTCTCATGGCAGTACAGATGATCATTATCATACTTGTGCTGGTGCGAGTAACATTGATTGTTATATTGACAAGTATACTGGAGCAGCCGCTACTTCAACTACTCCTGTTGAAAATCGTATTTTACCAGGAAAAGTTTACTATAATTTAGACTCTACTACTGGCACCTTAAAATCTCGCTATTGGAAAAAGCCAGATCCAGGATTTTTTGGAAATAGCACAAAAATAGACAGAGCAGGAGCTGATCAAACTGCTGGAACAATAACCTATAAATATGATATTATTGATACTCCTGTTTATTTTAAAATGGGTAATTTTACTTTTGGTGGTTTTGTACAATCTTGGTCAAGAAATTTAAATAGTGGAGGAAAACAATACAGTGTTATAATTAATGGTCCATCAGCTATTTTAAAATCTTGTTATGTCATAGTAGATAAATTTACTGGAGCTATTTTTAGCAGAAACACAAATTCATATTATGGTACTCCTAAAAATTATACCAAAGTTAATTCTGATGTTACTTATGATAGTACCCTTTTACAAAGGGGGATTTTGCCTAATGTTTTTAATGCTTATGGTTTTTTAGAGTCTTTTGGAATAAATAGCTTTGGTGGTTCTGGCAAAAACGAAAATGGTATTAGTATCAACTATATTTTAGGGGCACTATCAGTATTAACATCAGTTGCTCCAGGAACTAGTCAAACATTATGGGCTACTGGAACAGTTCTACCACGATCAGCCTTTTCACCATTTGGACGAATAGTGTCAAAATGTATGGCAAAAGACAAAGCAGATACTGAGTTATATGACAATATAACAAATGGTTTTTCTTCATTTGGAGTTATTCCACCCCAACCGGCTAACATGGGCGCTCCTAATACTGAAGGTCGTGATAGATGTCAATTTGTTTTGGATTTAAATGATCTAATTTACTCAGATACTAACAGAACAATCAAAAGACTTCCGGATGATATTAGAATAACTGGGCCAGTAATGAGTATCATGGACCTGATCGATACTGTTGCTGAAAAAACAGGACAAGACATTTTTATAGAAATGGTTCCCACTATTTTTAATAGTGTTGTTACCCATGTTATTAAAGTCAAGACTATATCTCGTTTACAACAACCTAGGCCCAACATTATTGAAAACACAATAAAAAAAATGGAATGTGAGGGATATTATATATCCTCAAACTCTTTTGGAAAAGAAAAAAATGAAACTCCAGCACGAGCCATGATTATTGGTGGACAACAACAAAGGTTATATCAGGTTAAAAGCTATAGATTAGCATATTCTCAATCTAATTTTATTTATAATCCTAAAACTGGTTCTTTTGTCAACTATAGAGTATATAACCAGCCAGTTACTACTGCTTCTTCATTAGCACCATTTAATAATGCTAATCAGTATGGTCATGGGAAAATAAAACCTGCAAATTTTTGTACTACTCGTAATAAGCCGTTAACAGATTATCTAAATAGCGACTACGATTTTTCTTATCACGATATTGTTAACGACGAAGATAAGATTGTTGGAGCATCGGCTACTTTTACGTCTGGAGATAGTACATGGGCAGATACAAACGAAACAGGTAGTGGACTAAATTGCATTCACGGTAATTATGCTAGCACTATAAAACTAAGACCTAACAATGCTCCGACCGCAAGTGAAGATAGATGGATACCATTATATATGGATACTATCTGTCCATTTTTTGGATTTGTGAACGACGACACTGCTACAATTTCTGTTAATTCAACAAATTCTGATACAAATACTGATCAGAGAAGAATTCGTCCAGTATGGTTAGATGCATGGACCGGACAAATCAATGTTGTAATCAATGTTAGCGAATTACCAGAACTAAACGTAAGTTTAACCAAAGCTAGTCTTGGCTCAAGTTTTACCCTACCATATAGCAACACCCGTTCTATACCCGGTGGGCAAAAAATATTTAATAGTACCGGAGAACTTAGTTCTCTACCAAATACTGAATATTTTTATATCACAGAATCTGAAATAAGAGCAGCATTAGCTGGTTTTGATAATTTTTTAGTTTATTGTTTATCTAAAACATACAAGCCAGATCTTATAGAAATGGTTAGAAGGGCGTATTTTTTACAAACAAAAAACAAACTTACAGGATTGGGAGTTAGTGCTGCTGAAGCTGATTCAATAGCACATAAAGAAACAGATTGGTATTGGAAATTAATGGGTGGGAATATAGGCGGCGACTCATTATATCCAGTGCCTATTAGTCCAGATAAAAGCGATGGAAGTCAGTATATTCAAGAAAAGGCATTACAAGATCTAAAGTTATTACATAAATTTGTAAGCGAAGTTGGTAAGCATTATGGTAAAAAATACATGGTTACAGCATGGAATTTACAAGCTTATAAAGACGAAAGTTTATTTGGCGCTGCTTTTAGTACAACCCAGGGATATGGTTATATTTTTTCTGGAGATGGTAAGCTAACATATAACTATACTCCAACCAACGATGGAGCTTGGGAAGAATATGGTAATATTATTGATGATAGTATTGTTGTTGGAAGTCCAGAGTGGTATTCTATAACAGATGAACAGGGAAAAATTAAGCCATTACTAGGATATAATAATAATTATAATTTTGATCATGTTAGATATGCAAAATGTGTAACTGCTAATAATGCTAATTTTAGGAATGTCAACAATGAGTGGAATCAGTCAAAAGCTAATCCATATTTTAGCTTTAATACTTGGCTTACTTTACAAGAGGCTAAGAGAACAAATTGTTCTGACACTTATGTTTTCCCATCATTGGATACATCGTCATTATCTAGTTCTGATTATATTGTGGTTAATCAAAAGGGCCAACAAACAGCTACTCATAGTATTGTGCCGAGAAATGCTGGCGGATCATTTGGCACAATCACATTAAGCAACGAGCTGCGTTCTTATAATGCTTGGGGAGAGGAGCTTAAAACAAGAAACTCAGATGGGGCAGCGGTGCCGTTACCAAAATCTAAAATATATCTACCAACAACAGTAGAAGAAGATTATGTTTTCTTGGACCCTGTAAATAGAGAGTATGCAAAAATACTTATTGATTCTCCTGGTTTAAATCTATATTTATCTAGTGAGGAAAATGCAAAAGATCCCAACAGAACAGTAATTGCTAATGTTGCGGCAGAAGATCTTATTGTTTATTTAAAAACCCACTCAGTTTATGATTATGAGTGGATAAGGTTCATGTTGAGTTATATTGTTCCTATGAGTCCTACTCAGACAATTTTGGGAGGAGATATATTGTATGGCACCTTAGCTGCTTCCAGTAATACTACGGCTAATAATGTTGAACTAGCGCCCAAAGCTGCTCACCCATTTTTTGCAGCAATACCTATTAAGTCAAATGTATGTGTTTATGGTCCATGGACAAATTATCCAAACATATTAGGAACGGCTATTTTCCCCACGGCTTCCAGTTTTGATCAAAGTACTTCTCTGCCACCCACCTGCACAGTTAGTACTTTTTCTACAACAGCAGACGCAGCAGGGAAAGCAGTTAATAATATGATTACTGCTACTGAAATTGAGGTTCAGGATGATTTTGTGCCATGGAACTATGGAGGTATGTATAATCTAGATATTGCAGCATTTAAAGAGATTGAAACCAAGGTTAATTATCAGACTATCATAGAGACCGCACAGGTAGAAATGCCAGGACTCCCATTATTTAATTTGGGCGGATCTTTCGTTTATGCCAATATAAACCTAAATTATCAAACATTAACAACCGGCACTTTTGCCTATACCCAAACTACCTATAATCCATCTGTTTTGGTTGATTTAACATATGCTGGCGGTACTATGGTTTATAATCCTAATTCAACTAGCGATGTCACTTTCGCATATGCTGTTATAGACCTAAAACAAAATACTGGTTATACTGAAGGTCCAATTATTAGCAGTATTCAAACTTCTATTGGACAACAGGGTATTAGCACAACATATACGTTTAGAACATATACTAGAAAAATTGGATTGTTCAATAAAGAAGAAAATGATCGATTAAAAAAATTAGCTAAAATAAACATGCAAAGAAATAAACAAATAGCTAATCTTAGTGTTCAAATGCAAAACATTAAGCAACAACAGCTTAAATTCATGACCGACGAAAGACTTAATAAAGCAGAGTTTGGTAGTGGGGACTTATCATCCAAACTATATGGTTGGAGTCCTAGCATGGTTATTATTGCACAAGCTAGGCCCTATATCGAAGAACCATTAAGAACTCCTAAATATATTGAAGACTTTACTTTAAATAGCAATCCCGGAGGTTTGGGTACTCAACCAGGAACCCCTACTAACTGGAATGTGCCACACGGAAGTGATGATGGAGATTCGTCATCAGAAAAACAAGGATTTTTAACAACTAGTAATAATGACACTTTTTTAAAGAGTACTGGACGCATTACTTCTACAGTTCAACTCTATGAAAGAAAAGAAGTTAATGGACAGCTAGACAAAGATTATGGTATGCAATCTGCTATGAGTTTGGATGGACTATTATCTCCAATATCTTTTTATCCAACAGATAAAAATGCAACGTTTAATTACTCATTACACGATACTGCTCGATGTCCATTTTGCAAAGGAACCAAAATTAGAAAAATTGAGCTTGTTCATTATGTAAGTGATGGAACAAAAAGCAAAGGAATCATAGATATAACATGCGACAAATGCACATATCTGAATAAAAAATTAAATGCTGTTTTGAATGTGGAAAATAGTGATGTTCCAATTAATCTAATTACTTTAAATCCTATTGTTGTTCCAAAAGGAGAATTTAAGAATAGCAATAGTCAGAATTATAGCGGCAACCATCCTGATAATTTACATGGAGACCTATCTAATGTCGGAGGATATAGTGGCAAAACAAGATATTTCAGAGACAGATTACGACATTGTATAGAAATTGTAGCAAGAGGGTCTGTTCCTCAGTCAAAAGCCGGGTATGCTTTAGAAACTAGCCGTAACGTTAATGAGGCTAGTAGCAATATTACTACTGATAAATATAATTTAGATTATCATCATCAAGATATTATGCTTAGTCATATGAGAAGTAAATATGGAGATAATATTAATAATACTTTAGTACATGAAACTAATCAAAGATTTATTGGTTTGCGTGGTCCTCTAGTATTACATTCTTGGGGATATGATCAAGATGGATATCCAGCCCCAAATGCTTCTGACGAACCATATGAATTTGACTCTTATGGTCGTCCTATGAGATTTAAGATAAAGATTAATCGTGGAACAACGCCTAAAAAATATAAATCACTAAATATTGGAGATGCTTTTTCATTATCAGCAGCAAATACAGAACCTATCTATGCTAAAACGTTTAATAGACAATATATTCCAAGTACAGTATCAGACAATACTGATGTTTATCCTGTAGAAGTAACAAATGACTTGAGGGTTAATGGCGGGTTTGATCCCGCTCAAGGATATACTGGAGATATTATTGGTAAAACACAAAAGTGGAACGGTAGCCGTTGGAGTGACAAGGTTGTTACTAATGACTTTTATTTAAACTGGGCAGAAAGACCCGATTTGTGGAAAGTTGGTCCAATTGATTTAGTGTGGGACGAAGAAAGAAAAGTTTGGGCTGGAGGTAGCGGAGGAGAGGAGTTAATGCCTCCATACGTTATGACGAACAGTAATGACATTAGTTCACTAGATGACTTTTTAAAAAAACGCAAAAAGAAAAAGGCCTCATACCAGCATATTTATGCAACACTAGAAGAAGATTTAATTAAACAAACAGATTTTGATGAAACTTATGCTACAAGAGCTTTTATTGATGATATAGAATATTCGAAAGATCCATTGCTTAGTGGATATAGGCGCTTAATATATATTAAAGATAAATGTGGATATACTGCTCCAAGAGGAACAAAGCTTCTGTGCAGATATAATAGAATCACTGGATTTTATGAACCAATCAGTAAACCTGTTATTATGGCTAAAGGATCAATCGCTAGCAGCAACAAAGCAACAATAGAGTTACACTATGTTCAAGGCAGAAGATCAAGCACAGTACCAACAGTTTTGATGGACTATACAAACCCAATGGCATTTACAACAAACACAGGATCAGTAGGAATGTTTACTTTTATTAATGGAATGTGGACTTTAATTTCTATCAAATAATCAATGCTATCATCTAGACTAATAGATACGACTGATAAATGTAATATTATTCAAACATCGTTAATAGACGACTTGTACCCATATACAATATCTTCTGATGGATCCACTATTGACTATAGTAGTGCGACTCCTCCATTAAGTCCTAGTCAGACAATATCTTACAATAGGCTGCCAGCAATAGGAACTTTAGCGACTCAGTCTTATTCAGATATTAATAGCGATGGTATGGTCGATTGTTGGTTACCAGTTATAGTAGATAGTGATACCTATGTTGATAATAAGATGCTCTCTGATGATGGTAGCTATGCAAACGCTAATCCTGCTTTGTCAAGTGGTCGTTTGGGAATAGAAAACTTTCTGTCTTTTACTCCAAATTTTCGTAATTTTTCTAGTCCTGGACAAATGTCGATTGATTGGTTGTTGAATCGTCACAATATACCATATGCTGTATACTATGGCATAATGTGCTGGGTCAGACGTAATGGTACTGCTAATGTTATGACCATAGGGGGTTCTTCAGCAAAACTAGAAACATTCCCTAAAGGAACAAGACTAAAACATTCATCAAGACCAAATGATATATTAATTAAAATTGATAATAATACACTATATCTTGTTAATAGTCAAAGATATACTATTGGTACATCAATAACATATAATGATGAAAACACCTTTATACTTGAAGCTGGTACTATATCTCCTGATAGTTATTCATTAGCAGATAAAACAATAAGAGAAACATGGACATCGTCATCCACCACAACCTCAACAGAAAATGTTGATGGTTTTTCAATATCTGGCTTAACTAATAATGTTAGACTATGGATTCCCGACGGAGATTGTATTTTTTACTATGAATCAGACTCAGAAAAAACAATAGCAGAACTTGCTGGTGTGCCAACAAATGGTTTCATTTCTCCTTGCTTAACAAGATATTATACTAATATATATCGCATATTAACATTAGATCAACCAAGAAGTTTTGCCAGAAAGAATTTGAAAACTTCGAGATGTTATAGAAAATTAGCCCATGCACTAAGCACTAGTCCATTTATTGGGGAGTTTGCCATAAGAGCACTAGATTGCAGTACTGTCAAAACTATTGTTAACACATATATAGCCGACAGTGCATCGTCAAATAATATTGATAGAGAAAAAACTCTTTTAAAAACCGCACTTAAAGATATTAGCTTATATTTACAAAAAACAATAACAACTGGCAGTGGAACCTCTAATACTGGAGTATATGTCGATACTAAGCCTTCCCCATATAGTTTAAATAATAATTTAATATGTAATAAAAATCAGCTATTTAATAAACTAATAACAAAATATGGTGCAAGCCTTTTGATATCGTCCGGTCCTGCCACAATCAGCGCAAAGAGTTCTTTGTTTAAAGATAATTCTGGAGTAGCAATTACTCAGGGTATGGATTACTATTGTCCTAAAAATACTACTAATTCCATAATATCTAATAATCAAAAAATAGTTTATGATGGTACCACAATACAAACAGTAATGAGTAGTACAAACTCTAGCATATCTATACGAGATACCGTTAGTGGAAGAGAAACCGTATCGATACCACTTTATGATATGGCAAAACCAGATGTCAATGGAAATAGTACTTTGTTTCGTCCAAAACTAACTCATTTAGGCTATATTGATAGACAATTTATGTCCAATGGAGCGTTATACAATCCAGAGAACAATTTGAGTAATCGTAGTTTGGTATACAAGTATGCTATGAAAACTAATTCTTTTTTAGATGAGTCAGCAACTCTTAAGCCAGATCCATCTTTAGTAAAAGGAGAAGAAGCCGGTCCAGAATTAGATGCTATGGATTTGGTATTAAACGTAAGAGATACAGACAGCTTATTGTTGCCTGAGCCGTATGTAGAGAATCAGATGTCTTTTTATTGGGAAAAACTATCTGGCCCAGAAGAATGTGAATTTATAGAGAACAATGGAGGATTTACTAATACCGCTAGACCCTCCAATACTACTGCTAATAGTAGATATATACAGCTTAAAATTAAAAATTGTGGTAAATATATTCTACAATGTACTATTAATTCTCCCTTTGGAACATTTAAAAAACAAAAGACGATTTATGTCTATGATGGTGCTGATCTGATGGAGCAGCGATTTGCTATTAGTGGAGGAGGATATAGAGTAGCATATGTGAATAATCAGATGGTCAATCAATGGTATGACCAAAATACTCAAACATGGAGTCTTGTTCCAACCATAGCAGCGAATAACCCAGAATTTCAACCTATCTATATTAATAAAGACAATTTAAGAGTGAGATGTAGTAAATTTAATAGGGTTGCTATTAGTCAGATAGGTGCGGTATTTGTTCCAATTAGTACGGGTTTTACAGTTAGGGAATTTATTGGGATGATAGGATCAGTACCTGAAACAGAGGTTGTTAAATTAGATGAGCTGTATAAATTCTCAACAAAAAGAGCATTTACACAAACAGCCTCTGCAAATTTAAGCATAACTTATAATTTAGAATCTAACACAATAGCCAAAATTTCATCAATATATATTGAAAAAATACGAAGTAATATCTCTGGATGTGAACAGTGCTATAGTTTGTATGAGCCTAAATTACGAGCAGTAAAAACTATGGTATTTACCGGCGCTAGTAGAGTTAGGGCTGTTAGGTATAGTCGTATTAATAAAGCCCCAGAGGGTTTCTTGTTCTATAAATATAAAAGTCAGGCCGGACCAGGACTAATATCTGCTGCTACGATTGAGACGGTAAGTTTTGGATATCCAGATATAACAACAGCACAATCTCCACCCGTAAAAACATACGGAGGGTATAATAATAATGTTATTAATAGTTTTAATATTCAAAATAATATTAATAGCACTGTTTATAGCTCTACCATTCCTGGTTTATCAAGGCCAACATCAAATACTGGAGATTCTATATCGTTGGCTGCCGCACAACCATCAACACTCCCTCCTGTAACGGGTTTTCCTTTGGATGCGGTTAATGATCAAAGTTCAGCTAAGCACAAACTATGTTATCAACGACAATTGCCATATGTTGGCGGTGGGCCTATAACATTTAATAAAGGAGTTTTACACCCCAACAGCGGATGGATACCACATACCTCTAGTGATTATGCTATTCACGCTAATCGTAGTAGTGTTTTAAAATTTAATCCAGGAGCCAGAAGCACCTTTAGTTTTATTGGTCCAAAATTATCTAATATTAGCTCAACATCGGCAAATATTTCTGATAATGTTGTTGAGCCAAATACTTTGTCTAGCTCTGTTGAACTAAGAATAGCTCCAAATGTTCAATGGAACCCCGCATGCGAATGTGAAGCAAGTGAGGGGGCTGATATAGAACTGTATAACAATAATCAAAAGCATAAAGAGTCTATCGATACAACAACAAATAGATCATCTCATGGTTATAGATACTTGAACGGAGGACAACCAAAACCGATAGAACGAACAGCACTAACTAATGAAGCAACATATAATGATGAATTTGGAACAGATCAGGACGATGATACTTTTACGTATTCTTTTGCTGTAACCGGACCAGCATCAGTACCCAGCGAAGTTAATGGTAGCGACGGCAAAAAACATTTACGAATTCCAACGGTACAAGATTTTGGCATAAAAGATATTGAGGTCAAGCTAAATTTTTTGAACTATATCAATACTAAAAATCTCGTGATATGGCTTGAAGTTCAGCCTGATGGTACAGAGTTGCGGTCTCGCAAAGCGAATAACTTGGGAATATATCCTTCTCCAATAAGGGCTTCGCAAAAATTTTTAGATCAAACTATTCCATCTCCCATTGTTTCTGGAACTTCGTATCAACCAGGGTCGTCTTCTTCTCTACTATATAATAATATTCCCAATACTAAAATAGCAAATTATTTAGATGGTTTACTTAATGCTGAAAATGATGTTCCTGGTGGACCATTAAGGCTATTATTATTGAATCAAGAACATATAGAAAATAATGGATATAATTTTAGCGTTAAATTTACTGACAATGCTTCTAAATATAATGTTCTATATGATCAAAATATCGTAACTGGAACACCAGCAACTACAGCAACATTCTTTCCATTAAACCAGCTCGCAGACATAGATAAACAACAAAATATAATTAGACATAACGGAACAGTTAAACCATCCCTAGCAGCCAATTCATACTCTGATAGACAATCTTGTGAATTTAGTAAAGTCTTGCGAAATAATAGATTAAATATTACAGCAGCTAGTTTTAGCAAATTCAATACTAACACTTTATTTAGAAACACCCCTCCAGAAACTGGTCCTTGTTCAGAACGATCACCAAAACAAAAACAAGGAGACTTGAACGGTGCTACAAAATTCACTTTAAAAATAATGGTGCTAGATGAAACAGACGACCTGTCTCCTAATGATACTTTGATAAATAACCAATATCTAACAGGATTATCATCTTCATCAAAAACACAAAGCTCTACTGATATTTTCAACTCTTTGTGTAATTGGGAGCTGATACTACATGTCGGGGATGTTCCAAAGTTTGTTCCACATACTAATCCGAACTTGGCTTCTTATGGAAATTGTGATGTCTTATCTTTATTAGACTATGATAAAAATTTAAAATATCCAGGGTATAGCTTCATTGCTGATTTAACAAATTATCAACACTTATTGCCATTAGCAAATATTGACGCTCCAAATACTGCGATAGCAGATACTTCTTTATGCTTAACTAGCAAAAATGATCCAGTGGGCAGAGGTTTTGTTGTTAGGCCTGTAGAATTTCCTTCATATGCTATTGTACAGATTGTGGCGTCGTTGATACCATCTACTACTGGAACTCTTATAGGAACAGCCACAACCCCAGGATTAGGATATGGTCAAGGATTTAATGCTATTATTAGTTGGTTTGGAGAAAGTAGATTTTTAAGCAATCTAGAAGATTCTGGTAGACAAATTTTTACACAGTCATATACTAAATATCCGTTTGGGTCTTCGGAAAAAATTCTACTCAATGTCAAAAAACCAGACTCACTATGGTATTCATTAGAAGCGACTATAATGAAATATCATAATACTCCGATTCTTCAGTTAAAAAAACACAACTATGTTAAAGTTCAAAGAGGAGTCAGCAAATACGCCACAGAATTTGGTTTTGGTATAGTTAGTGAATATCAAGAACTAATAGATTTAAAGAATATACCAGAAATTTCCTTGTCTTGCGATGGAACTCTACCATTTCCAGCGGCTAGTATCACATATCCTACAACCAACTATGGTAATCGTATTATTAATTATGGAGATTTAGTTAATGTTACTGTTACTGGTTGTCCAGCTGGTACTGCTAGTAACGATGGTCTGTATGTTACACTAGATACTGGATGGACTAAAATTACTGATCAGTCCATAGAGAATCTAACAAAGTCAATCTCCTTTTTAAAACATAATTCAGTATTGTCTTATAGTAATAGCTTATTTTATAATGGATTAAATACAGACATAACAGCTTCTAAGGTTATAATTTGCCCTACTCGTATACCATATGATATATTTCTGGTTGGAGATACAGTAGAGTGCTATTCAAAAGACGATAGACTATTATCTTCTGGGGGCAGTATAACTACTGTTAATATCGTTAAAAAAGGACTAATAAATAAGAATAACAAACTATACTCTGTTTTTGTATTAAATGCCGCCATCACTAACCAAGACACTATCTCGCCCACTTCTGCAACAAATACATTACTAGTATACTCTAACAATACAACTAAAGAAAATAGAATTAGTAAGGATTATAATGCGTGGGGACTTGATTCTAATGGATATATTAAGGAAACTCCTCCATATGCTGGGTTTTCTGCTCATAGTGTTGGTTCTTACGGTAATATGTCTCCTTTTGTTAACAAGAATTTATTAGATAAAAATTTTAGATATAACTCACTACAGGCAGCACACAATATCTTAAATAATCATGAAAATGATAAAATTCAAAAAAATAAATTGATTGTATATAATTATAGTAATGGTTCTCTTTCTGGAATATCTGCTTTTTCTAATGATATGGCCTGTGGATTTTCGTATAATGAAAATGATTTATACGATAGTTCTATTTTTCAAACTAAAACTTCTAATGTAGCTATTGCTCCTGAAAACACAAGACAAGTGGATGGCGATTTTAGTAATTTGTCAGATAGTTTATTTGAGCAAATTAAAAATACAACAGGATACAATGAAACCAATTATTCTTTTATGTATGTTAGAACCTCATCCTCATCAACAAATCGTGCAGCTGCTACAATTCCATTATCAGGATACGTTACAATAGAGAACAATTATGAAGAGTACGTGCCTATTAAATTTGTAGACTTAACTAATATTATATCAAGATTAGCTACTATAGATACATTAAAGATACAGACAACACTAGAAAATATTGTTGGAGACGAGAGTCAAACTTCTACTATTCTTGCGTCTTCAAATATTAAATATATAGAAAAGCATATGAACAAGTTGGTCAAAGACGATCCTAGTAGTTGTCATAGACCCGGAGCTGTTATAGCTGATTGTCCAAAATTAAGAACCCAAACGAAACTCAATAAACTATATGTAGAGCGGACAGATCTGATTAAATTATTAGAGCAGCAAGCTGTTCAATCTGCGTCGATAACATATTTTGACGATTCTGGGAATAGACAAACAAGTACTGGCACAATTATTGCAGAGAGTAGTAGTTCTATCTCTTTAGACACTAGTGGAGGCATAACAAAAATTGCTAAATCTAGTATTATTAATACAGACACAGAATATGGCTTAGCTAGATCTTTTACAAGAAAAGACCTGTTAGCAGCAGACCATATGCATAAGGTATCGTCGGATATTTTACCCAAAATAGAACCAGTGATAACTACTAATACTGACAGTAGCATAAATATACAATATTCTGGGGTTAATCTTAATCATTATTGGATTAATATTGACCCAAAACAATCTTGTGTTTTAGATTTTACTAGTAATCCTAAAGTATTAGACTCTACAGAATATTTTTGTATAGAAGCCAATGTATCTAGCATGAATGCATTTGGTAGTACAGTGGTTGCAAATAATAACGTATGTCCAGATTTTGCTTCCAAAGAAAATGTTCCACAATTTCCAAGCGACGCTATCGGAGATGAGGGGTTTTCTTCGGCAGTATATAGGACATATAAATATACTATTCCTTTCAATACTGTTGAAAGAAACAAAACAGCATTGTCGCGTGAATATCCGGCGATTACTGGTTGGACTAAATATACCAAAGAAAGATTTTTTAATATAAACGCTGATAATAGCTTAGGCATTGGTGGAGCTGGGGATGAGACAACTGTACAGTCTAAAGAAACATATTGGATACCACTAATTAATAATACTCCAACCCATAATGATGGTTCGGCAGATACTCAGTCTGTTCCGGGAATCCCACAATGCCAAACTGATTCTCCTAGTCCTCCTGGGTTTGGTTTAATTGGTTCTGCATTTTCTGGAGGACTTGTGATTGGTGGAGGAAGGGTCGGAACTAGCACCAGAGTACAAAATATTTTCAATCTAGACGACATAACCTCTATTGATGTTCAAATTAAGAGAATACCAAGAATGTTAAGAGGTTGCGATATACTAGGAACAGTATATAGATATGGTAATCGCAACATATTTAGACAACAATCATCATCTAATCCTAGAGTACCTTTTGAAGTAGATGGAATTGGATTGAATGGACCAATAAATAACGGACTATACTGCTGGATTTGTCTGCAACAGAGACTATCAGATAATAGTCTAAGATACGCTCCCCTTCCTCCTTTTTTTCAACATCAAAACGAAATGATATTTAGGAGCTTTTTTGGTAGTATAGATAGGATAGAGAATAGAACAGATCTTATGGTACCCTATTACCCATGGGAGCTTATTCCTTATGAGTATTCAAGAAGTTGACAACTCTTGGTTTTGTACTTTTATTGAAGCTGGTTTAGACACTTATATATGTTCTAAATGTGGAACCAGAATAATGTCAGATGATGGACCACCCCCACTTATGTGCAGTATGCCTTCTGTCAAAACAGATCAAGAACAGTTAGCATCATTTTCCACAAAAGTTAAAAGCTTCATTAATGCAGCATCGGAGCATTTACAAAATGGAGCAAAACTCTGCTCTGATGAACAGATAGAACAAAGATATAGAATATGCCATGGTTGTGAGCATTTTATCAACTCTTCTTGCAATAAGTGTGGATGTCCTATTGTTCGCAATAAAAGATTTATCAGCAAACTATCTTGGGCTTCTTCCGAATGTCCAGTCGGCAAATGGGGGAAAGAGGATTAACTCTTCTTCCCCGCCTTGCCCTCTGCTTGATCTTTGGACCATTTATGCCAACCCTTGTTAGGCAGTATTGTTCCGTTATCATCTTTCCTCTTTGGAAATAATGTTCCACCCTTTTTGTGTTGACCAAAAGCAAGAATTGCTCCACAGTCTGCACAGCGAAGTTCATAATAATCATTACCTTCAACGTTTCTAACGATAAATCTTAAATTGGTTGAAGAACACAAGCCACACTTTTCTTCTGCAAAAATTTCTTGAATTACGGCTAGTTCCTTAAAAACTTCTTTTTGGCCAGAACCTTCTAATTCAAAGGTTAGTTTATCACTAGCTTTATATATTACTTTCATAACTATTTCCAATCTTTAGAATACCCAACAATACTATTCGATATCTCATTGGTGTTCTGCTGATACTTAGACAATAGCCTAATTACAGTTACAGCATCCTCATGAGAGATTCCGTAAATATTGTCAGTTGGTAGTTGATTATCTGAGAAAAGCCTCATTACATTAATATTAAGTCTCTGGGCCATAACGTCAATGAAATTAATCTGATTATTACTAATCTTAGAAACAGTGTTTAAATCAGGATTATCTTCAATTTCCTTAGATATTTCTTCAGCAGCAACTACTTTCCTGAGTCTCAATGCTCTACGAAGTGCCCTACCCTCTGCCCTAGTTTCAGCAACAGCTACCGGATGGTTGCGATATATCTTGTCGCAATTACCCCAATAAACGTCCGCAGCGCCGTCAACAGTCACAGTATTTAAATCCTGTGTGTCACTTGACTGGTTTTTTAAAAGATAGCTTATAGAATGAATAACGGTGGCTCTTTTTTCATTGTCTGGACTGGGGGCTTGAGCAACCGCACTGGTTGACGATATTACCTGACAATTTAAGGCCAATTCAAAAATACGACGCAAACCATCTGTAGTAGGATTGCCAGAAATTTTCTCATCATCAGATAAAAGACCTAGTACATAATCTGTCCATTCTAGATCGGTAATCTTAGGCAACGCTACAACATCACTTTCGGGAGTTGGTGCTACTTTGTTTTCTACTTCTTTGTCCTTGCTCTTATCAACCTTGGCCATCATAAATTAGTCCTCTATAGTTAGAATTAATGGTATTTTAGATTGCTCACAAGATTTAATTGCTTGTAATAATCTCTCTAAGATAATTGTTCCTCTAGCATTTGAAAAATCTTTTGTTTGTTTGATTCTGATCAGATGCCACCCCTTACCAGTGATTAGTCCTTCTTTCTTTTTATCGTACTTTATATTTCTGCTCAGAGATTGCTCTCCCCACACTGGCTCAAAATGAGAAGGGCCGTCAACCTCAATAGCTGTACCAATACTAGGCAGGAACAGGTCGATCTGCAACTTGGTGGTAACAAGAGACTGTTCCTTATGAAACTCCACATGTAAACCAGAAGATAGCAGGTTCTTTAGTAAGAATTTTTCTAATTTTGATCCAACTTTACTAGATTGTCTTATAGCAACAATAGCTGCTTGTTGCATATTTTCTTTTTGATTATGGTCTAATTTTTCCCAATTGGCTTTTGCTTTAGCTTTACGAGATTCTAATTCAGAAGCATCCAATGACTCCCATGAATTAAGAACACCCATACCAATTTTATTTTTAATTTCTAACGATCTCTCTTGACCCTTTGTGGGATGCTTGTGTTTTCCTGTATTTAGAGCATTTTTTTGAGCGTCTGACTTATTGCGAATTGTTATTTGAAATCTTTTAGCATCTCTTCTAACCTTATTTGCATAAGTTGACCATGCTGTAGCAATGTCAGCAAAGCTTTTATTCAATTCTTCATACCATGTTCTGATAATCTTCTCTTTTTCTTTATCAGATAAATTGTCATATATATTTTGAGAGTTCTTCATAAGTAAATTGCTCCACTGTGGCTATTGGGCGTTTCCAACACATAGAATATAGGTCGTTTAGAACTGGACTGGTTACAATTATATCAAGATTCTCTTGCTCATAAATAGATCTCCACTGTTCATACATTCCGGTATTGGTTTGTGTCCAATGGGTATCAGATGTAAATAGTATACGCTTGCTAATATTTGGGAATTGATTACTCAGAATAACACTAGGCATATCAAATAGTATTAGTTTTCCATCAAAAAACTGTGCTTGTTGAAGATGAAAAATTGGAACATTAAAAGTGTTACTTTTTTCCGAATAACTATTGAACACTACATGTTGCTGGTATGGGCGACGTTTAATAAATTGTTCTACAGTATTTAGAATACTGTCATAAGTCTTGTTATTTAAAAGCTTTATTAAGACAAATCCTATATCTTCATTCATAGTTTAAATAACTCTCTTAAAAATTTGTTATACGTAATA